GTCCGTTATTCACCGACGCATTGTTTTTCTGTCCGTTATTCGCCGACGCATTGTTTTTCTGTCCGTTATTCGCCGACGCATTGTTTTTCTGCCCGTTATTCGCCGACGCATTGTTTTTCTGCCCGTTATTCGCCGACGCATTCATTAGAACATTAGCCGAATCATTATTTCCTTGGGATAATGAACTGTTTATGGGGATTGGTGCTGGTATAGGTACTCGTAGTGCAAAAGTACCCTTCACTTTACGCTTGTGTACTTGCCCAAAGAAAATCCAATCTTCGTTTGCTTTTCTCTTTTTCAAGTGTACTTCGTATTGCTTCTTTTTTGTATCAGAAATCACAATACTTAAATTTGTCATTGTTTTACCAGAGTGCATTTCTTTTCCAAAAAGAAGCCCTGCATGATAGGGTGATTCTGCGTCTATTGAACTGTTTATTACGAAAGATGGAGGTTCTTTATAATTGGAAGCAAGAAGCGTGTATTTCATTATAACATACTTATAATTTTATCATGTATATTGAATAAGACATTATGAACAAAATTAGCAAAACGATCATTTTTGACGTGACAGGCATTCCTGTAATTGATATTGGATTATATCATCAGGCATTTTGTCACAAGTCAGCTACAAAAGAGCTGGGTCTTGAATTGTCAAATGAAAGGATTGAGTTCATCGGCGACGCTGTTCTCAATCTTATCGTGGGTACTTTTTTATTTGAACGTTTTGGATACGAAAATGAAGGATTTCTAACTCGCTTGCGTACAAAACTTGTCAGTGGAACCAACCTATGTATATGGGCTGAGCAGTTGAATCTATCTGAACTCATTGTTATGAATGACAAGGCTATGTCTAATGGATGGAATTCAAATCCTCGCATTCTAGAAGACACTTTTGAGTCGCTTATTGGTGCTATTTACCTTGATAATGGTAAAAGACTTGATGCACCGCAAAAGTTTCTTGATAAATTTCTCAATAATTTAGATTTTGAAGATGTAAAGAAAGATACAAATTATAAAGATATATTGATGCGATATACGCAGTCAAATAATCTATCAAACCCTGAGTATAAGTGCACCGAATTCAAGGACATTGAAAAAAATGAACGCAAGTTTTGTGTACAGGTGGTAATCAATAACAAGCTTCTGGCCGAAGGTTTCGAGAAAAATAAAAAGGCATCTGAACAAAAAGCGGCAATGAACGTCTTGAAATGTTTACAAATAATTCAAGTATAATAATGAGCGGATGTTATTCTGCAGGTGTGCTCTTGTATTCTCATAATACAAACGGAGAACTCATATTTTTACTAGGAAAAGACTATAGACAAAGATACAGCGACTTTGGTGGCAGATGTGATACCAATGATGCTACTCAACTAGACACAGCTTCAAGAGAATTTTATGAAGAAACTTGTGGTGTTATATTGGATATCACTATTATCAGGAATAAACTGAAAAAGTCCCCTATAATACATTCACTTTCATATCTTGGTAATCCCTACTACATGTACATGGTTCATATACCTTATTCTACAGAATATGTGAAAATGTTTCAATCGGTTAGACAATTCATACATTCTAAGAAGGTAGAGAAAAGATTTAAAGAAAAAACGTCACTCGATTGGTTTACAACAAGCAGTATACTGAATCAGAAAGATGACATACGGCAAGTGTTTTATAAGACATTTACGAAAAATATAGATATCATTCATCACGTAACAGCGCGTAAACTATTTAAGCATTAATTGATTTATATATAAATTAAGAGATGGCCAAGGTTGTTTTAGATAAAAGAGGGGATGATGATATGTTTTCTTTGTCTAGTTTTGGGGACGATATGTCCGATGACATTCAACTAAAAAAGAAGAAAAAATTTTCCAAACCAAAAGCACCATCATACAAGAAAACAACCGCGTCTCGTCCGCAACAACATAAAGCGCCGGTACAACATAAGGCACCAGTACAAGAACATATTGAAGATAACACATTCGAAATGTTTAGTAATCCACAAAAAGCAAAAATACCTGAAAATCCCCAAGGTGGATTTGAACAGGATTTAGACGATGAAGAAGATGAATCCGTTATGTCAAGTATTCCAGACGATTATAACGACGTTGGATACGATAACCAGAAACCATACGAGGAACAGCCAAGCCCAGGGTTTGCAACGATTGATGAAGAGAAACAGGATCTCATCTTCAAATTTCATCGTTTGGAAGAAAAGGGGTTCAAGGTGACTAAGAGATACAACATCGGAAGTGACATCATGGAAATGAGAACAGAGTTCAATAAAATTAAGCGTGATATAGAATTAAAAGGAAGTCTCAAATTTTCTCGTCGTATGCTTATGGCTTGTGTAAGTGGAATGGAATTTTTGAATAAAACATACGACCCTTTCACATTGGAATTGAATGGATGGTCTGAAAATGTGATGGAAAATCTTAACGATGGTGATTATGATAATGTATTCGAGAGACTTCATGACAAATATGCTGGAAAGGTAAACGCACCACCAGAAATGGAACTCATGCTCAGTCTCGCAGGAAGTGCGTTGATGTTCCATATCACAAGTTCTATGTTCAAAAACATGCCCGCAATGGGTGCGGATCCAAGTATGATGAGAAATATGGTTAAAAATATGGCTAAACAATCTGCTCCAGATCCAAATGGTGGGACAGAGGGTATGAAAGCGCCTATGGACTTTTCTAATATGCAAAATATGTTCAGCGCGTTTCAGCCTCCACAAACAAGTAGATTCCAAGAAGAACCGGTTCAACCACCAAATAGAGATATTGATGCGATGAGTGACGATTCTGCTGCACCATCGTCGATACTCAGCAGTGTACACAGCGAAATCAGAAATGTTGCTCTTTCTGAAGGTGGTGCATTGAACGGAAAGCGACGCGGGCGTAAATCAAAAATTGTGATGTCAAAAGATAATACAATCGAAATTTAAATCTCAAAATATAGTATACATAATACGCAATGATATATGCGACATTAGATGAAGCATGGGCGAAAAAACCGCGAGTGAAACGTATTACACATCACGAAAAAATGAAAAAGAAGCTTACAGAAAAATATGAATCGGAAAAAATAGTACTTAAAGACCCTGAAGTAATAGCATTATTGAAACACATGGATGATCCAGATGCATATGTTTTGGATCTCATCAAACCAAAGGGTGTGGTTGAATCTTTTGTTCCAAACATATTACCTAAAAAAGAATCAAAAAAAGAATCAAAAACTGATCGAGACGATGTTATTTATTTCCTATACTTTCTCACTTTGTTAGTTTTGCTTTATTAACCCCATCGCAAGCTCCAATGCATTTACAGGTGTATTCTTATTTCTTTGAAGCTTCTTCTCAGACGCCGCTTCAAAGCCTTTATTCGCATTCTCTTGTGACACACAAGAAATATTCGTGTTTTTCTCTATAAGGGGATTTAATTTAATCATAGGAACTGGAAGATATACATACATTTCGTTATTCATCTTGAACTCTTCAATGGACATGTGTCCTCCGAATGCTTCAAGACATTCTCTATGCGGAGCCTCTTTCACTGGTTCAAATAAATTCATATGTCGGCGCATCATAGTGATTAAGCTAAATTTATTAAACTTAATATCATCTTTAGAATACACTACATATGCTTTCATGCATTCCCAACTACAATAGTGTCCCGTAGTTTCAAATGTACTATTGTAATAGTTTACGGGTAAACACAAATCTTGTCCTTCTGGACACGAATGAGAACAGTGAAAGCATAGCATTGTATTAACATATATGTAAAATGTTTTGTTTAAATTGTTTAATCTAAATATTGTTTAAAATAATGGACGATCAGATGAGTACCCCTATATCGTCTATTTACCCCCCCGCACAACAACAGCAAGCCGATATGTTTCCCCCTCTTCCTCAGGTCCAATCAAATAATCATCCTCAGGCCGCGATTTACAATCAGATGCAACAACACATGCAACAACAAGAACCGGAAGTAAAAGTACCAATCATAAAAGAAGAAAATGATATGGATAAAACACAACAAGAATTGATGTTTTTATTCGTCATCATTCTTGTCATCTCTTCTGAACCAGTACAAAGGCAACTCATGACTTCATTCCCGGCTTTGTTTAGCGATGCTAAATCATCTATTGTTGCAAGTGCCATCAATGCCGGTGTCATATGTGGCCTATTCTATGCTCTTCGTCATATCAAAATAACAGTTTAAGAAATCGCCCAGTGATATATGTATATTCGATATGAAGGTCGAAAAAAAACAAGATGTATTACAAAGAAATTTGCTCAAATTCTATTCTATTGATGCAAACATGAAAAAACTTTTTCAACTTATTGCTTCAAAAAGTTCAGACGTTTCACTTCGGGAGTGGGACTATCTTTGTACACATTACGCAAAAAAACAAAATGTTCTTTATTACACTTCGAAAAAGGAAATGGTAAATCTCAATCTTCAATACAGATCACAACTAAAGGCCTATTCTAAAGCTAATTTTGACCCATTCAAAAGGCACAATCGCATAGTTATTCCTTGTAAGTATACACCAACCAGTACCCTTGAAACGACTTGTGGACAATTATGTTTCTTCAAGTTTGTCATAGAAAAAGATATGTATGATTGGTTAAAACGCGGGAAAAATCTTACAGAACTGAGAAATGATATGAATCAGTACACTAAAGGGAAGAAAGCAATGATAGTTACACAAGAAAAAAAACGACAGGTACAGAAAACAAACAAACAAATCAATCGTCATGATATCAAAATAACTGTGGTTTTTTAGAAAAAATAGTTTTCAATATACTATAATGAATTTGATGAACCACGATCTCCTCCCAATAGGAACCGCGACTCTTTCTTTCGTTGGATATGTCATGTACATGAAACAATCCCAACCAGAAGAGGATAATGACTACCAAACCGCACTTAAAATAGCCGTTGGTGTAGCACTATTGACTTATCTCGTACAAAAAGCAATTGAACAACGCGAACAATCATCCGTATCATCTGGTGATACAGATGTTATACTGGAAGGACCTTTCACTAAGGCTGAATAATTTATTTATTTTTTACAATTTTTAAAGACTGAGACGTAGTTTCTTCTCGAGCATTCATTATATGACTCGTCGCTTCTACAGCAGGATGATCACATTCGTGTTTTTTCGACACGAAAAATGATTCGAGATTTGTTTGTACGAACTCTGGCTTGAGAGATTCGTATCTCACAGTAGTCTTCAAAACGAGCGCATCCCCGTTTTGAAGTTTACACGCGTCAACATTACTTTCATTCATCATGTGAATAATAGCTTCGCTAAGAGTCTTTTTATTTTGATTCAAGTCCTTTGTCTCCTTCATTAGCTCTGATAATTTTTGAGATACGTCAAGATACTCGGTCACAAACTGCTTTAAATCGGTCATACTTGTTCTTATAAATAAAAGAATGTTTTATCTTTAAACGTACAATATCTTAAACTTTGTATAAATCTGTTCTATTTTATTAGTATCGTTCGTTTTTATCGTAGACAAGTTCTGTGCTCGATTCGTATCTTTTGTATATTCAAGATCAACATCTTGATGCGAACCACCCTTACACGCAGATGCTACGATATCCATTTTCATCACAACTAGATTATACGCGCGTTTCTCCATGAACTTCAATACCTTCTTGATAAATTCATGCTTTGCAAATGTTTGAATCTTATTGTCTTCCAAACATTGAAATGTATTATTTCTGCGATTGAATACAATATTATCTCTATCTTTTGTATATATCAATACGAGTGATGCAATCCCTTGATATGCTGGATACGCCATTTCAAGATGTGTTATCAATTCATCATCTGTAATGTTCTTATCTTGTGCATTCAAGACATCAAAGACAGGTGTAGTTATTCTACAAAATTCTTGTGAAGTACTCACACCTCGGCTACCAGATGTTCCATTTGATATAATATTTAACTGTTGACTGTTCGCTTGCTTCAAATGCAAATTAAAATCTTTTACATCCGTGTATTGTTCATCTTTCATTTTGAGCCGATCTTCTAACATCCGAATATGTTCATCCTTCATTTCAATTCGTTGCATCAATAAATTACAATGTTCGCACATGATTATGAAATTAACATGATATAATATTCTTATATCATTATCCCGTGAAAACGATCGAAAATCTTGACGCGCCATTTTTATGTGCTGGTATACTGAATGTTACTTCCTCGTTTCCTATAATATTTGTTTTTCCGTTAATAATATGTGTTCCGATCGATGTACCCTCGCGAGTAATCACCAATTTTGAAACCTTGACTCCATTTCCGCCATCAACACGGAGACGAACATCGCTAGGGTTTAAATACCTTCCAATCGACGTCAAATACAAATTGAAAGTTATTCTGTTCATATAATCATATCCATTTACATACGTAGAAAACTCTTTTCCGTTCTCAATAAATGTTACATACACTCTCTCTCCTGATTCTGCGAATCCTTCTTTCTTATTTTGTATTTGATTGCCATTTATGTCATACATCTCAAACCCATCCGCATACGCGTAGCTTACTTCATAACCAATATCCTCCAACATACCTACAGAAATTGAACTTAACGGCTCAATCTCTGCATCAATTTCGGCCCATCCTGTCATTAATTCTTTATCCAATCCCGGAAGAGAATGGTTATGCCCGTCCACATATCCAACTCTATTGTCAAGAGACACGTTAGGTTCTAAACCCTCTTCAGTATGATACCCAGCTGTACCATTACCACCATCATCTTCTATTGGCAGAAATGGAATTTTGTCATTTCTACATACCTTTCTATATTCACGTAAGCCAGCAGAACCTATATATTGCCCATCATTATTCAATAATCCATTAACATTCCACATTGTACCAATCCCTAAAATATGCCCCATTTCGTGCAATACAGTATAATATCCATTCGTAAGTCCATCCCTCTTTTTTGCGGCTTTTTGTTGTTCCCAATTCTTTGTACTTAATATCATCAATCCTCTCGTTGGAATGTATTTGCCAGCGACATGTGAATATTTCATAACACCAGCTTGGCCCAATATATTATCAGCAAGATTACTATCAAATGTTATTTGCATTGTTATATCATATTCATTTGTAGATGTTTTACCGGTGATAATTTGTTCCCATCGTTTGGCAGCCATATTCACAATATCATGATCTTCAGGGCTGCCACCCGTGATAATTACTTTAATTTTAAATTTTGATGATTCCTTCTTCCATAACCATAAATCTCGTAATGTTAACTTTTCATCTCCGTCAATATCCAACATCTCGCCTAAAGGCGGGGTTTCATCGAACACGATTTTTCGCCTAATGAGCGATATCTCGTTTTCATATAACATACTTAATATAAGACAACATAATATGATTCATATGAAATATCCCACGCTTTACATCATCGACTCCAAGCACAAAAACAGACAATGGGTCCTCGCTGTTACTGATACTCCTGAAGGTGTTTGTATTTCCCGTACTTACGGCGTTGTTGATGGTAAACAAATCACCGTCAATACCTTGGTTGTATCAGGTAAAAATATCGGCAAAGCCAATGAAACTACCCCTTGGGAGCAGGCGATTAAACAAGCCAGCGCATTGTTTGCGAAACAATCTGAAGATCACGGGTATTCCGAAACCCCCGATGATAACAATATGATCATCAAACCGATGCTTGCGCATACATACTTTGATAAAAACGGAAACCCGGATAAAAACAAAGATAAACATATCCATGTACCATTCTATATGCAACCTAAACTCGATGGTGTTCGTATGCTCGTTGGGAAAAATCTCGATGGAACACATGTTGTCATGTCTCGTACAGGCAAACCTATGTACAATATGGAGCACATTACAAGTGAACTTTTCCCCCTGCTAGATATGGGGGAATTCATTGATGGAGAAAATTTCACTTTCGATTTGACTTTCGAGGAAATCACAGGTATTTGTAGGACGTCAAAGGAAAAGCACGCTGAAAATAAGCAATGCACGGCCATCCAGTTTCACGCATTTGATACATTTCGCCTTTCACGAATGGATGTTCCCTTCAATCAACGGATGGAACGTCTCGAAGAATTGACGCATAAAACACACAATACAATCCGCGTTGACACCATCACCGTCACTTCAAAAAGTGACATCAAAGATATCCTCGGAGAATACCTTCAGAAAGGGTATGAAGGTGGTATGATTAGAAACCCGAGTGGTGGATACAAGCTGGATGCTCGAAGCAATGATCTTCAAAAAGTGAAATATTTTGTGACTGAAGAATTCACTATTTGCGGTTTTATAGAAGCCGATGGGAGGGATAAGGGTACGGTCATATGGGAATGTGAAAATGAAAAGGGAAAATTCAAGGTTCGCCCCCGTGGTTCTATTGAAGTTCGCAAAGAATGGTTTACGAATGGGAAGAAATACATCGGAAAACAACTAACTGTGCAATACCAAAACTTGACAGAACATGGTTTCCCTCGATTCCCGGTTGGCATCGCCATTAGAGATTATGAATAATGTCGATGACGTTGTTTTACAAAAAGTTCGTTGCTAATGAAAGCAAAGCATTTGAAGCAATGCATTGCGGTTACGGTAAAGCCTAAGTATTACACATAGGGCAAATGTATGATTTTTTGAACCATTCTGTCACACAACCTTCGTGAAACATGTGATTGCATTTCTCAAGTATAGCAATCTGCGAATTTATATCGTATTTTTCAATGCAAATTGCGCAACTTTCGTGAGAAGTATTTTCACTTTTATTAATTGTTTCGTACATACCACATCGTACAATGATTGGTGGTAATACCGGTTCATAATCTACGTTATTTACATTATTTATTGATGGTAAAGTCAATTGCCTGTCTGTATTAACGAAGGGACAACATATTTTTAATAGCATGAAGACGCCATATCCTGCGGACACAAGTATCATTAGAAATATGAAGTCGAGCAACATATAATATATATGTTTTTTTGCTTTTAAATTCAATGCGTTTATTTTTATATATTAGTAGTAATTAAATGACAATTGCACTTAAACCAGAATTTATTTTAAACCCAAACGTATTCCAAGGCGAATTAAAAGATTGTTTCGATGAAAACAAAATGTTTAAAAAAGGGCGAACTGCAAAGAAATGCATGCAACTTAAATCTGTGTACACGGCTTATACAAAGGCGTTAACTCCTGAGAAGAAAGTGAAACCAGTTGTTAAGAAGAAAGAGGAGGTGGTGAAGAAGGCGGCCCAGAAGGCAAAGAAGGCGGCGGCGGCGGCGGCGGAGAAGAATTACCGGGCGGCAGAGAAGGCGGCGGATAAGGAGTACCTGGTGGCGCAGAAGGCGAAGAAGGCGGCCCAGAAGGCGGCGGCGGCGGATAAATTAGCGAGACATATGCTTACTAGAATTGAATCAATCATGAAAAATGCCGATGGGAACCGATACGACCCATATACGACCCTTAAAAAAACATATAACAAAGCAAAAATGACACCTGGTCAGAAACTTCGATTTATCAAAAGATTTGTTTCTACAGTTAGCTATTCGGATATTGGTTATTAATATTCACACAGTTAAGAATAACTTTTCGATATAATTTATCCAACCTACTTGGTGGATTGTTGTTTACAGGACGATTCTTTGAACTAAATGCTGTGCCTTCGGCATGCGAACTTTGTTCTCCGGTATTATTCTTTATGGAGATTTTGAAGAACCGAAGTGATATCTTTTCTTATTACAAAACTAATGAACTAGGTGCTCAGTGAATATTTTACTTTTTAACATGTATTTGACAAATAATCTAAGTCAAATTTGTATCTATATATTTGACAATATCACTCACACAATATAATCTGCAATCCCTGGCAAATATGACTTCATCGTAATTCATAAACTTTTGTCTCGCCCTATGTTTATGACCGTTTCTATCAAAACCTGTCTTAAACATATTGAGAGCATATTCTTTCGATGTTGCATCTGTGTAACCTTTCATTTTCAAGAAAAGTATCCGTAATACCAGACTTTTTTTATCGATCCTATCGTACTTTTCATACTGCTCGAGCGCATTGAGTAAATATTTAGACATCGACATTTTTTGCTTTGATATATTTTCTTTGCGTGAAAAATCTTGTCCCACAGTCAAATATTGACAAAGGGTTCTGAGAGATCGATACAAATCACCGTGTTTGTCATTCGCATAACCGATGTTAACCAGTTCCAGCCTTATTTCATCTGCAAGTTTAATATTTTGACTAGAATTTGCATATTTTATAAAATTGCTTTTCATATATGACTTCAATACGCGAATGTAAGTACCACTTTTGTAATGTTTTGTCATCCATGTTTCAAACTTAGACATGATATACACATTATCTAACCGTTCTTTAGGTAACACAAGACCTGTTAACAACTTTCGAACCAAAATTACAAGATTTTACAAAATCACATCATCGTATAAATTCTTGGGAAACTGTACACCTAAAGAACACTCATTTGTTTAGTAAGTAACGCAACCATGACCACAATCGATCACATCAACATTGAAAACAACTCGAGAAATGATGATCTCGTCTCCAATAATTTTATTCTGTTCGAGGAAATCGTTCTCAAGAAGGGATACAAGGAAAGATATCTGACCTACACGGAAAACAGACACTTTCATCGATATATCGAACCGGATAAGTACGACCCCAAAAACGAAAATTACACGTTAGATTACCAGACCGTTGAAAACAACGTAAAAGGGTATTTTGATGGTTACACCAAAGTTCTTGATCATCCTCGGAAATACTTGACAAGTGACGGTAAAAAAGTACAAGTATGCTCGCTGTACCGTTCTGATGTGGATGAAAAACACGACATGCTTATGAACGACGGATGGGTTGTCATCCAACCAATTTACTCCACGCAAGCACGCACGTATATGCGATTCGTGAATATTGTCATCAGGCGCCTTCAAATAAAGGAAGATATCCTTAATATGAAGATTGCGTATTATAAAGATCAGTATATGGAAGGAAATTCAATGGAGACATCCGAAAAAATCATACAAATAGAACAAAATCAAAAAATGGTTATCAAAACGTACGCACAACTTGAAGACGTACGCAGAAGGATATCTTTGATGAAAGCTGATGACGAACAAACAGACATCTCTAGATTGCTCATCATCGTTTAAACATAGCGTTAGTATTTTAATAATGAACAATACATCGATTATTGAAAAAGTACATGTCCAAGATGTGTATTCAGAAATTGCGCGCGATTTCTCCCGAACCCGTCATACTGTATGGCCCCGTGTACAGTCATTCAGTGATACGATCCCCATGTCAAAATCATGTCTTGAAATAGGTTGCGGTAATGGTAAAAATATGATACCCATCGATGCTCGTGATATTACATGTATTGGTGTTGATACTTGCCATGAATTTATAGATATTTGCAAGAATCAACGGCTTGATGTGTTGTATGCTGATTGTTGCAAACTTCCGTTTACAAATGGAGTCTTCGATTATGCTATGTCTATAGCTGTTTTCCACCATTTGTCTACACAATATAGAAGGGAATCTGCTCTCAAAGAAATGGTACGTATCCTCAGTCCCAATGGAAAGGGTCTCATATCTCTGTGGTCAGTTGAAAATCAAACTGATAAAACATTTACGGCTGGTGACAACCTCGTTTCATGGAATTATAAAGGGGAAGAATTTCATAGATACTATCATATTTATACGCGTGATATGGTACAACGTTTTTTACTTTGTGTCATGGATAATTTAAAATATTATGAAATTAACAACCATTGTGGGAATTGGTACATTGCTTTTACAAAATGTTAAACATCACCATAAACGCTGTGACATACTTGATTCTCTCTATTAAATCATTCTCGGCTTCTAAACATGATATTACTAATGATACAGTTACTTCGGGTGATAATATATTATCCGAGCTCACAATATCATGCGCCACTTGCGCATCTTGAATTCGCAATACCACTTGTCTTTTATTTTTCTTCAAGTGAACTAAAGCTCTCTTTCTGGTATATGGTGACGTATAAATTTTCCTGATAATAACAAAACTTCCATCCACTTGTCTTTTATTTTTCTTCAAGTGAACTAAAGCTCTCTTTCTGGTATATGGTGACGTATAAATTTTCCTGATAATAACAAAACTTCCATGTGTCGATAAAATCATTCAACACCCCTTTATATAATCAACCGATTTTATTTTTATATCAGTTGAAGAATGGCGATGAAATATATAATCACCTAAAGAACCGAACGTTATATGTTATAAAAAAGTATCTAAAGAATTGGTTTCTATTATATATAAGCAATCAATCGTCATGGCATCTAGGGCTAACGAATACAAAAAGCATACTCCTCTTGAGCATATTCTCGCTCGCCCCGATACCTATGTGGGTTCGGTAGAACCAGAGACGGAAAAGCAATGGGTATTCAATGACGCAAACTGTAAAATGGAACAAAAATCAATTACATACGTCCCGGGTCTGTATAAAATTTATGATGAAATTCTTGTAAATGCAATCGATCAATGCACGATGGACACTACCATCGATGCTATCACCATTGATGTCGACAAAGAAAATGGAAGTATTTGTGTCATGAATACCGGTAAAGGCATTCCAGTGGAGGTACACCCTGAGTACAAGATTTATATTCCAGAACTCATCTTTGGCGAACTTTTGACGAGTTCTAATTACGACGATACCAAGGAACGCACCACGGGGGGGAGGAATGGTTATGGTGCTAAACTCGCAAATATCTTTAGCAAAACTTTCACTGTTGAGACTCAAGATGTCCAAAACGGACTCCATTACATTCAAACGTTTTCTGATAATATGCGCAAAAAAGAAAAGGCTAAAATTACTAAAAAAAAATCACAAAAAGGGTTCGCAAAATTTACTTTCACCCCCGATCTGTCCCGTTTTGGGTTGAAGGAATTCACTGATGATATGGTGGCATTGTTCCAAAAACGCGCATACGACGCATGTGCGTGCACCCCTTCAAAAGTTAAGGTATCGTATAATGGTGAACAAATCAACGTCAAAACCTTTGAAAAATACGTTGATTTATACATCGGCGCCAAGACAGAAACACCGCGAGTTCACGAGGTCAGCAAATGTGGTCGTTGGGAGGTGGTCGTGGCTATGAGCCCCGATAACTACAAACAGGTATCCTTCGTCAATGGTATCAGCACAATTCAAGGTGGCACCCACGTCGAATCTATCAATAGACAAATTATCAATAAGGTTACCGATTATATTCAAGCAAGACACAAACAATTGACCGTTAAACCCCAGTTCATCCGCGATCACCTCTTTGTCTTTGTCAAGGCAGTGCTCATCAATCCTACGTTTTCAAGTCAGACGAAGGTGGAGTGTACCAGCAAAGCAAACTCTTTCGGTTCTAAGATGGACATCGATGATGAATACATCAAAAAGATCGGTAAGCTTGGTATCATCAACGAAGCTATTGCACTGGCAAAGCACAAAGAAATGCGGGAACTCAACAAGACCGATGGCAAAAAGCGCCTGACACTGAAAGATGTTCCTAAACTTGACGACGCAAACAAAGCGGGTAGTATCAAGAGTAACAAATGTACCCTCATTCTTACAGAGGGTGACTCCGCAAAAACATTCGCCATCAGCGGGTTGTCCGTTGTTGGACGCGATTTCTATGGTGTCTTCCCTCTGCGCGGTAAGATGCTTAATGTTCGAGAAGCTACTGCTAAACAGTTGCTAGAAAATGCGGAGGTCAATGCCATCAAAAAAATTATGGGGCTTCAACACGGAAAAGTGTATAATGATACCTCAGAACTCCGATATGGTAATATCATGGTCATCACAGATGCGGATGCTGACGGTAGTCATATCAAAGGACTCCTCTTCAACTTTATTCATCATTTCTGGCCATCTCTGATGAAGATACAACCTAACTTTGTGCGATCTATGATCACACCAATTGTCAAAGCAACAAAGGGAAGCGAAAAGAAAGAGTTCTATTCTATGAAAGATTATAATGAGTGGAAGGCTGGTGGAACGCAAGGGTGGAATGTGAAATATTATAAGGGACTTGGGACAAGTACGTCCGCAGAAGCAAAAGAATATTTCAAAAATCTCGGTAAAAACGTCGTAGAATACAGGAACGATGATACGTCAGACGCATCAATCGAGCTTGCTTTCAAAAAGACAATGACAGATGAACGTAAAAGTTGGATCTTAAAAAGTATTCTGAATAATGAGACGATTCCTCACGACCAGAAACGCATTCCATATTCCGATTTCATTCACAAAGATCTCGTATGGTTCAGTATTGCTGACAACATTCGTAGCATCCCCTGTGTAGTTGATGGTCTCAAACCATCTCAGCGCAAAGTCTTGCACGCTTGTCGAATGCGACAAAACACTGAAATCAAAGTATCCCAGTTGGCCGGTTTCGTGAGCACGAAAACCAGCTATCATCACGGCGAGGCATCTCTGATGGGCACAATCATCAACATGGCTCAAAACTTCGTGGGCTCTAATACATATAACTTGTTGCAACCAAGGGGTCAGTTTGGCTCAAGACTTATGGGTGGTAAGGATGCGGCGAGTCCAAGGTATATCTTCACGCGATTGAGTGAACACGCATCCAGATTGTTTGTCAAGGCCGACGACCCAATCCTCGAATACCTCGATGATGATGGGCAAAAAATTGAACCTAAGTTTTTTGTACCTATCATGCCCCTCATCCTAATCAACGGCGGTGAAGGTATCGGTACTGGTTATAGCTCATCTGTACCATGCTACAACCCCGACGATATCAAGAAAATGGTTATCGGTATGTTGAATGGGAATATAGAAGGTAATGACATTCATCCCTGGTACCCAAAATTCAAAGGTACTATTACGCCTACTGGAGATGGCACATATCAAGTCACGGGGTGTTATAATCTCAAAGCTGGTACCCTGGAAATCACAGAACTTCCTATTGGTAAATGGACAAACGATTACAAAGAATTCTTGGATTCCCTCGTAGACAACAAGATTGTGAACTATGAAAATCACAGCACTGAAGATACCGTGTATTTCAAGATTCGTATGAACACCGCCCAGTTGTCACATGAAAAGATTTTGAAAGATTTCAAGCTCACTGGTTCTATCAATACTACAAATATGCATCTCTTTGATGCTAAAGGAAATATCAAAAAGTATCGTTCCCCTAGAGAAATCGTGAAGGATTTTGTCGATGTGCGCCTACATCATTACGATGTGCGAAAGAAATACCAACTGAAAAAGATGTCAGTTGACCTCAATATTTTGACTCAAAAAATTACCTTCATTCGTCTCATTGTTAACGAAGAACTCGTGATTTACAAGAAGAAAAAGGATGTCATCATGTCTGAACTCAAGAAGAGAAAGTTTAGTATGGTTGATGGAGGATACGACTACCTGCTCAAGATGGAATTGTACAATCTGACTGATGAAAAAATTAACGAACTTGACACAGCGCACAAAAAAATAAAACTCGCTCTTGATACCCTTGAGAAAACATCTATTCAAGACATATGGATGCAAGACCTCGCATAAACATATAACAATAATATATCGATTATAGTATCAGACTATGGATTTTGATTATAATTCAAGTAAACCCGTAGCAGTAGTGATGTTCGCAACATTGTTAGAATTTTATATATATACACACTATGAATTGGAATTTATCGAACTCAAACCTATCGCTCTCGTGTTTCCTGCATGTATGGGGATAATAAGCATCTTTTTAGACCCCGATATCATCATCGCCCTCAATATGGTCTACCTCTTATTTTGCATCACACTCCTACATTTCCCCTATTGGGAATTCATCATGCTACACCCATTTGTATGGTCTGTTATACATAAGTCTGAAGTCATCCCAACCCAATACTATCACCCAATTCTCACCCTTAGACACGTCTCTTACACGTTGCAACGATTAACACCTAAAAAGATTCATTGGCAAATTTCCATCGCATTATCTGGCGGTGTATACGTTATGTATGATCACTTATTCAAGTACCTAGATGAAACATACAAAACACATATTGATGCCGTGACATTCTTGACTAACGTTTTCATGAATATATGTTTTATGATTTTATGGGTTGGTTCCCCCGTACACGGGGTCACTACACAAGGTTTGATAGACTGCATCACCGCCGTCAGCCTCGTCGTATTGTATAGATTTGTGCGCCCCCTCTATGCCCGTAGTATTATTAACAGTGCCGGATACATACTTCCATATTTCTTCAACATGCCTTACATGGTATCTATCAATCAGTGTATGACCCTCGCAATAAAAGAAGAATTATACACACAAATAGATATTCAACCAGTGTTGCGTTTCATCGAACACGCCGTTGGGTTTGCAGTTGGGTACAGTGTGTCTCAATTTGATATACCTTATGCTGAATACATAGCTATCGGTGGACTTATTGTATCACAATGTGGTTTAAGGTATTATAAAAATGATCAACTCGGCGAAGATTGTAGATGCCAAAATGTAGTTTAATTCCGTCGTATATAATACATGACACTTGGACCAAAGGTTCAATTATATACCAAAAATGGAAACCCCAAGAAATACGAAGGCTTGCGCAGAACATCATCTGGTCAGATTAACGTTGGTATAATCATCCCTAATCTCACAATTCGGAAGGTTGTCGCTACAGGTAAGGGTAAAGGGAAGACCGTGATGAACAAGCCGATCACCAGCGCGTCGGATAAAGAAGAATTTGTGTACGCTGGGGTCGCAGTGAAATATTTGATCGACATGGAGTGGTTTGATCTCGCGAAAGATAAGATTAAAAAAATCAGATTTGGGAAATTTCAAGACATCTTCTTCCAGACATGGAAGACCAACCACTTTTTGAACTTCTTGAGACACTTCTTGAGTACCGACAAACAGTTCAAGAATACTTTCAAGGGATTACAACGAAGTTCGCTCATAGATCTCGTCGTGAATTACTCAAAGGCTTGATTTCTTTGCGCGTATATACATAACAAAATAAAGTAAAGAACCAAGCCAAGCTAACACGTTGACAAACATTGATGAACACACAGCTATACCGCAGTCATTATTTGGTAATGTAAAATAATAAACCACCTAAAGAACACTAATACATTAAGTATAACATTCGTGACATCATGTATCACAACACGCTTTGCAACGACTTCCTTTCCGATTTTACCACCACGTTCCCCGATAAGGGTCGTGCTGATATCGTCGCAGTGGAACAATTCCTTCAAAAATATAAAATCCTTATCGAACGCTGTACCGATTTGACCATCCCCGAACTCGACCCATACAACTGCGTCGATTTTAAGCGTAGAATCCAAACATGTAAAACCATCTGCAAAGTCGCGAAAGAATACATACAAACTACGGTGTCATCCTTTAAAATCGTTTAAGATTTCCTGAACTGTATAGTATATGAAGGAATTCGAATACGATGGTCATCGTATCTTGCTCGGAAAAGATAGATCCGATAACGTACAATTGTTGAAAAACTTCGGTCACACTGACTATACGTTCATGCACCTCAAATCGTATCCATCTTCACATGTTATCATCATGACTAACACACCGTCTGATGAAACTCTTGAATTCGCCGCCCAGGCTTGTAAACAACAGAGTAAATATAAGAACCTCAGGGGGGTTAAGGCTATCTATACCGCGTACTCCAATGTCAGAAAGACAGACGTACCCGGTGCAGTAGTTTTCAAAAGCAACAGAAAAGTTAAAAATATCACCATCCCTAAACTACCGACTGTTCCTTAGCCCGTTTTTCACGTACTTCAACACATCGGATCTCCTCTCTACATCTAATGCATCCATTGCTGTTAACTGCTTTTGACACGCATCTTTCTTAGGGATTCCGTGCACCACATCTTCCATCCGTATCAATGACGCTGATACCGTGTCTAGTCCGCTGAATGCTGTCTTGTTTTCTCCCATCGCATCCTCTAACCTATATATCATCCGCTTCGCACATTCCTCCAATACCGTATCCAATACCAATTTCAAAAATCTTCCGTCCTCGTATACATCCACGTAATTCCCTCTGATGTTTTTAACTTGTAAATTCTTGTGTTCCCCGCGATGGGCCACCGTCGGAAACTCCGAAAAGAATGTCAATGGCTGCTCCGATCCCACACACTTTCTCACTATATCCGCTATCATCTCGGGTGTCATGTGCGCGTATGTCTCATTCGACCAATTCACGATGTTTATGTTATTCGTGATGTTGTTCGTTATGTTGTTATTTATTGTTACGTTGTTTATGTTCTTAGCATCTTGTTCAGGTTCAGTTGATTTGCACTTGACGTTTTTAATATGGGCATATTTAGCATTTCTATGAGAAAACCATTTTAAGCATGTAGGGCATTGTAAAGTATGACAACCTTTACATTTTTCAACGTGCTTTTCACAAGCACTTCGATTAAAAAATCTTTTTTCGCATTTAGTACAAACGTGATTCTTTTTTCTTCCGTTTGTATTCGGTGTGTCTTCGATTGTAATTGGTGTATCGTTATTAGTGTTTGGTGTTTTTTGGTGTTCTTTTACAACTTCTTGGTATACCACATTTTTAGAAGGGGGATTCGTAAAACAAGGTATTTTTCTTGTTAAATGTTTTTCTAAAAAACAAGGGTATGTAAACGTTTTACCACAATGATCACAACTTAGCATTATATTATGACATATAAAATCATCCTTAAGTTTAAACGATTTGAATTTTTACAATTGACGATCCATTTGCGTTTTTTGCGCGTCTGCAATACTGCGATGTATCAAGTGACACTTTTTGTGCTATAACTGGAGATGTAAAATGGTTTCTTGGATCTAACCCAAACCATTTGCGTTTGATGTACACCGATGTCATTTGGTGTATGTTTTCAATTGCTTTTTGTGTCTCAAATGTTTGTTTTTGATGTACGTCGTTTGCATATAGTGTATTTATTTTATCAATCCAAATAATCTTTTTTGTGAAGGTAATTTCATACAACAATATTTTTTTCTTGATAAATGTTTTTAAAAAAAATATGGATATTTAAAATACTTATTAAAATGTTATCAGTTTATCATAGTAATATTATGATATATATATATAATATTTTTCTTGAATGAATTAAAAATGTAAAATTCAATATAATTATAACAAATCTAAAATACTATACTAACTTATGATATTTTAAAATAATTATAAACTATTATACTTTATATATATTTAGAGATAGAGAGGGAGAGAGAGAGACATGAAAAAAGAAACATGAAAAAAGAAACATGAATCATTGAAAGAAAAAAGAAGGATATCTGATAAAATAATCAAGTCTTGTCACGCGTTGTTGAGAATCATAATCGATATACTCGGCTCTCAGTTGTGATTCATAAGCGGTGCTATACAACCCTCTGGTGTGTATATAGTGTAATGCCGCGCGAACACATGGTTCATAATCACCGGTAGACATTGCCAGTTGAACGAGACCGTTAATACCTTTGATATCATTACGCGAAAGGAGTTCTTTGCTGACGAGGAATTGAGAAGGGGGCTTTTCGTCGAATACATGATAGCACGACAGTTGATGAACGGGGTTCAACTTAGAAAATACAACGCGGAGAACGTCTTGGTTCATGGTTTCATATAATAGAACTGTTTTTGTTTGTTAGGTTATATAAAAAGATAAAGTATGGTATGTGTATACGATGGCGTTTATTTCAGATATGGATGAAGGTGACCTTATTTTTAGCGAGAAAATAGGATCAGGTAGGTGTTCGGATGTATACAGAGCGTTGAATTGTAAAACGAATGAGTACGTGGCAGTGAAAATAATAAACAAGGGCCCTCTAAACAACGAGTCATCTACGTCTGAGTTTGAAATATATTCGAATACGAAATTGTATCATCGGGATATTATTAAATGTATGGGTTGGTTTGAAAATGGAAAGAATGTATACATGTTGTATGAGTACGCACCTGATGGTGATTTATTCGAGTTCTTAATTCGTTCAGATGATATATTGAAAGAAACCGAAGTGAAACATATAATCAAACCAATAATTTGCGCAGTAACTCATATTCACGCAAAGAAATGGATCCATAGAGATATCAAGCCAGAGAACATTTTGTTATTCAAGGGTGTTCAATCGAAGGTGGGGGATCTTGAATTTGCTGTGAATACCAACGAATTGATACCATGTGAAAGAGTTGGAACACTTTCATACATGGCACCAGAGGTGTTAGATTGTGATGAAAATAAACAAATGATGTTGAAAGCGAAGGGTGTAGCTGGGTATGGAAGTGAAATAGACTGCTGGAGTATAGGGGTACTTACATACGAATGTTTGTTAAAGATTGCTCCGTTCGTTGGAAACAATTTTGAAGAAATACACGAATCAATAAAGAATTATGATATACATTTCGGGAACATTTCCGAAAATGCACGAGATTTCATACTAAGATGTCTAGAACCAGATCCATTAAAACGAATAAAAGCAAGAGACATGTTGTGTCATGAGTGGTTTAATGAATTAAAATATTGTTTATTTTGTTAAAAATGTATGACACCTGTTTCTTTTAAAACAGCTTTTGCGAGCGTCAGAATAAGAAGTCCTTGACCAATATCTTTGTACTCCATTCCCAAGACTCTACCAGCTATGGTCATGGGGAGCATCCACGCGACAACTTGCATACCCGCATATTCAGAAAAGTCTTTCACGTTATCGAATGCGGAAGGATCGGGGATGACCCGCATCGGTACAACAGCATGTCGCGTACGAACGGCTTTATATGGTAAACGTTTTGGTGTAATGTGCGGGATTGTAGATCTTGTGATTGCAAACATACTATTACATGTTCTAATACTGTTATTTTTAAATTCTTCTCTGTTATAATGGATCGGCAAAAGTCAATTATTATCACTCATTAGATAAAGATAACGTATCGAGATTAATGGAATCTCTCGCCATCCGAGAGTTAGACGAATCGAAAGCAAAGGATCTCATGGTGTATTCTGCATCATTTGGAAGTAAGTTGAAGTTTTTATTTGAACAAAGTCAATACATTCAAGAACAAGCAGTAAAGCTCATAGAAAACGCAGAATTGAACAAGCGTCTGCATGATGCGAAGTGTCAAATTAAAAAGGTATATGGCAAAGTGTATCACTTTTATACGAATGATAAAGATGAGACATTTTGTTCAATCATTGGACCCGATGAGTGGAAAATGTTTAGGGTTTAATGAGGACTTTCTTGTACCTCTTATAATAGCTATCCAAGCTTTTCAGAGCTGTCATTCTTTGTTTATGGGTCATTTCTTCTCCAATGGCATAATAACTTCTTTCATTCCAATACATATCAAGTTGTAGAAGTTTTTTCTTGTGTTTTTCTACAAGATTTTTTACGCTTACCTCATCAGATTGGTTCAATTTTTCAAATTCTTTGATGAACATATTTGCATCTTCAATGAACGCAAGTTTCAAATTTTTTTGACACTGACTCTGTATTCCAAAATTCTTTCCAGAATTTTTCATATACGTACGCATAGCATTTTTCAACGCAGGGTCATTAAATTTGTCTAACAATTGACATTTCACTTTCTGTACGTTCATATTAGATTGTTCTCTCTTCTTCTTTGATACTTTATTCATTTCGTTTCTGAAATCTTTATACACAATCTTACCTTTTATTATATTGTACATTTGGGCATGTGTATAGCGTACCCCGAGTGTATATTTTATCTTGCCGATTGGCGACATAAAGGATTTCAATACGTACTTAACATTATCCGTGTCACTGATGCCACCCATTTTCCTCTTCTCTTCTGCCCATGATTCTGCAAATGCTGTCATTATTATAACAAAGATTTTAATTATGTTACCAAAAAATAAAAAAGGTCCGGGCTTCAACGCACAATGACAATGACAATGACAATGAATACTTTTACTTATTTTTACGAAGTCCCTATGCGTAACAGGGCGTAACATAGACGGTTGTCGGAACATTTTACCTAGGTCATGATGGAGAGTTCGTCAGTGCTTAATTCGGTCGACGCCCTTTCACAATGTGGAAACCCTCGTATAATGATAGCAATTCAATCTGTCACGTTGTACACATCATGATCCAAATACTGTTTATATTTCTCTAATGTTTTTTGTGTGACTGTATGGCCTTGATTTAACCGTTTTCGTACATAGTGTGCACCCTTCTTTAACGGATCCTTTTGATAACATTTCCGTGAAGCGATACGAAGCCTATGGGCTTTTTCGCATTTCTTTTTGTCTTCGTCGTCAATGTAAATGTCTGCGTCATCAATCCTGTGTCGACCCATAATATATAGTGTATACCTAAGTAAACGAGTTTTTCTTTAGGTACTTTACATATTCCGACAGGTGTCCAATTTACATAAAAGTATAAAAGGACCATCGCATCACAGATGATCGTCACTTTTCGGCGCACGATGGTGCGCGCAAAACAAACAGCAAGGAAATCTGTAGGGGGTAAGGCCCCTATAAGTGATGTTCGTAAGAAAACCGATAAAGTAATGCTACATTCCGAAAAATGACTTTAGTTTATCAAATTCGACATCAGGAAGATCTTGCATACCAAACAAATCAGGACCAATATCAAGGTCCGTTCTACACATAGGACAATTTTTATTTTGTTTCTTCCATTGTTTAAGACACTCTGAATGAAAAACGTGGTTGCATTGTTCTATCGTGAGTTTATCTGATGTTATAACATCCATACAAATAGAACACTCCATAGTTGTTATACAATCGTAAATTTTATATTTGAAAAATAGAGAGAATATATATGGAATACCTATTAGTTGTCGCACGGAGTTCAGAACTTTGTTCATGGTGTAATGAAAATATGAGGGGCTTGACGTTGAAAGGAAATTATGATGCGTTGCTTCATCGGACAGTAAAAATCGGAAAAGAAAATAGAAGCCAGAAAAGCGATAAAGCATTTGAACCATACATATACACTGCTAATTATAAGCACTCGTATGATGAGACCGATCATGTGGCGGTAACAATGCGTTGGATATATCACGGATTCCCTACCAAATTGTTTTGGAATAGGTTTTGTTTGACGATGGATTCAGCAAAGATCGTACATAAAATTTTCAACAGAGACGTGTGGATTATTGGAAATGCAGTAGAAACACCTGCGCAATTGAAGATGTATCCAATACCGGATGATGCGTTCGTGATACGATTTAATAAAGCAATTTTGCATGAATCTCGAATAGATTTATGTATTTTCAACGATGTGATGTTCGAAAAGCTAAAAAATGAGATACAGTCGTCGAGCATCCTTTGTGCGGTGGTTCAGAAGTTAAATCCTGATTTTGACACATTACGCAGAAATGAAGAGTTATTCACGACTGGAATAATGACTATGATGTGGATTACAAAGTTTTTTACTATGTATAAGAGTCTAACAATAGTCGGTTTTAACATGGTTCAACCTGGTCAAAAAGCACATTATTTTGACACGGAGAGTCCAGCGAAGCCGTGTACGGGATTCGCTGGTCATGATGCAGAACATGAAAAACAAATGTTGTGTGACTACACATCATGTCCGTATCTGAACATTAAATACATTGACGTGTCCCATTAACCGAACCCTTTACGAAACACGCTTATATATTAGGCGTAAAAATGGTTTAAGAAATACTGCATAGAATATAATAATAATGAGCGATGCTGGTTCTGAACACAACCAGACTCGTGACGACGAGTTTAAGCGAGTTGTGAAACAATATGTTACACTTTTTGACGAGATAGCTGAAATTCGTTCGATAATTAACCAGAAAAATAAGAAGAAGAAGGCTTTAACTGAATTTATTATTGCGTTCATGCGAGATAGTGAAAAGGACATTTGTAATCTTGGAGCTTCTGGTGTGTTGGCGATGAAGAAACAGCAAACGACTGTTACACTGAAGAAAGAATACGTACAACATATGTTGACACAGATTCTTCAAGACGAACAGAAAGCGGAGGAATCTGCGAAATTTATATTTGAGAACAGAGAAAAGAAAGAGACATTTAAACTCCAAAGATTGAACCCTATTTAAAAGTATATCTTGTTTATCCTAATAATGGTAAATATAATGGATGTACCAGATGATGTTATAAGAAACATAGCAGGGCATCTAGACGAATATGGAGATGTCATTCGAATGCAAACAGCGCTTCGTAGTGAGATACCCACATATACCAGACCACATCATTATCTGAAAACATTGTATGAATTCGAGACATATACGAGAACTAATTTGGTAAATGATCCCGCGTACAAGAAAAGTCTCGAATGGTGTGAACGGTATCGTTCGAATAGATTTGATAATCCTGATGGGTGGACTGATGAACAAATGCGTATAATAAATAGCGAAGCAGAAGTCACGATGGTCCAAGCATTTGCGGGTACTGGTAAGACAACGACGGTGTTTGAATATATGCGAAGAAGGTCTGATAAGAAGATTCTGTATTTAGCATTTAATAAGGCTTTAGAATCTTCGGCGAAACAAAGAGTAATTGATACCGATATGGCTCATGTGGATGTATATACAACACATGCGTTCGCGCTTGAATATTTGAAGAAGGAGGGTCATTTACCAGATGATGTACAAGTTGGTGATCTTAGGATGAAGGATCTACTTGATATATACGACAGAAGTACTGCGTATGATATTTCAAAAGAACTTCAGGCATTTTGTGCGAGTGATTCATCTGATGTATACTTGTCAGAAGAATACAACGAGACGTACAAAGGATACGTTGCACAACAAATGAAAATGATATGGAAGAGGATGTGCAGAGGCGAAATGAAAGTGAGTCATGATGTATATTTGAAACTTTTTCAAACCTTAATGGTACAACTTCCATATGATATTATTATTGTCGATGAGGTGCAAGATTGTACACCATGTCAGATGAGTATAGTCAATGTTCAGAATGCGAGAAAAATATATGTGGGAGATATTCATCAACAAATATATAAATTTCGTGGTGTGTGTAATCCATTTACAACACAAGTGTATACATTGACTAAAACGTTTCGTTTTGGGCATGAGATAGGCGATTTGTGTAATCACTTTTTGCGAATATATAAACACGAAGAGAACGTGATTACTACACCAAAAGACACTAATAGCAAGGTGTCTGTAAAATATCCATTGAAGGGTGAAAAGCATACACTGATATGTCGTTCACATGTTGGAACTATAGAGGCTGCATCTGAAATAAAACAACCATTGTATCTGAGGGGGATCAAACCAATAAACATAGAAAAAGAATTAAGTATTGTCGAAGATTTAATACATTTTGAAGACGGGAGAAAGGAACAAATAAAGCACAAAAAGTTGCGTAAAGTCGTATCCCAATTGAAGATAGACGAAGAAAATCAACAGGGCGAGCTGTTCAGGACATTCAAAGAATTGTATCCTGATAGTTCAAAATGGAGAATTAGAATCATGTTATTTAGAAAACATGGTGAATATATGCTAGAAAAATACAAATCGATAGGAGAATATATAGTAGAGGACGAAGAGGATGCTATTGTAATACTTACGAATGTACACCAAGCAAAAGGATTAGAGTTTGACACGGTGATGTTACACGACGACTTTTCTACATTATGTACACGAGATAGAGCGACGAGAAGATGGATCCCGAGAGTGTTACCATTACCTTCACAAGTAGAAGAGTACAATTTGGTATACGTCGCAATGACACGTGCTATGAAAAAACTGATATTAAACGAACATCTGAAACAATTTGTACATACGTTACAGCAGTGGAACCATCCGTATATACAAAGGATTTGTGATATCAATAATGAATGTGATATGTGTCATCACAACAAGAAGTGTTACGAATTGAAATGTTCGAATGATGATATATCCCATCTTGGAACGGGAGTTTCACAGTTTTTACATACCAGATACGTGTGCACTACATGTTTCTAACTGTGGGTGTAACTTTTACCATATTATTTTCAACCGCTGTATTGATTTTAATGGTTTGACCATACGTAGGCGCCCTGAAAACTCTCATTTCATTCATATATTTCACTTTAAATAATAAACTACCGTCGTTCGGATCAAGGCATAATGACATTCCTTGTTCAGGGAGATCAGATTCGAGTACATCATCAACGAGGGGAAGCTTAAAGGACAAGTTATTGCCACCTATGATGGTTTGATTACTTTTTGTGCTTACACAATTGTTACCAACAACAATACATTTTTCATGAACGACGGTGTTATCGTTACCGAGAACGAGACCGTCGTTTGCGAGTACAGTATTTCTAGATCCGAAAACGCTACTCTTGCCGGTGACACGATTATCGTTTCCTGATATTACGGCACCTCCATTAACTGAAGAGTTTTTACCGATGAGACGCTTGATATATTGTTTTTCTTCGTCTGTAAATACATTAGTATTCGGTTGAGATTCGTATAATTCTTTGACACGTTTTGCAGACATTCCGATATCGGATTTTAAGATATCATCTCTGATTGAAATCTTATTCACCTTAAGTTCATCTACTTGAAGTGAATTGGCAACACCATCTTTTATTTGTATGACATCAAAGCTACCTGTTTTCATTATTATATCACATATTATATCAATTTCATAGTTTACGAACATCTTTGTATAATTTTAGTTCTTCTACAGTTTTGAATTCTTCATTATCGTAATAATATTTGTCATTTCTCAACATTGCGTAGTCGTCGTCCCCATCATCCCCAAAAGACATTGGGACTTTTTTGATAACCCAACCACACTCATCATGATGCTCTGAGATGATCTGAAACCCCAAAAACGGGAAACATTGTGTCCCACCATGTTTCGTGAAGTATAATACGAATGTATTAGGGTCAGTCGCTGGGGCAAATGTCATTTGTGTGTGAATCATTATTACTTGTAAAAATATTACTTGTCAAAATTTTAAATTACCTAAAGAGGCTACATATATTATATAAACCATCATGTACATCAAAGACGTATCCCTTAACACTCGCTACCCAATCGAAGATATCATATATCGATTTGGTAAACAACATTTGAAAGAATGTATGAGTAAAAATATATATCATATATGGGTACCTGAAGACATCAGAGATATTCTATTGGATAACAGATTTCACAAAAAGGCTTTGAATACTGCCGTAAAACATCTCAAAAATGGTCACGATATGGAAAATCTCGCGAAGTTAACAGGTAAAGTGAAGAAACACACACCATCTTTCAATGCGATGATAGATAAGACGGATATGCGTCAAAACTTTATGAATAGAATCGCACTTTCTCAAGCAAAGACTATATTCAAAGAAGCCTATTTGCGGCGATTTGAAGATGTTGAAACAAAAGTGGATCCAATAACATGCGAAGAAATAAAGATGCCCTGTTTCATTCGAAATGATTGGAAGAATGGAAATCGAGTAGTATATGATGTTGAAACTATTATTGAATGTAGAGAAACGATTCGCTTACCGTATGCATTTGATGTAGTCGACGGAGAAGATGTAACATATTATGCGAAATATTATACCGACTATTTTATTAGCCCGATGACTAGAGCTAGATTTAAAGTGAACGACATAGTAAGATTATATTTGTAATTATAATGAAAGGATTTCGTTTTAATCGGTATGGAATGTTGATTTATATACTTTTTGGTATCTTAGTTGGTGTATGGTTATCGAAGGAACCAGAAGAAGAAACAAAACCTGTAATTAAACCAGTAATTAAACCAGTAAAGCATCGTGCGAGAGTAGTCGTATTAAATCAGAACACACAAAGCGTAGATGATTATCGTCGTGTTGGACATTTACATTCATCGAATAGAATTCTCCCTTTATATGGTAGGCAGACGTATCGCGGTTCGTCTTTATGGCAATACTACACTATGAGTGACGGTAATATTCCAGTTCGGTTATCATTTACAAAAGATGGCAGAGAATGTGATTCTGAATATGGATGTAAAGAGATATATGACGATGACACAATAATGATAGAAGAGTACGGAAACACATTTAGCGTGAATGTAGATAAGCCACACATGCGTTACATCCCATATTAAGCAAGTTCTCGCAATTCGTTAACCTGAATATTTTCTCTGATATTCAACATCGTTTTTTTGTGCGTATACACACTGTTTGGTAGGATTTTATCAGGTCGTGTACAGACAAATGTCCATTCTTTGTCCTTTACGAATTTACATTCAATCATAGCATACGCTTCATCTTTGATACGAACGGTTAGTTGAACGTCTTTAGCCGATTTATCTTTGATGTGGTGTGTAGTTTTTTTGAGTTCTCCCTTCGTTTGTAAGAACAAATCCCCCTTGTTATTAATGGCGAAATCAACAGTATTTTCATGACCATTTTTTAATTTGAAATAGAATGGATGTGTATTGACTCTGATTGGGTCGTCTCCGGGAATGAGAATAACTCCATCCGTTTTATACGGTCGTTCTTCATCTAAGAACATCGATATATTTTCAAGAGGAAATATATCCTTTTTCAGAAATAAAAGGGCGTCCGTATCTTGTTTTTTGTACATGTCTATGAATGTATCTGTGAAAGACATACGTTCTGAAAACGAGAGTGTATTTATGGGTTTTCCGCACATGACAACACAGTCATACACCAGAAAAATCCATGTACCATCCATGCGTTGAATAATTTCTCCGTCGAGGACAGTTCCCTTTGCGCATTCCCTCGGAATGCGTAATTTGAGTAAATTAGTTTTGAGACTCCTGTCCATGACGGTTGCGACTTTTTTATCATCAATGGTACAGCATATAAATGCGTATCTAACCCCGTCTGTTTTGTCACATACGTGATAATTTTTCTTTTTCAACGATGGAAAATGTTGTCTTTCGATAGATATTGGTTGCGGTCCCGGGAATATGTCATCACGACCGTTCCACAAGGATGCGACTACACTCAAGGGATGATCTAGATCATCTGGATATGGTTTTGCGAGATCGTTCCAGGTCGTCATACACTGAATACACCCTAAATCTTTAAACAATATTCCGCGCCGAATATTTTCGACGTGGTAATAAATGACACCAAACAAGATGATCTACGTGCGTAAAGAAAATGTTGAACGAATGGCGATGCAAGAATCTGATTTTCTAGCGTTAGAAATGTACATGCAAAATCTTTATAAAGAGATGAAGGGGTTCAAGAAAAAATCGAAGCAGATCGCGAAGATGGCAGATGCGTTAGCCAAAGATTTAGAGACTGATAAGTCCAAGAAGCAAGCGATGAAACTAAAGGATGAGACAAAAGAGTTATTTGGTGATATAGCCGGTATTCTTGGTAACGATACTCCGTCTCCTCGATTTTCCCTCAAACGTTCATCTTCGTACAAGAAGAGTCCATCTAAATCCCCCAAGAAGGCGAAATCGATTTAAAGATAAAAGTAATATTATTATTATACGGGCATGGAACAGGTGTACGCAAACCAAATTCAATTTGGTTTGCTTTCAGCTGAAGCTTTACGGAAAATAACCGTATTGAAGGTGGAAACAAATGATTTATATGAAAAGGGTGTACCAAAGCCTGGAGGATTATGTGATTTGCGTTTAGGAACAACCGACCGTCAATTCAAATGCCAGACGTGTAATGGAGATATTCTTACATGTCCTGGACATTTTGGACATATTGATCTTATTGCGCCTGTGTATCATATTAGTTTTATGAAAACTGTTATCAAGGTGTTACAATCTGTTTGTATTGAATGTTCGAGAGTTTTGATTGTGCAACCCTGTCAAATGAAAAGAGATGATAAGCGATTTAAATATTTATACGAAAAATGCAAGAAATGTTTCACTTGTCCTCATTGTGAAGCACCGCAACCAAAATATTCTTTTGATGCGTACAAGATTTACATGGAAAGAGAAGAAGAAAAAAATGTTGTAAGTGCTAAACAAGGGTTGTATATTCTCAAACGCATGACTGATGAAGATGTAGAATACTTAGGATTTGATCCTGTACACGGACACCCAAAATCTATGATTCTCAGTGTCATCCCGGTGAGCCCACCACAAGTAAGACCAAGTATTGTTATGGATACCTCTCTGAGAAGTCAAGATGATTTGACACATAAGTTGTCGGAGATTATTCGTTCAAATCAAAATCTCGCAAAGCATCTGGAGGGAAATTCATCCGAAAATACTACTCAGGAATTTCTAAATTTATTGCAATTCCATGTGAATACGCTCATTGATAATGAAATTCCGGGACAGCCACAGGCAACACAAAGAACCGGTAGACCCATCAAAGCCATTTGTCAGCGCTTGAAGGCAAAGGGGGGACGTATTCGTGGTAATTTGATGGGTAAGCGTGTGAACTTTTCTGCGCGGAGTGTGATCACAGCTGAACCAAACATCGATCTCGATGAACTTGGTGTGCCAGTAGAAATTGCAGCAAATATGACTATTCCTGAAACTGTGACAAGCTTTAATAGACATATACTCGACAAGTATATAGAACAAGGACCGAATATTACAGAAGTTGATCAAGTCGGCGCAAAGTATGTCATCCGAAAGGATGGTACTAAATGCGATCTTCGATTCAAAAATAGCAACTTTATTTTGCGAGTAGGTGATGTGGTGGAGCGCACCATGAAAACTGGTGACACCGTTGTGTTCAATCGACAACCGACATTGCATAAAATGTCGATGATGGCACATAAAGTCGTAGTTATGAAACATAAGACATTTCGGTTAAATCTCTCTGCGACCACACCGTACAACGCAGACTTCGATAAACACTCTGTCGAAAACAAGGGGCGTTAAAAGCGTGTTACCCCTTAGTGAGCATATAGGCTTGCGAAACACCTTGATGAAAACCATAATCTTCATGATTATGGCTCGGGAAACTCCTTAGAGCCCGCGACTACCACCTCACGATGGAAACATTTTGAGGGAACACGGTTAATAGCCGTACCCAATGGTAATAATGTCGTGGGATTGGACAATCCGCAGCGTTACTAGCTAAGTCCGAGCCATTTACGGCGTGACAGGATATGCTAGGCGTTCAGAGACTGAACGGGTGTTGGTGATCGATGAAGGTCTAGTCAACCAGAGATTGCTTAAGATACAGTCCGACCTGCGGGGAAACTCGTGGGAATCGTCGGGAGACGAAATGAACCTTCACTTACCCCAATCTTTAGCAGCTACAGCAGAATTGAAGGAACTCATGGCTGTGTCGAATAACATCGTGTCAGCTCAGGCAAATAAACCAGTCATTGGTATCGTACAGGACTCGTTGTTGGCTGCGTGGAAAATGACGGGTAAGGATGTATTTTTGACACGGGAACAGGCTACAAACATTGTATTGAACGGAAAAGGAAGAATCAATAACAAGAAGCTTCCTCCTCCATCAATCTTGAAGCCTACGAAATTATGGTCTGGTAAACAAATATTTGCGCTACTTCTCCCTGGAACATTCTATTTTAATCGGAAATCATCTTGGTGTTCCGAAGATAATGAGAAGGGTTTTGCGTTTGATGATGGAGAGGTTATTGTTAGATCTGGGGAAATTATGAGTGGACAATTTTGTAAAAAATCACTGGGAGCGAGCGAAGCAGGTGTCATTCATCGATTATGGCTAGAGTACTCTCCAGAGGCAGCCAAAAACTTCATTTCTTCGCTACAATTTATAGTGAATTACTTTATTCAAAATCATGGGTTTAGTATCGGGGCGGGTGATACATTTATTGATAAGGATGCACGGGACCTTGTACGTCAATCCATCGATGATAATATTACAAAGGTGAAGCAGATTCTGCATGTGAGTAAAGGGAATGAAAACAAAGAATTATTCGAAAAGAAAATCAACCAAATCTTGAACAACGCCATGGCACAATCTGGTAAGTTTGTACAAGACAAAATGACAATTAAAAACAACATCCACGCGACAGTAACTGCTGGGTCAAAAGGCTCTGCCATTAACCTGAGTCAAATCATGGCGTGTGTAGGTCAGCAAAATGTAAACGGTAAACGTATTATTGAGGGGTATATCGATCGTCCGCTGCCACATTTCGAAAAGAATGATCAATCACCAGAAGCACGTGGTTTCGTAAAACATTCCTATTTGGATGGTCTTGAAGCGCACGAGTTTTTCTATCACGCGATGGGTGGTCGAGAAGGTGTTATTGATACTGCTGTAAAAACGAGTGATACAGGATATATCCAACGGCGGTTGGTGAAGGCAATGGAGGATCTTATGGTAGAACATGATTTGTCTATTAGGAATTCTTCAAAAGATATCGTACAGTTTACCTATGGTGATGATGGTTATGATGGATCAATGCTTATTACACAAAATGTATACAACGATACACCATCACCACACGCGTGTGTGGAGGAAAAGGCGTTCAAGCGGACGACAAGTCTTACGAGTGTAAAGAGCCCACTATTGATTGATATATTATGCGAACGATTCAAATCAATGAAACCTACAACATTGACACATGAAGATGTGTACAAAAGGGTTGATAGATTTGTGAAAGAAGTACGTCCAAAGAGCTGTGTTATCCGAGAACAAATATATATGGGTATGTCATCTAAACGAATCATTGACGTGTATAAGATACAACCAGAAGCGTTCGAAGAGATGCTTGATATGATATATCACCAGCACAATAAGGCGAATGTGTGTAAAGGTGATATGACAGGTATTATTGCGGCTCAGTCGATGGGAGAGGTTGTGACACAATTATGTCTGAACACATTCCATAGCGCTGGTATTAGCGCAAAGAATGTGACGCTTGGTGTGCCTCGGTTCAAGGAATTGATTAACGTTGCAAAGAATATCAAAAGCCCTATGATGACTCTTCCGCTGAAAGAAGAATACTCGTCGTATGAAAATATTGATTTCATCGCACAGAAATTGGAGTATGCGAATATCGGTTGTTTGATCTCTAGAAAGTATATGTCAAATAAGCGCATGCCTTTTACTCAAGAGTACCTTCATCTTCCATTTGAGCAGCAGATACCGGAGTATTACGAAAAGAGCATTGTCTTTCATTTTGATATGGATGCATTGAAAAGGAGTGGAAAAACATTGTATGACATTTACAATAAACTTTTCAAGAATTATGAGGATACAGTAATTCCGATTTATAACCATGAAAATGACGAACCGATAATGGAAATTCTTGTGGTGAATGAACCGGATAAGAATGATATACAGATTGATGATAGGTACGTATTCATTTTGATGAATAAAATTATGAGTAAGATGTCGCTTGACGGAGATGTGGATATTAAAAAGACATTTGTTCGCAGAGACGATGAGACAAATGATTGGATTATCGAAACAGACGGTTTGAACTTGGATTTCATATTCACAATGGATTATTTCAAACATGATAAATGCGTTACAAATCATGTGGCGTATGTATACGAACACTTTGGAATCGAAGCGGCTAGAAATGTGTTGTTACAAGAGATTACAAATGTGATCGAATTCGATGGGAGCTATGTGAACCGAAGACATTTCTATATTTTGGTAGATACAATGACACACAAAGGTGACATCATGCCCATTACAAGACACGGGATTAACAAAGCAAACACAGGTCCGCTCATGAGATGTTCGTTTGAGGAAACGATGGACATCCTCACAGATGCTGGTATTTATTCTGAAAAGGATAACTTGAATGGTGTGACTGAGAATATCATAATGGGAAAATTGGCACCAATCGGTTCGGGTTCATGTGATGTAATATTCAAACCTCCTGAAATGGATATGATTCTAGAAGAGCAACAATTTGAACCAGCGTCACCAGAACCATCCGATGGACAATATACAGATGCTTACTTTGATGAAAGTATCATAGGAGAAAAAATGAACATCGACGACGATGGGTCAATGTGTACAGATACTTGGTTTAATGATAATCATAGTGTTACAACGGAAACATATTTTCCTATGTAGGTACATTAAGAAGTCGTTTAGCATCTGCGTTAAATAATAAAGTATTTTGACCATAACCTTTTGTAATTTGAATAAGACTCGCCCCTTGTTTAATTAAATCATAACCGGTTTTTACTTGTAAAAAGACAAGCGCAGCCATTGCACTTACAAGCAAATTTTTGGCACCTTCTACAAGTATTTGTGAAGAAGATTTAAAGCCACACGCAGATGCCATGAAATCGGTTACTCTGTGTTTTGTGTTTCCGGATGGGTCTAATCCAAAGTCGACGAGTTGACGCGTGAAATCCTGTTGTTTATCAATCATCACTGCGCCAACCGCTGGTAACAGACTTATCACGAAGGCTTTTGGTAATTTTATGGATCCACCGCTGTGTATGATTTGATACATGAACGTAAACGCGAACGGGGTGACAAATTGCGTGATTCTTAAAAATTGAGTGATGCTGAGCATTCCAGAATCGATTATGGTGGTGAACATGAGTATATATCGTTCCCTTACAATGTTGATAAGGAGGTACACATCATTTTCGCTCATATGTACTTTAAGTTGGTATAGTTTGAATATGATACAGACTATGAGAATATTGAGCACACACAGACGTGCGAGTTCGTACATAGTACCCTTAAATGTACTTGATTTTTCTGGATATTGAACATTTACGCGTAAATTGTGTTGTGTTATGAGAGTCGTGATGAGTTTACCCGTGTCATCATTTGTATTCTTTAGGTACACTTCCATTAATCTATAAAATAGTAAGGATTTGATAAAGAAAATAATAATCAATTTTCCGCGTTACACAGAGGGCAACGCGATTCTTTTTGTAGCCAATCGCGAATACATTGTGGTTTGTATATATGCCCACAAGAAAGCTTTGATACAGTTTCATCTTCTTCAAACGATTCTATGCATATGGGGCATGTCGCTTCATCAGTATTTTTGTCAAATTGTGTGTCTGTAATGACTCTGAATTGTTGTATTTCAGGAATAACTCTAATCATTCGTATGTTGTTTTCGATTGTATATTTTCTCCCTTGTATATACAAGCAAAATATTATAAAACTGAATAAGAAGATGACAACCGTCATACCAATCCTATATACGACTACGATTTTTTGGAGTTCCATTTCTGGTTCTTGTAATCCTATGTATGATGGATAGTCGCTATTTGCGTCGCGTCCTATATCACTTAAAATGAAAGTTGATGGTATTTTGCACGTTCCTTTATTTGGGAAATGACCGTTGAATACGATGCCTGTCATATTATTATATTCACCGTACGTATGATAGGCATCAATGACGTCGTTCGTGCACATTCCACTTGGGCAGTCCACGTACATTATACCACGAGAAATGGGCTGTAGTGGTGTGCACAGACGCCCTTTGTATAGTGATTCATTGAAGCAATTCTTTACCCATAATGGCATTATGTCGGGTACTATGATTTCGTTTGTATCTTCATATGCATATGCATTCATTCGATCATATGAGAAATATGCATCGGCACATCTGACAAACGCGAGAAGCAATATAAGCCGCATTATATATAGTATACGCATGTATATTTTAAATTCAAACAGATGAGGCGTAAAAATAAAACGATATTCTTTTTATCCACATAATACATGAATGCGGAACAATTGGGATATAAAATCAATGATTCAAAGGTGGATGAATCTGATGGGACGGATACAGAATCGTTGAAAGATGAGAGAGAAGAATATCCATCAGACGAAGAGTTGAAACATGGATATGCTTTTATTCAGAAGAAGCGACACAAGAGGGTGTCGTCAAAAAAAGTATTATTGGTAAAGGAGGATTATGTCTCAGAATGATCGTATTTTTTAGTTTTAGCTTTTTTGTACCATTTATCCCATGCTTTATTCATATCAAGATCATAACATGTCGAGATATGAAAAAGGTGATGAAAGAGATTAATAATATTATCTTCAATATTTTGATTTTTCCGTAATTGAATGGAAAGTGCTTTCAAATCTTCACTGATTGTGAACCAGCATATTTTTTCCGTAAAGCGGGGTGTTTCAATGGTTTTGAAACTCATATAACTACTACTAAGTGATATTTTAAGTACTTAACTTAGATTTGATATATTTGTGAAGGAGTTTATTATGAGTATCGAGGGATGCTTTGAGTTCCATGATAGCATCGGCAACATTGACACCATTTTCGGTAACAAAAAAGTTACTCAAGAGCTGACCGAAATCCATTTGGGGTTCGAAGTCAGATTCTTCACTTCCGTCGTCTTCATCGTCGGTGTCAACTAATTCATTGGAGTCGTCGTCTACATGTTCTTCTTTAAGCACGTCAGTAATTTCTTCTTCCTTGATAGATTCACAGTCTTCGGCGATTGTGACAGATTTAGTCATTTTTACAGTACTTGCGATATTATAAAGATATATCAAACGCAAAAAATATATCCGTATATAATACAATGGACATTGATTTAAAAAAGGAAACAAAGCGTATCGCATCTGATACCATCAACTCTACTATAATGTCTATACAAATTGGATTCACCCTTGCTACAGCACTTGCATTCAATGAGTACATCAAGAAATTACTCGCATCATCTATGAACAAGCAGGGTGCCAACGGATACCTTAAGTACGCCCTTACTGTCGCGCTTGTATCAGGTATTGTCCTTAGCATTACAAACCGATATGTACGCCCTCGCATGAAGATTGAAGAGAAGATTATGAAAGAAATAGCTTAAAATAATGAATAGTGTTTATTATAAATGGAAGTATTAGACAAATACGTCAATACAAAAACACTTGTCCAACAACAACTCGCGTCATTTGATGACTTTATTTATAATTCTCTACAGTCCATCATTGACGAAGTTGGACATGTAGCTAACGATACACATGAAATACGATTTGGCAAGGTTCATATTTCACGTGTGTCAGTCTCAGAACTTGATGGCACAACGCACATCGTATATCCAGACGAAGTGAGGTTGAGAAATTTGAGTTATTCTAGTAGTTTATTTGTAGATATTACGCTTATACAGGACGATAAAAAGCGTGTGTTTGAAAAATGTTTTATGGGAAAGGTTCCGATGATGGTGGGATCGAAGTATTGCAACACACAACTTGCACCACAAGACGCCAAAGAATGTGAATTAGATCCAGGTGGATATTTTATCGTCAATGGAAACGAAAAAGTATTAATCAGTCAGGAGAAGATGAACAATAATCGAGTATATGTATTTCATAAGAATACCACAAAGTATAGTACATCCGCAGAATTGCGTTCGCTTCAAGAAGGAGATACTAAAAGTACCAGCACAATTGTGATGAATGTGAGTGTTCCAAATGCGGATCTCGAGCAATATGTACGCATCAATATACCATTCATGCGATGTGAGCTGTGTGTATTTGTGATATTTCATGTTTATGGGTATGAGGAAATCGGAGATTTTATTGATCATTTTGAGAATGAACAATTTGAGTACATCTTGTTTCCTGCATTGCAAGAATACAAGAATATTGTTGAAAAATTTGATGTCTTTGAATATGTCAACAAACGTCTCGTCCATAGTGCTAAACCAGGCGAAGAAAAACAACATATTACGTCATTGTTTGATAGGCAATTTTTACCTCACATAGGAACTGATGATTCTGATGATACAAGACACAAAAAGGTTTCTCTTCTCGGGTACATGATTGAACAGTTAATTCAGACAAATTTAGGATGGCGCAGCGAAGATGATCGCGACCATTACAAAAATAAGAGAATTGACACTGCGGGGTTCTTGATGGCTGGATTATTCAGACAACTTATGAAGAAAATGTTGAAAGATATGAAAGGTTCGCTCATAAAAACAACAGAAACAAACATTGTGAATATTTCAAATTTGATGAAAACAAAATATATCACAAATGGATTCAAATATTCATTGGCTACAGGTAATTGGGGGTCTGGAAATAATACAATGAATATGCGCACAGGTGTATCTCAAGTTCTCAATAGACATTCATACATAAGTACATTATCACATCTTCGCAGAATTAATTCACCGATTGGTAAAGATGGAAAGCTCACTACACCGAGACATTTGCACGGTTCTCATGCGTTCAGAATTTGCCCATGCGAAACACCAGAGGGTGCTGCGTGTGGATTGGTTAAAAACATTGCGTTAACTACACACATTTCTATTGGCCAATCTTCGCGATCTATAAAAGAAATAATCAAAAGTTTGGATATCATCGATATCAAAGGTACACATAGGATTTTCGTAAACGGGTATTTGATGGGATCGTGTGACGATGAGAGTACTATGTTTTTGGTGGCACATCTTCGGGCAATGAAACGAAGATGTGATATAAATCCCGAGACTGGAATCGTGCATGATATTTCGAATAAAGAAATTCGGGTATATACAGATCCTGGGAGATGTTTGAGACCTTTGTTTTTGGTACAAGATAATAAATTAATATATGACGAAAGTCTTCATAAAACATGGGAATGGGATAAATTACTTTCGAACGGTATTGTAGAATTTGTAGATCCAGACGAAGAGGAAGAAGCTCTGATCGCGATGAAACCAAATAAGCTTGAAGAACAGAAAGCATATACACATTGCGAAATTCATCCGAGTATGTTATTGGGTGTATGCGCGAGTATTATTCCATTTCCAGACCATAATCAGTCTCCAAGAAATTGCTATCAGTCGGCTATGGGCAAGCAGGCAATCGGTTTACCTGCTTCGAATCACAATGATAGAATTGATAGTTACAGTCATGTATTGTGGTACCCTCAGAAGCCGATAGTTGCCACGCATATGACTAAAAATATTGGATATGATGCGTTGCCATCTGGAGAAAATGCGATTGTCGCGATTGCATGTTATACGGGATATAACCAGGAGGATAGTGTGATTATGAATCAATCATCAATTGATCGTGGATTATTCAGGACATATTTTTACAGAACGTACAAAGATGAACAGAAGCAAAGTGGAAATTTTGCGAAGGAAAGTTTTGAGAAACCAGAAAGAAGTACTACAGTTGCAATGAAATTTGGTGATTATTCGGGGATCGATAAAGATGGATTTGCTAGTCCTGGTACATTTCTTGAAAATGAAGCGGTTGTGATTGGTAAAACACTTGGAATGCAAACATCTAGCGCACTTGGACACACAAAAAAAGATATTAGTACAACTGTCAAACACAACGAAGATGGATATGTTGATAAGGTGATTCTCACTACAAACGAACAAGGATTGAATCTTGTAAAAACACAGGTGCGTTCTATGCGAGTACCTATGGTTGGTGATAAATTTGCAAGTCGTCACGCGCAGAAGGGTACGATAGGCATGACATATCACCAAGAAGATATGCCCTTCACAAGTGATGGAATCAATCCAGACATCATTGTAAATCCCCACGCAATGCCAAGTCGCATGACTATTGCTCAATTGATTGAGTGTATTATGGGAAAAGTATGTTCCATAAAAGGAGAATATGGGGACGCAACGCCATTTTCTGACCTCAATCCAGAAGATATTGCAAATGAATTAGGAAGCCTAGGTTTTCAAAAATATGGGTTTGAAACCATGTATAATGGTATGACTGGGGAAAAAATGGAAGCTAAAATTTTCATTGGACCGACATATTATCAGCGTTTGAAGCATATGGTCAATGATAAAATTCATTCGAGAGCGCGAGGACCTATACAAATTCTTACGAGACAGCCCGTAGAGGGAAGAAGTAGGGACGGTGGTTTGAGATTCGGCGAGATGGAGCGCGATGCGGTTATTGCACATGGCGCATCATCTTTTCTAAAAGAGCGTTTATTTGATCATTCTGATGCATATAATTTACCAGTGTGTAAAACGTGTGGTATGATGGCAACAATTGACTATTCTACTGGAGTTGGAACGTGTCAACTATGTAAAAATGAAAGAGATGTGGTGAACACACAGATTCCGTACGCATGCAAGCTTTTGTTCCAAGAACTGATGTCGATGTCTATCGTGCCAAAGATAATTATATAATTATATAGTAGGCAATATGGTTCATACCATAAACATTAAATCAGACATTATCGTGAATGGTCTAGAAGCCTCTCAGGATACAATTCTGAAGGGTAATGTTACGATCGGTGATGGTATAAGCTTTAAACAAGCTATAATTAATGCAGAAACAACAGCGAACCGCCCCGTAACTTTAGAAGACACTCTTCGGGTGAAAGGGAAAACGACCCTCGGTGATATAGATGCAAACAGGGGGATATTTAAAGAATCTGTATCGATTGAAAAAGATTTAAACGTCGCAGGAAATATTACAGTCGGCGGAGATGGTACATCTTTTAAACAAGCTATATTCAACGCAACTACCGTATTTAATAAACCGGTGAGAGTAGAAGATACGTTGGACGTGAAAGGGAAAACAACATTAAAGGATTTAGATGTGGATGGTATTTTTACTTTCAAAAGTGCGACATTTGACACAGATACAACATTTAATAAGAATGTTAACGCGAAACAGAGTGTAAATGTAGAAGGAAAAACTACACTCAACGACGTAGATATAAACGGGGCATTTACATTTCAAAGTGCAACATTCGCACAAAAGCCAACTTTTGGAGATGGTATGAATGTGTACGGGGATGTTGATGTGAATGGGACTGTTCGCGCGACTGAAATTCATACAGATGTGTTTAGCTTTAAGAATGGGACATTTGAAGTTGATTTAGATTGTAAAAAGAATCTAACAGTTGAAGGAGTATTAAAAGCGGACACGTTAGAAGTTCAAAATATGCGTTATGAAAACGCTGTTTTTAACGACGAAACATATTTCAATCAAACGGTGAACGCACAGACAGTCAGGGCTTCAAAATTAGAATTATCTGGTGGATTTACAACAGAAGGAGATATTTATACAACTGCTGAAATTTCAGGACGCGAAGGATTTTTTTACAATTTGACCACCATGGGAACCACAGAATTGCGCGACGACGTAAATATTACAGGATCTGTTGAAATTGGAAAGAATACAAAACTTATGGGTGATCTCATAGTTACGGGGACTGTTCAAACACACAAAGATGCGAACGTAAAAAATATTAATGCGAGTAACTCGATTACTGCGAGTACAATTCAAACGTCTAGCAATATTGAAGTGAGGGGTGATGCGACGTTTAAAAATGACGTTACAATCGATAATAGAGGAACGTTTGGAGATATTACAGTGATAGGTACAGCTCATATTCATGAACTAAAGACTGACATCGTTGCATCTGATACATTTAGCGTAGACAATCTCATAGTCGGTAATTTAGTTCAGATTTCGGACAGAAGTGTAAAAAAAGATGTTGAAACATTGGACAAACGCACAATGATGGAAAAGGTTAAAGGACTAAGGGCAGTTTCTTTCAACTGGAAAAAAGATGATTCTCATGATATAGGGTTTATTGCACAAGAAGTCAGGGAGATTTTCCCTGAATTGGTATCGGGTACAAAAGATAAGTCGCTTATTGGTGTAAAGTATTCAAACATGGTGTCCGTACTGGTCGCGTGTATTCAAGATTTACAAGAGCAGATTGATGCGATGAAATAACTTAAGGAAAAAAATCTTATGATATAATACAAACAAATGTCTACACAACAAGTTCAATATGTGCTCGGCGAAAATGGTGTGCTCGATATCCGCCCATCGGGCAAAAAGATTACTCTCAATGGTGATACAAGCGGTGATGGTACCTTGAGTTCCAAGCAACTCGAAGCGACTGATAAAATCGTTTTAGGAACCACCACTACACTCACACTGGGTACTCTTTCTGGTACTATTCAACTAGGTGAAACAGGTGCTGTTATCAACTCTGTTGGTAATAAAATCACAGGTCTTACATCTCTACAGGACGTTGATACCCTTACTTCCGGTCTTGTCAATTTGAAAGACAATAACCTCACAGGTGTAAGTTCCTTAAACACCAATGAAGTAAAATCCAACAACTTTGTTGTAACTCATACCGGTGATACGACGACTGCTGTAACTAACGTTACGACGCTCACTCATAAACTGCAAGTAGGTAATGCTGCTGGTGCTACAGCAACTCTTGAGTTAAACACCCTCACAGGGCTTGCTACTCTCAATTCGGCTAAGATTATTTCTGGCGCCGTCACGGTTGACTCCAACAACGTGTCGGGTGTTGCTACGTTGTCAGCATCTCAGTTCACAGACAGCACAGCTACTCTTTCCGGTGGTAGGCTTACAATGGGCGGTGGTAGTGTAACTGGGATGGTTGATCTTACGATGAAATCGAACGTCGCGACGTCTATTTCTGCCGGTAGTGGTAGGTGGCAAACGAGTACAGATGGTTCCAATAGCCTCACGAGTATCACAACAGTTTCCGCCGCTTCTCTCACGGATACCGTTGCCACTCTCACTGCTGGTGTCATGACTGGTGTACAAAATCTTTCTGCTCTCGCCGCGACTATTAACAATGGTACGGTAGGTGACATGACCCTTGTATCTTCTGGAATTGGCGCTGTTGGTTCTTTGACGATGAAAAGTGATGGTACATCTAAGATTATCAATGTTTCGACATTGTCAACATACGCCGCTGCTGATGCTACTCTCACAAACGGTGGTGGTTCTTGGGTTTCTCCCGCGGACTCTACTTCGAATACTCTCACTGGTGTTACGAAAGTATCCGCGTCGACGATGACTGACACTATCGCATCTCTTACAGCCGGTAGTCTCACGTCCCTTGTCAACCTTGTGTCATCCGCGGCTACCATCACGGGAGCTACTCTCGCGAGTATTGTATTCTCTGAACAAAATGTATCGAACGTACAAACTCTCACCGCAACGGATGTAAAAGTTGGGGTATCCACATACCGCAATAACGCGGGTGTCCCTGAAATTACAGGTCTCGGTTCTTTCTCGTGTGGCACTATCACCGATACTGTCGCGAACCTCGTAGGCGGTAGTCTCACCGGACTCGTTACGCTCACCGGTACAGATGCCACGGTTGGGAATGCGACCCTTACCACTCTCGCCGTAAGCGCAAACGCCACATTGTCTTCCGACAACCTTACCGGTCTTGCGTCTCTTAACTCTTCGGCTGTAGGGATTGGTGCGATGGCCCTCAATGGTCCCGCCGCTAACATTAGTGGCGTAACAGCCATTGATGCGTCTACTGTGACATCTGGTTCGGTTGAGTTATCATCCAACAGTATTACTGGGCTCGCGGATGCGACACTTTCTGCTAATCTTAAGGTTGGCTTAATGCTCTCTGATGGAGCTACGAACAATGTCACCGGTGTGAACCAGATGGATCTCGTCAATCTTGTTTCTACTGGTACGATTTCTGGGGCCGTACTCAAGAACTCTTCTGGAAACTTCCGGGTGCTCCATGATGGTGTCAGTTCTGAATCTACCGTTACGTCCGATGTTTTCACAGATGGTGTTGCTATGTTGAAGTCTGGTACGCTTTCAAGTATTGCTAAAATTGAAGGTGGTGCCGGTGCATCTGCTACGCTTACTTCCGCGACTCTTGGTGGTATTACACTTTCTACTGGTACAATTGCGAGTGTCACTGAAATGAAGGCTAGTAGCCTCACCATGCTAGGAGGAAACGTGACAGGAGCCGGTATTATCCAAGCGGATTATTTCAGTGCGACCAACCCGAATTCAACCTCTACCATCAACGGGAATCTCCTTGTTAAAGGTGATCTTAAAGTTATCAACGATACTGCCAAGGTTATCGAATTAACTCATGAGAAATTCTCTACCCAAGATCCCGTCCTTGAATTTAATACCCGTCTTGACGCGAACACTACATCTGCCTTGAATACCGATTTCGGTTTTATCAACGTATGTAGCGATTCTGCATCTGTGCTCAAGTTTGCGGGTCTTCTCGCCGATGTTGACGCGAGCGACTCTATGGAGTTCACCCTCTTCCACTCGGCAACTTACATCGCATCGGGTACCAATAACACGCTTCCCGCAACCACTGATTACACTCGGGCCAATCTTCGATGCAAAAACGTATCGTCGGATGGTTTCATCGATATAACTCCTCGTGAAAATGAAACGGCTGATGTATATGTTGCCGTCGGTCCCAATACATCTGGACGTGCTACAGGAGTTGACGAAGTTGTGTACGCCAATGGTAACATGCGTGCTACTGGTACAATTGATGCTGAAACCGGTTTCAAGAGCGTAGGTGGTGTCCTCAACATTGGCGCGGCTTCTCAGGATGGGGCGAAGATTCGTTGCGATGGTCTTCTCAAGACTCTCTCTCTTCAAGCACAAAACTTCACACAAACATCCGATGCCCGCAAAAAGGAAAATGTTAAAACAATCGAAGATAGTGTTGCCACCATCCAAAAGCTTCGCCCTGTAACGTTCGATTGGAAGGAAGGCGGAAAATCTGATGTTGGTTTCATCGCACAGGAAGTTAAGGAAGTTTACCCTGAACTTGTCGCCGAAGATGGTACTGGACACTTTTCCGTCGCCTATACTGGTCTTGTAGCTCCTCTTGTTCGCGCTGTCCAACAGCAACAAGAAATGATTCTCGCACTCGAAGCTCGCCTTGCCAAGCTCGAAGCGTAAGTATGTTTCATTTAAAATTTCCTTTTGTTAACATATTAACATAATACGCTCGTTTGTTCGTGCAAATAATCGTATTTTGACAACCATTTAAAAACTAATCATATCAATTACATAATGAGGATTCTCATATCAGGATATTGTCCGCATGGTAAATCGGGGTATGGTCTCCAAACTAAATTTCTTTTTGATATACTCGCGAAAAAGGGATATGATGTCGGTTTTGTATTTTGGGATATGAAAGAGAATGATGATCGATCGACAATGGCATACAAGGATTTTTCAAAAAGGTTATTTAGTAAAGACATTCAAGAACAGGGGAGTGTATATATTCCTCAACGCCCGTTATCACATCCAGAAAACTATTACTGGGATGATATGCATTGGGCAGTAAAGGACTTTAATCCCACGCATATTATTACAATTCACGATATATGGACGATAGAACCCATGGTCAAACCATTTGATGTACCGATGTATGGATGGATTCCAATCCATTACGATCCACCCGAGATGCAAACCATTGTGAATCTTCGAAATTATGAAACGATTTGGTCATTATCTTTGTGGGGTAAGGGGATACTTGAAAAGTATCATCACGATGTTATTTACATTCCTCACGTCATTGATGATATCTATTTTGATGGTATTTTCAGTAATTCAAACAGAAGGTCTGAAATTCGAAAACAGATAGGTATTTCTGAACATTCCTATGTGATTCTGATGGTGGCAAGAAATACTGAAAAATCTAATAGAAAAGGGTTTGATTTTGCACTACAAGCATTTGCGTATTACAAAAAATTCAAGAATCCGCTTGCACATTTGCACATGCACGTAAATATCAAGGGATCTATCGATATCCAAGAAATGGCAAAACTGCTTGACATCGGTTCCTTTGTCACTTGTTCAGATCAAACTACACTCAGCGAGTACGGGTTTTCATCAACATATCTTCGTAATTTATATTTAATGAGTGACGTTTTATTAAGTACATCTGCTGCAGAAGGGTTTGGATTGCCTATAGTTGAAGCACAGTGTTGTGGTCTGCCTGTCATTGCAACGAATTGTACTGCGATGTCAGAGAATGTGGCATTGGGACGCATATCGGACCCGGTTGGTCCAATGACAGGAAACCCTGGTTCGTTTTCTAAACCAAATGTGGACAATGTTGTTAAAGATATCATATATTTAGAGAGAAATCCTCCATCTCAGATGGAAAAGAATGGGATTCGTGCATTCATGTCGTATAAATTTAACGGAAATACAATTTCGGAACAAGTTTTGAACGCAATCGGTAAGACACACGACGTCAAAATGTTCTTTCTGCCTCATACTCTGGATGCTCACGAGACAAACGTTCCGCTCATTACATGGGATGGAAATACAGGTTTTAACGAAAATAATCAATTCACGACAATGGATGACGAAACGCAAACGTATAGAAAAGATTTACCACTGAAATATTCTGTGTATGGCGTATGTAAATGTAATGACTATGAGTATAGGTTGATAACAATTACAGAAGATGGTGTCGAAAAAAGGAAATTGATCATGTTATTTGAAGAAACCGATGATTCTGATACGATCGTAATGAAGGAAGAAACTGTATGCGACGCAAACGAGTCATGGATGTTAGGAGAATATAATGATGTACCAGTATATGCGAATCGTTCGTATCCCATAATAACACTCACTGAAATTGAAAGTAACGATGTACATCATATTACATTGCCTATGCTAGAGTTTAAAGTTCGAGAAATGTGTATGTATAAGCATTTTGTATATCTTACAACTATAGATACATTCTCATGGATATATGATATTCACAAAAGAACTTTACAAAAAATTGAAATTATTTCTCCCATGACAACAACTAACTGTGTTATAGTCAAGGATGACGAATTAAGGATATACGGAGTGAGGGATGAAAAGCCTGTTGTTAAAATTATTCGTTATAAAGATCTCAAGATAGTTCCAGGTTCGCTATAACCTCGATGGCATCGTCTATTGGTAAATTTTTGTAGATTCTTTTATCATAATGAGGCCCTGCTCTATCCAAGTTTACAATGTGTAGATGGAGGCTTTGAACAGAATTACATGGCAGACAATGGAAAAAGAATCCATAATTTACCCACCCGCGAGCGGTGACATATTTTAAAGCAACTTCTTTCATTCGTTTTAAAAAATCTACATCGGTTATTGTAAGTATATTAAAGTATTTCCATAATAAATTGGTCGTAGTGATGAATACGTGACCCGGCCCATTTTCATCACTACCCGCCATAGCCCCTCTTTTATAGTTTTGATTATCCCATTGTTCACAATCTTTTTCGTGTTTATGGCACACAACAAATTCACCACTTTCATCTACCCCGTGTTGTGGAGCAAAATTAGGTTTTCCACTCCCTATTCTTGCAAAAAAATTAAATGGTTGAATACCTGTAGTAAGAAAATCATTTACAATATACTTGTTATTCTTCAGATATTCGTATAATAAAGGTTCTTGGGGTTTAAAGAATTCACGCATAGTACGAAAAGTTGTCACGTTACATATGTTTTTACATACTATATTATCGCGTAAATTTTTAATGTCCATTGATTGGTTATTATATAGTATTATTACTTATGGCTGTAATCGCATCATCAATAGTCAGATTTTTGGTACGTTGTGAATTGAAATGATGTCCAACCGTGTCTAAGTTAACGATATGAAGGTGTAGACTTTGTACACTATTAAGCGGGAAACAATGGAAATAAAGTCCGTAATTATTCCACCCGCGTGCTTCCACGTATATTTCCGCGTTTTGTTTCATGTGGTTTAAGAATGGTACATCATTGATGGTGATAATATTAAATTTTGTCCAATGTAGATTTGTAGAAGTCATGAACACATGTCCGGGACCATTTGCATCTGGTCCAGCCATTGAACCTCTTGTAGATGTAGGGTCATTCCATTCAGCATCGTTTTCGGGGCGATTGTGACAGACCATGAATTCTTGTGATATGCCATATTGCGGAGCATCGTTTGGCATTACAAGTGATGCAAAACGGGCAAATGGATTAAAGGGATTCGTTCCAACAGTCAGAAAATCATCATCACCGACGAATCTTTTATCATATAAAAATTTCTTGACTTTCACAATTGGAAGTAAATCTCGGATACGTGAAAATGATTGTTCATCATTGATACGTATACCAAGAGCCTTGATGTCTTCAATCTCAATATTAGTACTGCAAGCGTTTCCCATTTTGTCCAGTGTCTATATGTATATATAGAATCGTTCTTTAGGTTATCTTTTGTATCTTTTTTTTAAACGATGTGATGTATGCGAGCGTGATCTCTTCCTCTTTTGCACAAATCGTAATCCTCCAAAATCGAAACTGGGCGATTTGTATTTCTTTGGAAGTAGTTTAGTTCGTTCTCTTACCTGGTTTTCTGTAAAAGATATTCTGTCGAACAGGTCCTGTGCCCTTCCCATTGTGAACCCGTCTGGTACAAGTGTTTTATACAGCGTCGGATGCAAGAGGAAATGTTCGGAAAAAAGAGTACACGAAATAGAGTAATCAACATTCCGCAAATTATTGCGCGCCTGTAGATTTTTCCCCGTGTACACATATACATTTGAAATTTTGATCATCTTTCTCAATAATTCATACACTTTTCTATACATACTTTTTTCTGATATGACATCTCCGTGCGATCTGTAAATGCCACTTTTTGTATTCGAGGGATTGAATATGTACAACTTTTCATCGCGCACAATAGCGGCTACAGCATGTCCATTACCAAATATACCATAATTTTCGATTCCAATCAAAAATAGATAATGTGGAACTATTGACCCGAGTGCGTTCGAACGAGGAAGTGTTGTGATGGATTGTCTGTCTCGATCTTTGTTGATCGTCGATTGAACGATCTTGAGATCACCCGATATACCACTTCTTTTGACGACGAGTTGGTTTACAAATACACGAACTTTTGAACCTAATTGTTCTTGTAAGTTACGAGATTTTTTACATATATCCTTTATGACTTTTAAGTTATATAGTACAAGATTAGGACTTTCTTCATGGTTCACATCATTCACGTGTTCTAATGAACAAGTGACGTTTCTATTATTCATCTTATTATTAATATTTTTTTATTCATCTTGTGGTTGTGTGAGCAACATTCGTCTACAACAATATCTCTTGTAACCCATTCTATCTAAAACTTTTCCAGGTTCTTCTGTTTTAATTGCCAAAACATACTTCTTATAATCACCCGCAACAACCTTTCCACAAGTGAAGCAACGGATCGGAATCATTATATACAAAATATATACGATGCTTATTCTTAAACCGCGAATTTTTGATTTAAAAAAAGGATGTCGTGTATTAATAAGATGAGCTGTAGCTACGAAGTCACTTCAAATGGAGAATTGAGTATCCGCCCATCAAGTAACAAAATAACATTTGGAAACGGCGAAAGCATCACAAACATTGATAACGGAGAAATTAGTTTCGGAAATGAAGCCACAAGAACTCGTATCACTAAAGGGGGTATTAAAAAGGTCAAGAAAGATAAAACAGCATCGTTTGAGTTTACGTCTACAATTTTAGAAATTGATGTTACAGATAGTGATTCTACTATTACCGTAAATAATACGACAAAAGGGATCAAAACGATTCGCTTCACTAACGTTGATGAAGGCGAATCCGGGATGTGTGTCATTTATTACCAACGAGCTTTTGACAGCGATGTGTCTCTTTCTGTACAAGGAGGTTATGTGAAATCTAAAGACGGTAATATGGGATTAACCAACATCATGGGTGTATATGATATAGTCAATTTCTATTGCGTAAGTAATAATACTGTACTTGTTGAACTTAATTCATACGCAACCATTGGGGGTACAGAGATTCAAATTGACGAATTAAAAGATATTTCCAACTCTGTAACGACAAATGCGACAGCTATTCAGAACGCAGTAAATGATATAATCACGCTGGGCGTATCCATAGGTACTAAATCTGAAAAAGTATATGTTGACACACAACTTGAACAAAAACTAAACGCGTACGAATTAACTTCTATTAACAATGGTATCAATTCGAATACAACCGCGATAAGCGAATTGAATACTTGGAGAAATGATACGGCCCAAGCAGTCATAAATGATATGTACGCGAGCATTACTCAAAATACCAGTACAGTCGGCGGAATACAAACAACTTTGACAAGTCATGCAAACACTCTGGCAACTCAGACAACTACACTGAATTCTCTCCAGACTTCGCTTAATACGAACACCACAAATGTAACGACGCATGCTAATGCTATTACTGGTATTCAAACAGATGTATCAGATTTACAATCATTGGTTACAACTACGAATACGAACAATTCAACAGATGTAACAGCATTGACCGGAACGATTGGTACTCTTCAGACCAATATATCAAGTCTACAAACATCTGTTTCAATAAGTGCTGGAAGTATTACGACACTCCAAACATCTATAGACACAAATACGGCTAGTATAACTGCTCTCCAGGAAACAGTTGATACAATGGCTGAAGAAGGGGTGGGGGGTGGAACTACAGTTGTTTCTTCGGGGCCTGTGAAGATCGCCCCCCCTGAAACAATAGAGTTTGGAGAATTTTCAAATGGAACTATCGAGCTTAACATTAATTTGAACTCGTTAAAATTTGATACGAATGCGAACGGAACTGATATGATTGCTTTTGCGTTTGATTATTCTGGTATCACACTCACAGGGGTTGTTGATAATCCGTTTCAAAATGAACTAAGTTTCTCGCAAGTAAACGAATATCGTGTTGCCCTGATTAGTCTAAGTAATACACCGGTACAGTTTTCAAATGTACCTGACACCGTAACACTCAAATTGTCATATAGCGAACTATATGGAGCCGAACCTTTTACACTTGATGGACACTATCCCTTGTATTACTCAACAGATATCGGTAGATCTGCTGTTTCCGGGATATCCGGAGATAATGCAAATGAATGGTCAAATGGGGATACAACGTCATATTATACAGATGTTACACACGGATGGTTATATTATACAGATGTTACACACACGGATTATACCACAGGTGATTATCTTGAAAAAACAAATCACATGATTCAATCTGTTGAAATACTTGATTCGACAAGTAAGTCCTATGGTACAAATGATTCGAAACGTTTGTACATTAAGGCTGTAAATGGTAAATTTGAAATCAACGGTATCCCCCAAAAAGAATTGAATTTATTCGAAAACTGTGAATATACGTTCATAAGTGAAAGCGCATCTTCTCACCCGCCATTCATAACAGAAAGTGCTACCGGGGGTGGTATTGCAACTGAATATTCTCGTGGGATTACTGCACAATACAATAAATATACGACACACCCTGGTGGTGATTTAATAACACAAATTACAAATCCTGAGTATTACTTTTACACTTTCACATTTACACCAGGAGAAGATACACCTGATACATTATATTATCAGTGCAAAAATCATGTGAATATGGGTGGGAAAATTAATGTGGTAAAACAAGATGCTTCTTCTGCGAATGATACGTATTATGTAAATGCGTACGTTAGTGACGACTATTATGTGAGCGAAACAAATACATCTGGATTATACACAAACCTTTCTTTTGGAGAAGTAGAGGACCCGTACAATGTCTTTCAGAATAGTACATATACGGCACCTGTAGATGGTGTCTACAAATTTGAACTTTACGTACACAACAAATCAACTGATAATACTTGCATGGTACAGATAGTGAAAGGTTCCACTGCCATAAAACCACCCGTATACATATTCTCGCAAGATTCACATGGTACGAAAGGATATATGATACCTTTATCTAAAAACGATACAGTACATGTTGAATATCAGGGGGATATTTGGCACACGACATCTTTCAATGCGTATCTTGTATCATCGAAGAAACCGTAAATATATATATAATCCTACAACAGTAGCAAGTAGTATCCTTGGATCTGGTGAATCATCTCCTTTCAATATTCGAATTTCTTTTTTCTGCTTTTTAGTTACACAAGCAACAACTGGGTCCTGTGTCATCACAGCTGTTGGATTGTATAAATCTTCGCTATCTTCGAGAACTGATTCGTTCATTATTCTTTTACATAGAAAAAGATATAAAGACAACTTTTGTTTTTATAACAACAATGGACGACGTGAAAGTTATGAACGACCGTATCAAAGAACTTGAGGATAAACTTGCACTAGAACAGTCCAAGAATAAACGAGAAATGACACTTAAGGTATCCGAGAAGGGTGCCGTACAAATTAATGGTATTAGACGTTTTCCGATTACATTGTATACGAGTGAAATGAATAAAATATTAGACAATGCGGGTATGATTATGGAATTCATGCGCGACAATGAAGAACTTCTTGTAAAACCTAGAAATCCTTAAGGGACGCCTTTGTAGTGTTGTACCCAGAATAATATAAAAATTTCTTATTTGTTTCGGACAGATTAAAATCTGTTGCACTCACATCACCTGTTGGTATTTCGATACGTATACAATTATCAACCGGGGGTACGTGTACATGATGTAGGATTGTATTCACAACGCTTGCTGTAAATGTAGACAGATCTTTGATATCATTACTTTCTGTAGAATCAATGAAGTCAAAAATTATAGGTGTTGTTTTAGGAAATGCGTCAACCGGTAAATTACGTAAACAACCTCCGTCAACGTAGTATTTATCTTCAAATTTAACAGGGGCGAAGTACAAAGGAATGCATGAACTTATTCTCACAGCCTTGGCTACTTCCATAAATGGTGTTTTTTCATGATCGAACCATACAAGGGTTCTATCGGTTAGGCACGTACCGGTTAGCTTAAGGTGTATTCCCGTTTTATCGAAAAGTTCTTTAAATGTAATTCTTGTAATGTTAAATTTCTTATTGAGAATATCATTCATATATACCTCCATAAAGTCACCCTTATGATAACCGAAACGTGTAAATAATCTAAAAATATCTCTTATACACCCAAAAGATGAATCAGAAAACTTTTTAAAGGGCGTTTTTCCGACTATATGACGGATTTCTTCTTGAGAAAATCCAGACGCATACAGAGTTGCTGCTTGCGAACCAGCGCTCGTTCCAGCTACATGTTTTATAGTATCGTATAGTCCTTTTTCTTTTAAAGCTTGCAAAGCACCAACATGGGCAATTCCTTTAATTCCACCCCCTTCAAGTACAAGAGAATACTTTATCATTAAAATATTGTATATTATAATTGTAAATGGAGGCCATTAAATTGACGTACGTCATAAATGCTTTTTTTGTTATGGGTCTTACAATATTTTCTTCTGTATTTAACATCAGAGACGTATCAAGAAAGAAATGCAAAGACAGAAAGACGATGAGAAATTACATGTATCTTGCTCTATCAGTAATGGTTTGGACGTTCGCATCTAACATCCTCTTTTACTTCAGAGAAAGAATCGGAATGGAATTCTACACCTTTGGAAACTGGGACAGGCTTCCTTACATGACCATTGGTTCGGCGGTAATGCTCGCGGTGTTCATATTTTTTACGGCATTGAATATTGATTTAACACGAAATGATACAAATAGATATTTGTCCATCTGCAAAAACTTAAATGTTTCTGGACTTGCAAAAAGCGGTATATCAAAAAAATCAAAAGCGAGTAAAGTGAAAGACATATTTTCATACAAAGCCCGTTTGGATGACATGCATGTCAAATGGTCCGTGGAAGAAAAACCAAAAATGACGCGAAATGATGTCGATGAATGGAATGCTCTAACTGCTTATCATAATTCTGTTGACTCTGATATTAACAATATCATTACATCGTTTGGTGACAAACAGAGTACATTCAAAAATGAATTGGCATTTATTTCCGATAGTGTATACAAAAGCAAAGCAAAGAATTGGTTGAAAGACATGAATACATATCCTGACGATGAAACAGCTTTTGTAGAAACGGCTCTCTTAACAAGTATGTACAAATCGGCGGGATGTCAAGAATTACGCTTCTATGATTTCGTGAAAGATAAAACAGACATAACTCAGCTTACGACAGCGAAGCTTTCCGAACTTCGTGGTGAATTCAAAACACAAGAATCTGAATTATACTCTGATAGTCTCAAGAAAGATGTAGATGATACATTCCTCGCACGTTTCAAGGGGTTTGTTGATACTTTATCTGGAGTTTCCACTGGTGGTGCTGCTGCTGGCGCTGCTGCTGGCGTTGCTGGTGGTGCTGCTGGTGGTGCTGGTGGTGCTGATGGTGTTGTTATCGCTGCTGCTGCTGGCGCTGCTGCTGGTGGTGCTGGTGGTGCTGATGGTGTTGTTATCGCTGACGGAGTTTCAGAATTCACAGGTAAATACATTGGTAATGAATTCTTAATGCCTGGTGATAAAACGTGCGCATCCGTAAATAACGCAGAAACACCCGATAAAATACACAAACATACTTTACACATCCAACAGATTAAAACGATGGTGAAAGATATAAGTTCCAAATACGATGTATTAAAATTAGTGTTTAATGGTGTCAATATGCAAGCTTACGAAGCAAGTGTTGCGATCCAAGATGATTATCTACGCAGACGCATCATTTCTGGGTTTGTGTGGTGTATGGTTCTTTGGCCATCGTTACAGTCTCATGATTTTGTTGCCAAATTGTACACTGCTTTTGGTACCGAACGTAATCAATACGCATTCTATGTAGGGGGGGTGCTAATGCCGGTATTAGTAGGTGTTGGTTTGTTCGGTGGGAAAGATGTGCGAACACAATTGAATCTCAAAAATATGGCAGCAATCATCAAAGAGATTCAAAACGCTAAGCTGTAATTTATGAAGGTTGATATGTATTCCGATAAAAAATGATTTAAAATAAATAGGAGTGTATATTATCAGAGATGGTCTTAATACTTTTCGGGAAAGATGGATGTAAAAATTGCAAAGTTGTCAGGGATGTTCTGATAGTACAAGGAACAGAATTTGAATATATCAATGTACAGAATGTGTTCAAAGCAGAAAAATTGTGCGAAGAAAGGGGTATTTCAATTGAACTCGATCATGTCAGAGTTTTCCCGTTTGCTGTAAAAGACAATACAGCGTATAGTTACGAAGAGATAGTTAGTACCATCGTTGAACCAATTCTCTTTCCTAGAGATGACAGATATACATTATTTCCTATTAGATACAATGATATGTACGAGCTTTTGAAAAAATCAAGAGCTTCTTTCTGGAATCCTGAAGAGATTGATTTTTCCAAAGATTACGAAGACTGGGAGTCACTCGATGATAATACTAGGACGTTTATCAAACATGTGCTTGCGTTCTTTGCGAGTGCCGATGGAATTGTGTTGGAAAATTTAATGTCCCGATTTTCATCAGATGTGAAGATGCCCGAAGCATTGCATTGTTATGCGATTCAGGAAGCTATGGAAGCAATTCACAGTGAAACATACAGCTTACTTATTCAAACATATGTCAAGGATCCGGTAGAGAGAAACACACTTTTCAACGGGGTTAAAAGTATTCAATCGATTCGTCAAAAGAGTGAGTGGGTACAACACTGGCTCACTGGGAAACAGTCATTTGCTGAACGCATCGTCGCATTCGCATGCGTTGAAGGTATCATGTTTTCTGGAAGTTTCTGTGCTATTTTTTGGTTGAAACACCAAGGTAAAATGCCAGGACTCGCTTTTGCAAATGAATTGATTTCTCGCGACGAAGGATTACATACAGAAACTGCTGTTGCTCTATTCCATCATTTGAATAACAAACCTTCTCAAGAAACAATTCATCAAATTGTGAAAGGAGCTGTTGATCAAGAAAAAATATTCATAATCGAAAGTTTGAAGACAAGGATGATTGGTATGAACGACGAACTCATGAGTAGATACATTGAATTTGTCGCAGACAGATTGCTTTCACAACTTGGATATCAGAAAATATATAACAGCGAAAATCCGTTTGATTGGATGGAAAATATTAGTTTGAATGGAAAAACTAACTTCTTTGAGAAACGTGTAGGCGAATATGCAAAGGCTGGTGTCATGGGTAGTATCGAACGAGTTTTTGAAATGGATACCGATTTTTAATATTATAAAAGGGTATTTTTCTTCTTTTTCGCTCCCGATTTTTTTACGTTTACAGCTATAGAATTCTTCTTTCTTAATAAACTATTAGGGTCTATGGTCGATATTTGTGTATCGTCGTGATCAGGATTGTATCGTTTATTGTGACACGCCCAAAATTTAGGCGAACCCACTCTAAACGATCCAGAAGGGCGTATTTTTGCCTTATACCAAAATACGACATCCTCTATTTTATTACTCTTACTCGTATTGTCTAAGACGAGACATTCGTAATTTTCTGTACACGAATTCAGTACCTGCGAGAACATCTCATAGTTGGGAAAAATGCCAAAGAAATGTTTGAATATTTTCTCTCTATTTTGAATGATATTTTCCCTAAGGATAAATACGTAATCTACGTTCGCGCGAAGGTCTGGGCTCAGGTCCATGCAATACTGCATCGTAAGCATAAAAAATATATTCCAATGACGACCATTCATGAATATAGCTCTTGTTCCCTTATCTCGCACAAGTCGTTTGTCGTACATACAATCATCTAAAAGTACAAATACATTTGAGTTATCTTTATTTTTCTTCACGATCCCTTTTTGTCTGCTAATAACTTTATCAACAACTTCGGGGTCATACTCGTTGTACACGAAAAGATCGGGGATGAATTGCTGATAATAGCTATTCCCTTCTTCTGTCCCTGACATGACAATTCCAACTGGGAGATGTTTTTTATGATATAGAATGTCCGTTACAAGAGTAGTTTTTCCAGTACCACGTTTTCCGATGAAGACAAGTACTCTGTTATCTCCGATTGTAGACGGATCAAATTTTTTTATGTTAACATTCATCTGCTGTTATGTGTGGATATATTTTTCATGGAAATTAAACATGACTTTCAGAGCATATGACGTAAAATTTCCCTGAAATTTTTTTCTATGTATAAAGTACAAACAACAATGGGAGGCGGTTTAATGCAACTCGTAGCCTATGGCGCTCAAGACGTTTACCTTACTGGTGACCCCGAAATTACTTTCTTCAAGGCGATTTACCGTCGTCACACCAACTTCTCAGTTGAGTCCATTGCTCAAGTATTCAACGGTACCACTGGTTTCGGCCGCAAAGCGACCGTCACCGTAAGCCGTAACGGTGATCTTATCACTAACACTGTTCTGGAAGTCAAGCTTCCCGCGCTTCCCGTCGGTTATAAGTGGAACAACAACATCGGTCACAACCTTATCGAAGAGGTCGAACTTGAAATCGGTGGCCAACGCATCGACCGTCACTACGGTGAATGGCTCGACATCTGGTCTGAACTCAGCACCCCTGAAGCCAAGAAGGGTATGTTCGACTCTGAAATGATCCGTCGTGTCTCCGACCTCAGCAGCACTACATCCGAAGCAACGACCCTTTACATCCCCCTTCAATTCTTCTTCAACCGCAACCACGGTCTTGCTCTTCCCCTCATCGCCCTTCAATACCACGAAGTCAAGATTAACTTCACCTTCGCCAAGATTTCCGATCTCTGCCATGGTAGTGGTGCTCTCTCTGTTGATGATCCCTCTATGTCCCTCTACATCGATTACGTCTACCTCGACACCGATGAGCGCAAGCGTTTCGCCCAATCTCAACACGAACTCCTCATCGAACAACTCCAATTCACCGGTGATGAAACCCCCGTTGAAAACGGTTCCTACCGCCTGAACTTCAACCACCCCGTGAAGGAGCTTGTCTGGGTCGTCACACAACCCGTATCCGGTGACAAATTCGACTACGGTTCTAATGAGACTGTTGTCAGCGCGAACCTCCAACTCAATGGCCATGATCGTTTTGACACCCGCGAAGGTTCTTACTTCCGCCTTGTCCAACCCTTCCAACACCACACCCGCATCCCCGAGAAGAACATCTACGTGTACTCCTTCGCCGTCAAGCCCGAAGAGCACCAACCTTCCGGTACATGCAACTTCTCCCGCATCGACAACGCCACGCTCAAGCTTAAGCTCACCCCTGCGGCGGTTGCTCATGCTGACTCCAAGGTCAAGATCTTCGCTACGTCCGTCAACGTCCTCCGCATCCTCAGTGGTATGGGTGGCCTCGCGTATTCCAACTAAATGTGTTCGATAGATACATCGCGCGGTGTATTTAAAGAATAACATAATGTCATAAAAAAGACTCTCTACATCAAAAATAAAGGAATATATTCCTCCGGTTTTGTTGTATTCATACGTTTACATTTTTTGTTTATTCCACTCTTCGGCACAAGCCTTGCTTACTGCAATAAATCTAGCATTTCCTTTGTATTGCGCAAATTTGACATCATCCTTCAACTCTGCGTAACGCTTCTTTACAAACACTTGATACGCGCTTGGTTCGCGGGTTTCGCGGGTTTTCTTAGGCTTACCACCTTCAAGTGCTAGAACACGTTTTTCGAGAGCAGCAATCCGAACTTCAATAGAATCCATCGTAATTAAAGAATGTAACTAAATCTTTAAGTCTGTTGGAAATACTCAATCTCTGTACAAATTCTCGATTTAGTAAACACATCATCCTCGAAAATGTTATTCATGATGTTTTCTGTAAGAAACGAATTATATGCGGGGCCATATCTCGTTTTCATGTTACCTCGAATGAAACGTGCGAGGTCGTTTTTCTTATCAGTTGTATATATATCGTCAACAACCTTTTTGATTTCTTTCGCGCTGATCTTGTAAATTGATTTATCTTGTAAATATTGTTCATAATGCCACTTGGCAAATGTGAAGGATAGATCTTGAATTTGTTTGATGTACTCGCTCTTCATCTTGTTCATATATACGGTATTTTTATAAACCATTTACCGCGCATATACTTAAAAAATCATATATACAATGTATTAACGATGTTCATTATCCTTCGGTTTTTATTACTTCTATTATGGACACCTCTACTGTACATAGATTCATATATAACATACGAAGTATTTTTTACGATACTTCGTCTCAACGGACCATTCTTCATAAAACTTACACAACTGTATGCTTCTATCAACGAAAATAAACGATTAGAAGAAAGGGTATTTGATAACATTCATGAACATTCATACGAGAAAACAAAAGAAGTGTATAAACTCTCTTTTGGTAGAAACATAGACGAACGGTATATCATGGATTCTCATCTACCTATTGCATCTGGTAGTATCGGTCAAGTATACAAGGCATATGACAATATTACAGAACAATACGTTGCGATCAAGGTTAGACACCCAGGTATATTTCAATTTTCTATGAAACAAATAACATGTTTCAAACGATTTCTCACGTGGTTATCAAAAACGCTTTCAATTGTAGATGTAGACGCATTCATATTATCATATTCTAATCAAATAGATATGAGAATAGAAGCAAATAATATGATGCGATTCAATAGTATCTTTAAGGATACACCATTTGTGACATTCCCAATACCAGTTGAATATTCAGAAGAGGTGATCGTCATGACTTATCTCGAAGGTCTTCAAAAAAATGAAGTGATGGAAAATCCATATTTGTATAATAAAGTTGCTTTATTCCTATTTACAATAGTTCGAAGTATGTCAATAGAACACGGATTTCTTCACTGTGATTTACATCATGGCAATTGGGCATACGACCCTAAAACCCAAGGCATAATAATCTACGATACTGGTTGTGCGGTGGAATTGGATAATGAACTCGTCCGAAAAGTATGTACGCATGTATATACACAAGAAATCAAAGAAGGATTGCGATTATTTATGAAGCGCATGTTGGTATATGAAATTCCTGATCGTATGATACAAGATTTCATAGAAAATAATAACAATTTTATACTAGATTTGGAAAAAGATTGTAGCGCACACAATGTTCTGAATACATTCAAGAGTTGTGCAAAAATATTAAAGACACCGATAAAAAATGAAATGTTATTTCTATTCTTGTCGAGTATAGTCATAGAAAACATATTACGTGAGAATTCTTTAATGGGTGTATCAAAAAATGAAAGTATTGATGTGATGAAAAGTGAATTAAGTTTATTGAATCAATATAGAATTTTCCCAAAATACAAGAATTTTCTGAAAGATTGTCTATCAGAAAGTAAAACTATTAAAACATATGACACTGATATGGTAGCTGCATTTTACAATTTAAAAGAATGTGAGTCTTAAAGAAATATGCCGATCATATCAGACTCGCGTACAACGTTAGAAGCAAAGCATAAATCAGTCGTTAAAAATATTATGACGCTTGACAACATACAAGAAAAAATGAAAAAGAAAGATGCGTTGAAAAAGCGACTACAAGAAGCTATATCTTGGAATGAAAAATGTGATGTAGATGCGCAAATAGAAACCATCGAACGAGAAATTTCATATGAACATAATAACATTGACTATATGCTTTCGGTTGCTCCAATCATTCAACGATATACATCAGAATCAAATACGTCTAATAACGATGGACATTCTGTTATGAATGGATCAATTGTTCACACAAAAGGTAATAATGATAGAGGAAAAATGTACGATGAATACTTATGTATTACAGAAAATGCACCAACACAATCAGAATCACATTGTACGTATACATGCAAGAGGTGCGTCGAACCAAGAATTATGTCATTGGCTGAAGCGACTATGATATGCCCAAGTTGTGGTGATGCAGAAATAAATTTCGAAATGGGCGCACATAACATGAGTTACGACCAAGAAGTTAATTCAGATGTCAACATTTGTTTTGCATATAAAAGAATCAACCATTTCAACGAATGGATGGCTCAATTCCAAGCAAAAGAATCGACATACATCCCATCGGATATTCTCGATGCATTGCGTTTAGAATTGAAGAAGGTTCGAATTGCTGACATGACACAAATAACACAAAAGAAGGTAAAAGACCTTCTAAAAAAGTTAAAATACAACAAGTTTTACGAACACGTTCCTCAAATTACAAACATGTTAAGTGGAATATCTCCTCCTACTATGACTCCGCATTTAGAAGAAAAACTTCGTAATATGTTTAGAGACATTCAGGAACCATTCGAAAAACATAAACCAAAAGGTAGGTCAAACTTTTTATCATATGGATATTGTCTATACAAGTTCTGTGAATTGTTGGGTCACGACGAGTTTTTAGATAGTTTCCCGTTGCTCAAAAGCAGAGAAAAATTATATCAACAAGATTGTATATTCAAAAAAATATGCACAGACCTTCAATGGGAGTTCATCCCAACGGTTTAAAGATTACAATCAGAGATATATATAATGGATACCAAGACAGACCATCTCGACGCCGACCCTATTACGATTCCTGGTCAAAACTATGCATTGATCAGTATTGTCAGTGACGAAAGCAATCAGAAGCATGATAAGTGCGGGGTGAAAATTCGTGGTGTGTTTAACACGAAGGAAGACGCACAGCACCACGCAAAGAAACTTCAGAGTCTTGATAAAACGTTTGATGTGTTCTTGGTTGAAATGTATAAGTGGCTTTTAGTACCACCTGATATCAGCAAAATTGACGAACAACATCATGCAGATGATGTTCTTAATAATATTGTTCATACACACAAGGAAGAACAAATCAAGGCTATGCAGCTTTATGAAGAACGCAAGACTGAAGTGAAGAAGGGTGACGAAGATCCAATTGATAGCGTCACAGAAAAGTAAATTTCTAATTTTTTTTGTATATTACGATTGTAATAATGAGTTTTACAATACCTACATTGCTTCAAGTAAGAGGCGTTGATGACGATAACCAAGAATGTATATGGTACGCGGAAGCGGTTGGACGTATTAAAAAACACGACGAACATTATTACGAAGGATATTACCTTGTTCCATCGAAAACGAAACCATCATATTTGGTTTACGATGAAACATATGAACATATACCAGAAGACAGTGTGATAGCTAAGCTCGGTGTAAAGAGTGAAGGATATGCGCTAGCTTGGGGAAAAATGGGTATACTCATGAATGAATCGGGACATTTCATAAAAGTGGGCGAACCCGAATTTGAATTTTCAGAAAGCGACGATGACGATGACGATGAAGATGACATAGGTTCGATTGATTCTTACAGCACAGAATCTGATGACGGCATAAGTAATATAAGTGATTTAATAGATGATTCAGAAGAAGCAATACCATCTTCAAACGACGAAGAAACGCGAACACTTAATGTTCAATTTAGGAATTGGGTACCGAAAGATGAAAAGGAGAATAGAGTGAAAAGTTTTATTGAATCTCTCGAGCATAAGACAGCTCAACAACAAGACGAACGTGCATTTTAATTCAATAATATATCGAAATTATTATAACACATCATGTCCACTGAGATAGATGCTATTAAAGATATAGGGGAGGAAGAATACATCATCATGAATTTAGATTCAAGACAGATGGATACGGATGGTACAAATTGGTTTGTGAAAAATATGAAGGGGGAGAAGGGGTTCGATGAACCAATTCCATATGTCACAAGTATAGAATTAGTTGATTCATACATCCCCAATACATTCTATAACGTAGAAGAGTACAATAATGTGTTTGTATTTGGAACACAACTAGAGCATTATGTCATTAATGATTCTGGCATGGAACCCAGCTTAACGAGACCAGTGTATTCAATAAATGGCGACAACCCTAAACTCGATGAAATAACTTCTATGTCGGTAATTCCATCTGATAATTTCAAAAGAGAATATACAAAATTTAATCCTGTTCCTGATATATTAAGTTCATATGTTATAAGTCATCAAATATTTTTCGAAAACCCATCTACGCCAGATGAAACTTTTACAGATAGGTTTATTTTGAGATTTACAATCAATACATCTAATACAACAGTACCAAATGTAAAATATTTTTTGTTACGTCTCACTGATAGCGATGGATCTGAAATAAAGAGGGAAGTTTTGGATAAAAATGGTTATGTAGATGTTATAGTGGGAAGGAGGGTTCGAAATAGCATTTCCGGTGACTGGGTTAAACCATCTGGTCAGTTTGATATGTTTACTGCGGAAGATGGTGTAGATGATATACCCGCTGATATCCAATTGAAGGTTTATTCATATTCAAGAGTCGAGTATCCTATACAAAATTACACATCGGATCAACTCAAGGAGTCAACCAATGGATACATAATGTCGCATTTGCGCGTTCTATTTGACTATAGACGGGATGATATAGTCGAACACATGCCATACGAAACGTTTTTGGATCTACACCTCAAACTCGAAAGAAACGATATGTCAAAGCGTTTTTCATTTACATCAAAGCATAATCACCAATTTTTCATAGATTTAACAGAACCTCGTTCTATTACACAGGAGCTTGGGTTTTCACACAGTTTTTATACATCGAATCATGTTGTTGAAAAATATAATCAAAAAATGTCATCAAATGATGATGTAACATCCATAACAGTGAAAGAACTTAGAAGTATAAACGTAGAGAACACCGATAAAAATAATACGATGTTATATCAAGCCTTCAGTCGATTGTTCTTTTCTACGCGACCAGTTAACTCAGAGTTGATATCAGAGAATCTAATAACGATTGAGCCTAAATTCGTGAACGATTTTCCGTTCAAAAGAGGCAATCTGTTATCTCTGGAAATATTTGGAAACATAAACGGTACTTTAATTTCATATTATGGCGTACTCATGCAATCAAATGATTATTATATTTTGCCATTCAAATCATCGTTTTATAATATTTTCTCTACAAACACTTCCGAATCAAATGCATTTACTTTACAATCCACCGATCAAGCTTTTTATGGCGATGAATACGCAGATTTTCTAAATGACAAGACATTCGTAGATTCTTTTGAATATGAAATTAGTACACAAAGTATAGAAAGTGAAAACATGATTAACTTATCCGGAGAAAGATATGTCGATATGATATGTGTTGAAATACAGAATGAATTAAAAAGATATAATGCTGGGTACAACAAGTTATACCGATACTACTTTGACGATATATCTGATTTATATGTTACATCGACAAAGGGTAATGTGACTGATCTAGTTTTGAGAAATCCCAGAGATTTCGGACCTGTAGCAAGATTAAATAGATTAACGATTCAGTTCATACGTTCGGATGGAAACCCTTATAACTTCAAAACCATCCCATTTTTTGTAACAATCGCGATTAAATATCTAAAACCTGTACTTCGTACAACGGAAGTGGAATCATAAAATAAAATCGCATGAAAAATGTATAAATAAAGACGTTTACGGTTAGTATGGCTATTTGAAAAGTAATCTCGACTGCATCTAGCGAAATTACTGGCAATAACCCAAATAAGATCAGTTTTGCAATAATGACAAATGATTGATATATATTGTATACAAGGATGTAACTCCTATTAAATCTACTTGCCCCGCGGTATCCTAATAACGAAAAAAACCCTAGCAACATTGCTGGATATACACCAATTGTAATGTATAGAATTGACATAAATAGGTCGACACCCGAAAAGAATTTCGCATAAAATGACATTTTTTGAAGTTGTGTAGCCATTTCTAAATGTTCATGAGCCACAACTAATTGATTTTGAGACTTTTGGACGTAAGGGTTATATTCTGATATGCTTTCAGACATTGTATTATATTACATTCAGAAATGATATATAAAGTTTTAAACACGTATATATGTAGACAATGAGTCTTAATCATTACAAGACCGAAACCCTGAAAATTTGTTTCCAGAAAGGATGGGAAAATGTAAGCATTCCATTACTATGGATGTTAATCACGGAGGAAGTTGGTGAATTGGCAAGCGCGATCCGGAGGACGACAAATAATTTTACAGATAAGAAGAAAGTGTATATAGAAGGAGAAATCATGGATGTCATGAGTTATCTCTTTCAACTAGCAGACAGATTTCAAGTGGATTTGGATAGTGCATGGAAAAAGCATGTCGATTCAAAGAACTATAACAGAGTATACCATAATATTAAAAACGCGAATAATGTATAAAGATTATATGTCTATTCAATAATAATGTCTTCAAGTGCTGATTCCTTCAAAAACATGTACAAAGATTTTCTCAACGAACTGATTAAAGAATATCCTGATATTGACAAAATTAAACATGAGAAACTCGATTGTTTCAAGTATAAAGGGAATCATATGAAACGATTCATTAAACGATTGCGAGTTCCAAATGATTATTCAGTCATGATCAACGAACGAAACGCAACAATTTTCACGTCTGATTGCAAACTTATCAAAGACATTGGTTTGGATATTATTTGGCCTCGGGCATCTCAAGAAAATAAAGACATCATATGGCAATATCTATCTACGATGTTCATGCTTACTAATACGGTAAGTGCGATTCCTCCTAAAATGCTTAATAATATCGAAAAGATGGCATCCAAGCTAGCCGATGAAATGAAAGGTACGGATGATTTGGATTTTGGAAAGATAATGGCGAGCGTTCAAAACATGATGAAAGGAAGTGATTTTGAGAAGATGATGAAACAACAAACCAAACCTAATGTATAATAAGGTATATGATTATATATGTTCTCATCATTGTACTGGTCATGAAACATGTATATGATTTGAGGAAAGAGCAGATGTATGAAGTCGACGGATATAAAGTGAGAAATCCGTCAGACACTGAATCGATTAGACGATTAAAATTACTTTCAAAAGTTACTGTATCGTTACAAAAAATCATCCGTAAAAACACAAAACACGCATCCCATGCTGGATGTAAAAAATTATTAGAAAGATTTGAATGTCCAGATGGCGTGTGCCGTATACAAGAAAAAAGCCACGAGTTCGATCATCTTGCTGCATATTCTGTCGATAAAGGTAAATTGATTGGCATGTGTACAAATCATGACGGAGAATATACGGATGAGAACACTATGATATTTGTATATTTACACGAATTGGCTCATATCATGTCCGAAGAGTACGCCCATGATGTTGAATTTTGGAATAATTTCTCCGATTTGCTAGAAATAGCTATATCTCATAATCTTTATGTATACCAACCATTTCATGTTCATAATATTAATTATTGTGGAGAAAATATAGAATTCACACCGTATACTCCTAAAAATAAAATTTAAAAATCATTTATTATAATGACTCGTCTTTGGATTGAAGACTTACGTGAATTATTTATATTCGATATATGGCCGTGCCCCGACGACACATATATTGAAAAAGTGAATACAGTTTCGAGATTCGTACTCATGTCATCAAGCATACTTGCGGTTCATAGAAAATCGGCAAGATTATTAATCGCAGGTGTTTTATTGAGTGTTGCGATCGCTTTACGAGTACCACCAGAAGAACAAAAAGACAAGGATATAATTGAGGCAGAAGTACAAAACGCAGAAGTACGTAATACAGAAGAACCACAAATTCATAATGTGGCAGAACCGGTTGTAGAATATACAGACGGCGTTGATTCATTTGCGCATTTTCTATATGGCGATATAAACCGGAACAACAAGCAAAAATAATGTCGTGTGTATAATTAATGTATAAGCAGACAAGGGGTATAAATGATGCCTCTTATATGAATCAACAAACTGTCGTACAGACCCGACCATTACGTTATATGACAGAAGCTGTAAGAGGTGATAGAGGTTATAAATTTGCTCATCCGGAAAGCATTGACGATAATACTTTATTAAGAATGCAACCAACAAGATTAAACTCACTCGACAGGGACCAATGTGAGTTATTCGGAACTGCCCCGCTGAAGTTAGGGCGCGTCGCAAACGATGTTGACACGGAATCAGCTCTTCGATTTTCTGATCACCAAAGGACTAATGCGGTGGAAAAAGTATTAACTGAACGTTCATTTCAATTCGTTGATGATGTACATGTTTCTGCTTTTACAAACACAGTTGATAATGAAGTAAGAAGTCGTTCAACACGCGTTGATCAACGCAATCAACGTGCCCAGAATATGAACTGTTAAATTTTTGTTATTATGTGATTATATTATAATATGAATACTGCTCTAAAGAACGATTCTGTTCTTTCTGCACAACCGAAACGATCTGGAGGCTATCAAACAACCAACTTGTTTCGTTTATCTGATACAGCAATCGATGTAGAATCTGTACTAAAAGGATTAGATACGAAGTTACATAAATACGACGTACCTCCTGTCCCTCTTATAAAAGTTGCGAATCCTACATCTGCTAATAGAAATTCTATGCAGATTGAAGGGAACGAATCTCGCACGAGACGCGCTGTCAATAGCATTACACATCAAGAAACCGCTCGATATGAATTCCCTCTCGTTGAACATCAAAATTTTGCTGTATTTACGGAACTTCAACGAGGTGGATTCCACACTCGGAATAACGCTAAAGATGAATATGCCTCAAAATGTAATATTGGTAATAAGTAAATGGATATAGCCGCAATTGGTCTATTGTCTCTCGCTGGATATGAGTTATCAAGAAAGAAAAAGAAGACTGAAGTCAAAGAAGATAAACCGATAGTAAAAGAAGAAACGAAATTTATAGATGGTAGTGAAGGACACATAAACATGCAACATCATTTTTCTGGGACACAAGCCCCTGGGTTACCAATGAGCCATAATAAACTAAGCATACACACAGGATCAAACCTGATGGAACACGCAAGTCGTAATTGTCGCCCAGAACCCGATAATATATTTGCCCCCCTTAAAAATCTTGTGCATGTCAACGGTGCGCCAAATGCTGATCTTACGGACAGATATGAACCTTCTTTAAAAATGCATAACGTATTACCATTTGAACAAAAACGTGTAGGTCATGGACTGAACACTAATTCTGAATCAAAAGGGGGTTTTCATCAATATTTAAGAGTCAAACCCAAGAATGTTGATGGTTATAGAAAAAATACATTACCTCAGCGAATTGTACCCGGAAAACAGCAAATATCAGCAAGAGAACAACTCCCGGTTGTGGATGCTCCTAAAATCGCAAGACATTATACGATGGAAGAACATCCTATGGAACAGCAGAAATTTAGTACTCAAGGTGCTACAAAACGCCCGGTTGCAGATCACCGACCCATGACAGATACAGTAAATGAAGTTTATTTTGGTGGAGCACATCAAAAAGGATCAAATTCTTCGTCTGCTCAGACATCTCGTGATAAGGACTCAACAATTGGGGGCAGAGAAGGTCAAGTTACCGGACATACATACAAACCTTCAAACACTGTGAATTCTTACATTGTACAAGAAACAGATAGAGAAGATTGCGGAAATCAACCATTAAATCCCAGAGGAAATGTTGACGGTACATATACACGCGACGTTGACGTATCCATAGAACCAACTACCCGAAGTACAATAAACAGTACACATGTGTTGAACACAACGGGAAATCAACATACGACATATTCAAATAATTATGATGTAGCGCAGGCAACCAATAGAAATAATACATCAGCATCTTATCATGGTGTTGCGCACGGTTATGAGCGTTCTGGTGAAAACAGAGAGTATGTAGCAAATGATACTCAACGTGAATCAACGAGCCATTCTTACATCGGTCCATCTAAATATTTTACAAGCGAACAAACAGATACGAGAAGTAGTCAAGAGCAATATACAATGAAAGAAGACACAGTTAGAGGATATACACCAGGTGCAAAAGGGACTCAAGCATCCATAAACCCCGAAAATATGAATGTTGAATTTAAAAGTGATAGTAACGCTGGAACTAGGGTAAATGTACCCAAGGTTGGTATCGTAACTACACAGAAAAATATGATGGGGCGTATAGAACACGAACAAAAGATTCCATCGGAAAATTCTAGAAATTTCTTTAGCGTTGCAAATGTTATATTACAAGATAATCCGCTCGCTATAAAGATTAATTAAAATTATAAACATTAAATAACTTATGCAGATTGATATGAAGAAAACATTAGAATTACCTGTATCCCGATTGAAGGAAGAATTGGCAACAATGGGGATGGAAACAGATGGGTGTAGAAGCGATCTTGTGAACAGATTGCATCAAGCAGGGATTTATGAAATAAACACAAGCATAAAATACCCCGCGATGTATAAAAATGTTTATGATCCTTCGAGTATATATATTGGTTCTCGGCCAAAGGATACACAAATGAATCGTTTTCAGATCGCTAATACAAATCAGACTATCATGTCTGGGGATTTTAAACAAAAAATTGTTCAAATACACGACTGTTTACACATTACTGAGACGAAAGAGTTATCTTGTGATACACCAGGAGTGGAAGGTGATATGAGGTTAAAAGGAGGGATTCTATATATGTACAGGGATACAGATGTTGATCCCGGGTGGTATGGAATATCATTTGGAAGACCTTTATTGTTTTAATTTATTGTATCATTCATGTTCATTATGATCGCCCTGATGATATTAGGTGTTCTTTCCGGATCTATAGATGACAAGTAATCAAAGAACTCAAATACCCCATGTAATATATTTGGATGCGTCAACCATTCATATATATGAACATGTGCATAATATTTCATATATTCTAACAATTCTGCCGCGATATTATCTCCGAACTCATAATATTGAACACACGCATATTCTACACCTGTCAAAAAAATGTCCAGTCCTAATCTAGGTTCAGACGATTGGAGTGTTGTTGTTAATTTCACAGTATATAAATCATCACATAAGTTTTCAAATCTAAAAAACTCTTTTGTTTGCTCTGGTACGTTGCCTGATGATGTCGGAAGACTTTTCGTATCACGGACGTCTTTTATGAGGGACTTTACGTATGTCATATTATACATATTGTCATATAGTTCGGGATCTTCAGCATTCTGTATACCAGAAGCAACATCAGTTACCCAGGGATTCATTTGATGACCCGAATCTATAAGTGAACGTATGCTTGTTTTTCTTGCAATAAACCTTTTGTTATTCTGCCACCATATTACTTGTTCAGCTAATGGTATTTGTCCTATTGGTTCTAGTGTTATTGGATCTGTTGAATTGTAAGTCATCTTACATTTTAACATTTCGCATAACAGTGTCCTGTTTTTATATTTTGTATAATCCACTTCAAGATGCACCGACAAAGGAATGAGAATATTCTTTTTGTGAAGCAATTCTGGGCGTTCTGTATGTACGAACTTCAAAAGATGTTCCATATGTCTTATTATGGTTTACAAAACTTTATGTTTATAAGAAAAGGGGTTTTAAATTTATTTGATATAAATAACGTATGGGATGGGATACTTACACATTTTTAGCAAACAATGTTGATATTATATATAGTTCAGCTATCATAAGGAGAAAATATAAAACGAAACTACCATACACCGTGTTGTTTGTTCATGAAGGTAAAAAGTTTAAAATATATGACAGAGGTACAATTTGTAATAATGTACTAAAAGACTTATATTTCAAATTCAAAAGATTCAGACAGACTCAATTCGATTGGAGATTGTATTACGCTATCTACCACGAATCGATTAATATCAAGTATGGAGATACACATATGAATGACGAAGAGAGAACAGTTGTTTATTATATAAAATACGGATATTGGTTTGACATGCACATTCCCGATATAACAATAGACAGAGTTAAAGAATACAGAGCATCATATGAAGATACTAAACAATTATCTATGGTAGAAACGCGAGGGCATCTTCTTACGTTTAAGAGACCCATATTATTCTCAAAGTGGATCTATGCCGCATCAGAGTATGCGCGTATAAAACATATTCAGGAAAACGAATGGATAGATCATTACACCACGAACGATAATATAGATGTTTCATTTGATCATATGTTATTTTTGAGTCAGTATCCCGGGGCCATATCCTATATTTTACAGAAAGAGTACGATCTTAGCTTATTAACTAAAATAAAAGTTGCAGAATTTTATATAAAACACATACACATGTTAGATAGGTTTAAAGGAACAATAGAATTTGATCCTTATGGATTTGTGAAGGAATTTTTAAAAGATAACAGAATCAACAGAGAGAAAAAAATGTCTGTATACAATGCACATCAGTATTTCGTAAAAGGGTTCGTAGAACACAGGGACATAAGAGAACACGTAAAGCGCGTATACGTCGTGAAGAGATTTGCCAAGAAACGACTTCGCGATGCATTGAAGCAAGTGCCATTCGGATTGTTGCGTTATATTATAGAATTCAAGATATACATGTGAAATTAGGGAGGAGAATTCTTTTCAAATTTATTGATTCCTTCCATAATTTTCGAAGCTTCCGCGAGAGAATAAGCTCCGCGACGTTGTGCGATTTGAAGGAATCCCGCCATTAGATTAAGAGCATCACCTTCATTTTCAATTTTCATTTCCATAAGATTCACTTGTTCTTCTTGAGTAGGCTTTTGTTGTTTTTCTTCAGAATCAACGATTTCGGTAGTCTTTGTAGAATCAGACATTGTATGTACTATATACAGATATGTATTCTTTAAATATTTTATAATTATAAGTAAAGAATGCAATCTAACAATTCTCTATTATCATCGAATGATATCGAAAAATTAATGAGTTCAAAAAACAAGGGGACAAAATTAAACATGCGTAAATCTAAAAACAACGTAACATTCAAAAGCGGATACGCGTTAACCGTAAAGTATAAGCCTATGCACATTCAAATACATGACCCATCGTCACACACATACGTGATGTATTTTCAACTTATTCCAATTGTATCTCGAAGAGAAAACAAAGCAACGAGTCGTAAAATGATATAACAAATTACAACCCTGGTTGAAATTCATGAATGTGTTTTCCTCTTGACGATGTAGAAATTCCTAAAGGAATGGGCTCCCTTGGTTTTGATATATATTGTATGTATTTCATTTGAGATGATGCATTGCCTCCCACCATAGGAACAGCTGTATGTAGTACGTGTGTATTAAGTTCACTTACAGCTGTATTCGCGGGTTTATGAAGTACCGACAATTTATTATTTTCAAACATGAATACCATCATGTTCAACAGTTCTTCATCGGATTGTCTCGATATTGTAATACCGGTATCTCTTTTGACCCCTTTGATTATTTCATTTTGAAGATTATCAACATTCTTTTCAGCAAAATATTTTTCCAATATAGGATCTGGTTCTACTCTCAGAATGCTCAGCGCGCTCTGTATGTATTTATGCGATCTTGTACCAATCGGTTTATCTTCGCTTTTCATTACTATTCCACAGAGAAAAATTACCTAAAGAAGCATGTGTTCATGTGTATATAAACAAAATGGTTGACATTGATGCATTGTTTTCAGTCTTCGATAAACATCGTGTAATACAAGAGGAAGAAGAATGTGATAATTCTTTGTGCAAAAATTGTAAATCGACGTCTATTGTTGATGATTTTTCAAATGGAACTACTGTATGTATCGATTGTGGTCTCATAAAAGAAGAAATTTTGATAGATGAGAAAGCGGAGTGGAATTTTGGGGGCGAAGAAGCAGCTTATAGCAAAGACCCTTCAAGATGCGGAGGTCCTACAAATGCCCTACTTGAGAAAAGTAGTCTTAGTACTATGATAAACACCTCCCGAGCGAAAGGTAACAATTATACGATGGCTAAAATTCATCAACAGCAATCTATGAATTATGTAGAGAGAAGTTTGTATCATGTATTTGAAGGTATTCAAAAAATGGCCGGTGATAGGGGCAGTCTTTCACAGGCTATAATCGAACAATCGAAAGCATACTATAAAAAGATTTCAGAAAAAAGACTTTCTCGCGGAGCTGTGAGAAAAGGGTTGATTGCGTGTTGTATATTGTATGCGTGCAAAGCACATAATGTACCACGTAGCGTAAAAGAGATCGGAGAAATGTGCGAAATTTCGGTTGGAATTCTCAATAAAACTACAAAGATTTTTTCATTGTTAATGAAGGACGAGATTAATAACACTAATGGAATTAATGTTGACGATCTGATATCAAGATTCTGCAACGTGTTCCAGTTTGAACACAGAGTACATCATTCTATTTTGAGGGACGTCAGAAAAGTCCACGATTACGTATTGGAGCATAACATTCTTCATGGAAAAACTCCGACAAGTGTAGCATCGGGTATCATATACTTTGTTCTTCAAAACAAAGGGTACGAAGTTGATAAAAACCTTATCGCAACACAACACAAAGTGTCGTTTGTTACGATAAATAAAATTCAAACAATATTGGGACAACATGATTTTAAGAAAATACTTGTGTAATTTCTCCGTTTGAAAAGCGTATCAAATTATAGCATATTCCATAGGTTTTAATATATTTCATTTCATATATTTCATCGTTATATGTGTCAGTCGTTACTCTCATTATATCTTTGTCAAAATAGATTTGTCCACTCGGGTGACCTGATGATGGATCAAGCGACGGACACAATGAGTACACCCTAGGTATGGACGTGTATCCCTTTAAATACGGAGTCATATATTCAAGTTCTGTCGGTACTACATCTTTATCACCTATTTTACACGTTTTCATCTCCTCGAATCCTAGAAATCCTTCATCTGTTTTTATCACAAAGAAAAGCAGTTTACACGCAAGATGAAATGAACTTAATGATGGATAAACGACACCAGCAGTCCCCTTACCATCTTGGTGTTGTTTCAGTTTAAACGAGTCTTGCATAGTAAATAATTGAGGTACAATGTATTCTTGCGCACGATCGTCTTTTATCATACTCAGTTCATTCTCTGTTGGTATTTTGTACTCAACTATAAGCTCGGCCAAATTTCCTTTTTCCCCTTCGTATGTATTATTTATCGTACTTTCATCCGAATAAAATATTTCCATGTCAAGTTTTACACCCAGTTGATATTCTGTTAACGTAATCGATATGCGAAAGTCGTCATCTGTCTTTTCCTCAATTATGTCTTTACCTTTATTAAAGTCGACTTTTACTCGCAGTGGTTCTTCCAAAATACATAACGGAAACAACTGAGCGTGTGATTTGGAAAACCATAATGGAATTGGCAAATATATATGCTGTGATGCAACTTTTGAAACAAGTCTAGGATCTTCAATACTGTAATCACCAATCATTGTTTTGAATCCTGGTTTATCAGAATAGAAAGAATGTAGTAATATGTATAATCCGTCACTATCGATATCGCATAAAGTATACTTGTTTGTGTATACTTTGATGCGTTTTATACAACGTAAACCGATGTTATTTTTTAAGAAATATGGTATTTTTTTACCATTTATATTAATTGCTGATGATAAAAACCTAGATATATCGATGTGTATGTACATGTTTGATATGAAGGCATCTCCACTTTCAGGGATCTCTACGATTGATGACGTGTCAGAGTTGTATGACAAGTTTAGATTCGTGAATGGTATAGTCTTTTCTTCTGAAGCCATGTGAGAATGTCTCTTATGCTTTACTGAAAACAATGGATGTATTTCATCTTCTGGTTCTCCGTACAACTCTTCATCTTCTGGTCCTTTTGCAAACATCTGTATCTGAACACCTCCTCCAATAACATCCTCCTCGGGTATTTGGGTGTTCATTCTTATTTTACTTTACTTTTAATATTCTTCATTTTCTTCCTCCTTAGAGGGCTGCGTTTCTTCAACCGGTTCATACATGGTTGAAGGGATGGTGTCGGGGGTTGGTGTCCCGCCTGTAATAAGACAACGCATGTCCAAAAGCTCCTTGTACGAAAATATAGAAATGAGAAGGGCTACAAGAGCAACTCCAAGCACAATTCGTTGATCAATTTCCATTACTAAAGTATTTTTCTTTTTATCATAGGATGAACGCAAATCATTTAAGAAAAGGGTGTGTAGTATATGTATACAAAACACAATGGAACAACTCGATACTTTTGAGAAAGCTTGGGGTGTAAGCCCCGAGAATCCTTTCACTTTCCCACGAGTAAACGATATTTATTTCTTGTCTTCTAAAAATGTCGGCTTTCATAGCACAATGTGCGCCGAAGCAATACATACAAAATTTTCTGAATATATTCAACAAATTGTCGATGTGTATAACGAATTACAAAAAGATGGTCATATGACACTTGATGACGAGACTTGTGAATCTCTTCAAATGAAATCGCGTATCAATCGCGTGATGGAAATCGCATATTATGCTCGTACTATTGCGACCGCTTTCAAGCGCGTCACGGAAGCAGCTGATCTGTCAAAGGATTACAGAGACAACACTGATGTTTCTTTGTTTAGATTCAGAGCAATCGATACATCTGATATCACCCCTTATCAAAACCTGTTGTTGTATGTATTGAGTTACATGTATGACAATGGTTATAAAAGGTATAACTCGGATGTGTATCAACCAATAATGACAGCAGATGGTCATAATACCCATGCTTGGAAAAACGTGGGAACCATTAGTAACATCGTGTACGGTTGCGCGCAAAAAGAAGTCAATTTTGACCAATTTCTTAATTTTACGCACAGATCTGATTCCAGTCGCGCCGTAACCGAGTATTTAACAAATTGTAAAGATTCTCAGTTTGATGGCATTCAAAAAGATCGTCATGTGTTTTCATTCCAGAATGGCATTTATGATGCATTAACCAATACGTTTACGCCGTATGGTCAACACATCAAAAGTTCAATCATTTCTTCAAAGTTTTTCGATATCCCGTTTGATACGCAGCACTCAAAAAAATATGAGGAGATTTCCACTCCTTTGTTTGATTCTATTCTCTCTTATCAAGATATCACAGACGATGTGATGTATTGGGTATACGCGTTCATGGGTCGTTTGTTATACGAAGTGAATGAGAAAGATGGTTGGCAAGTCATCTTCTTTTTCCAGGGACAGGCGGGAACTGGAAAGTCTACAATCGCAAATGTGTGTAAAGCATTTTACAGCGACGAAGACGTTGGTATTCTATCCAACAATATTCAAAGAAAGTTCGGATTGGCTGATATCGTTGATAAGAAAATGTTTATCGCTCCAGAAATCAAACGCGATTTCTGTTTAGAACAGGCGGAGTTTCAATCGATGGTAAGCGGTGACACCATGTCGATCGCTGAAAAATTCAAGAAATCCAAGTTTGTGACGTGGAACATTCCAGGTGTTCTTGCGGGCAATGAAACACCCGACTTCATTGACAATTATGGAAGTATTCAGCGTCGTATTGTTAGCCTCAGGTTTTCGAAAAAGGTTACGAATGGTGACATGATGCTTGGGAAGAAACTCAACGAAGAATTGGGTAGAATTCTACACAAGTGTAACCTTGCGTACATTGATGCCTATACAAAGTATTCAAAAGATGACATTTGGAATCACATCCCATCTTACTTTGTCGATAATAGGAATGCCATGGCGGCAGCCACTAACCCGCTCATTCATTTCCTCGCGTCTGGTAAAATGAAATTTGACCCAGAATGTGTTCTTCCAGAAAAGGAATTTATTCAGCAATTTAATCAGCATTGCATTGAGAACAACTACGCAAAGCCTCGGTTCAATCCTGATTTCTACACTGGTCCATTCACACAATTCGGTATTACATTGAAAAAGAATCATGAATTTCACTGGCCACCGAAGGGACATCAAGGGTCGAGGAAGAGAACAGAGAATGCTTGTATCGGGGTTGGTGTTATCCACGATGAAGACGAAGAGCTTGAATTTGAATAAATTCGTGCGGGGTGCAGTGAATACGATAGCAGGAACTGAAATGAACACGACGGGTGGTGTGGGGGTATTAAATGTTTAAAGATATTGTATGATAATAATATACATGGACCCTGAAACAGTTCTGGACAAATTAAATATAATAAAAGACGGTACAATAGTTTCAAATGAAAAATACTTAAATTGTAATCTGAAAATTGATCTTAAACAACATCAAGTATCTATGATTCATGCTATGAAAAAAATGGAAGTATCATCAATCCCAATAAATGAGGATGATATGTATATAGACACAAATGTCGGTATTTGTGGCGATGATGTGGGCACTGGTAAGTCTTTGAGTATATTGGGTCTCATTTCAGATAATATAAAGATCAAACAACGAACAAATTATGATGTTACTACTAACTATTTTACAGTCTATAGAAGCACGTGTAATCAACCACTTCCTACAAATGTCATTGTTGTTCCACATACGGTTATAAAGCAATGGGTGAAATATATAGAGACACAAACATATTTAACGTTTTATACCGTATCAAAAAAAATACATTTGAAATGCGTACACGACATCGTAGATAAACCAGATATTATTCTAATATCTTCGTCCATGTACAATATGTTCGCTGGGTTTAACATTGACGTATACTTCAAACGTCTTATATTTGACGAAGCGGACACAATACGCATTCCTGCTTGCAAAACTATGCATGCTCAATTCATATGGCTACTGACATCATCGTTGGAGAATATTCTGTTTCCTAATGGATACTACTACGTGTATTCTCAGCAATTTCCTAGAATAGTGCGTAAAAATGTCATGGGTATTAAAAGGAATGGATTCATTAATGACATTGCTCGTACAATTTCTTTCTCTTCTGTACCGGTCCTGAAGAAATTGATTCTAAAGAATAATCCAGAATTCGCAAAGGAATCTTTAGGAATACAACCACCTCTAAAAAACTATATCTTGTGCAAAACACCTGCATATATGCGAATTGTTACATCGGGTGTACAATCACAGGTATTAGGTTATCTTAACATGGGGGATGTAGAAGCTGCTCTGCAACATCTCGGATGCAAAAGTACTACCACCGATCAGCTCATTCCAGCTATTACTGAGGATATCAGAGAACGAATTGAAGATGTTTCTGCCGAAATATCTTTTGTAGACGGACTAAGAAATCTTAATCAAAGGCAAAAGGAATCTCGTTTGAAGGATCTCAACGATAAGCTTGCTCGTTTGAATGAAAGGTATACGTCTATACAAGAAGATCTAGCACATCATGAAGAAAAAACATGTCCTGTATGTTGGGATGAATTTGAAAATCCGTCATGTACACTTGGGTGTTGCAATAAAATGTTTTGTTTAAGTTGTGTTATGAAGTGCAAATCAGTATGCCCATTATGTCGATCTGTATTTACGAAAGAGACTATTACGGTTATAAATGATAAAGAAACTATCGAAGATAAAAATGTAAGCGATACAAAGTCAAAGATTGATACTCTCAGAGAAGTCTTAATCAATAAACCACATGGAAAGTTTTTAATCTTTTCAAATTCGGATGCAACTTTCGATAAATTATCAGAAGTTATTACCAGTTTAAATATGTCTCATAAAAAACTGTACGGAAACGCAGGGGCAATTGCCAATAGAATACAGTCGTTCAATGAAGGGAAAACGCAAGTTCTTCTACTCAATCCGCAACATTATGGTTGTGGATTGAATCTTGAACAAACTACAGATGTCATATTCTTTCATCGTTTTGAAAGTGATATGGAAAGACAAATCATCGGGAGGGCACAACGATATGGCAGGACAGATATCTTAAATATTTCTTATTTATTCTACGAGAATGAATTCAATAATACTTAAAATAAAGATTTGTGTAATAATCAAATGGGAGTACCGAGTCTTTACCGAACACTTGTTTCGCATTATTCGACCATTCAAGATGTATCTACTGAACAGACAGAGTGTTTATTTCTTGATTTCAATTCTCTTATCCACCATTGTTTGCGTGTAGTGAAGGGTATGGATATAAGCATGAGAGAAATGGAAGAAGAAGTCATAACTGAGATTCTTCGATACGCAATTTATATTATTACAAAAGTTGTTAAGCCCACCCGTCTTGTGTACATTTCTATAGATGGTCCTGTTCCCGTGGCTAAGATGGAACGCCAGCGTTCAAGACGTTTCAAGAAAATCCAAGATTCTGCCTTTGCGCAGAAGACGCGCCGAAAATACAATATGGATGATGAGAAATCATTCGACTCTAACCGCGTTACGCCAGGAACAATGTTCATGTCAAAACTTAATTCGCGAATTAAAAACTATATCACAGTTGGAGCGTTTGCTACCCATACTAAGAAGTCAATTCGAGTAGTGTTTAGCGACAGTAACGTCGCAGGAGAAGGAGAGTATAAGATTTTCGAGTATATCCGGAACTGCCAAACGCAACACAAGATTCATATTTACGGAATGGACGCCGATCTTATCATGTTATCTATGGCTGTAAACAGACCAAACATTCGATTGATGCGCGAAGCATCCACGGTTGATTCTACGACTGATGCAGAATTTTCATATCTTGACGTGGATATGTGCAAAACAGTATTATACAATGATTACATTTCAGATGATATGAAAAGTTCTCTGTCTCTGGATGCGTTTATTCGGGATTTCATCTTGTACTCCAAGATGGGCGGAAATGACTTTGTAAACCCTTTACCACATTGTAAGATGAGAACAGGGGGGCTTGAAAAATTGACTAGAGTGTACGTTATTGTATACAGTCTACTCAATACAACATTATTATCCCCAGATGGTTTAATTAATTATACATTTATGAAACATTTTCTATCTCGTCTATCCGAGTCGGAAGACCTTGGTATGAAGAGGTCTTCTGGATATAGAAATTCTCCGCACGAGCAATTAACATTCGAACGAGAAATTGAAGTGTATGAACATTCGGAATACGCGAATCCCAAAAATCCATTTCATCTTTTTTACAAAGATACAATGAAGGAAGTTGATTACAAAAAGGGGTATGACGAATGGGTACATGAATACAATTCTCATTTTTTCAAAGATACCGATTTGTCGGATGTTGTGAAGGAGTACTTCAGAAGTCTTACTTGGTCGTATAGATATTATCATGGTGAAATCCCTTCTTGGACATACTATTATCCATACAGAACAAGTCCATCAATCAAGACTCTCGTGGATCATTTTGACGCATCACATTTACATGTTCAATTCGAAAAAGACATAGTTCTTTCTCCTTTTGAACAACTCATGTATGTCATGCCCGCACAAAGTTGTCGGTTGCTACCATATGGTCTTCAAGATATGATGACTGATTCGGAATCTCCAATTGCTGAATATTATCCGTCTCGATTTAAACTTGATGTAGTTGCTGGAGGAAAGAACATCTATTCAGAAGCATTGCTACCCCATGTAAATATTGCACATATAAGATGCGCCGTTGCAAATATACCATTAAATGATCACGAAGTTATGCGCAACACGGTCGTTGAACAACCATTTCATAAAACGTGTCACTGATTAAAATCGCATCCTCATCCCCTTTTTCAGCAATAGAGGGTTTTTATAAATCGGTGCCTTAGGTTTCAAAACCTTTTCAATCTTGGGCTTATTTTGAATCATTTTAGGATTCAATTTTTCATCTATACGTTTACATAAATCAACTTTTTTCCCTTTCATATCTAATTTCAAGAGTTCTTTCCCCACTCTCTTTATATCATCTACATTATGTTTGTCACAAACCCATGGTTTGTAGATTATGTCATCCCCCTTTTTCAAGGCAACACGGAGTGTATTCTTCTTTGTTTTCTCGTCTTTATATTTCTCAACTTTCCACATCGCGTCCTTGTATTTTTCGTATATTTTTGGAAGTGTTTTATTTAATCGGATAAATTCTTGTACATATTTTTTAGCTTTTCCAGGAAATAAAGTTTCATTGTAACAACACACATTCCCTTTTGAAACTTTTGGTATTCTCCCACCTGTACATGTACCATCTGCTTTCATTTCAGGTGTATTTTTTCTACAGTGTGTTATTGTTGTCGCGCGAAGTTTCGGCGATACAAGAAGTGTTGGAAAAATTATGTCTGTTGATGCATCTTCAAACGCATCTACGAACGTTTTTAAAATGGTTCGAAGTTGAGACAATGTATATTTTCCAGTTGCCTGGACACGCATTGTATTGAATACATTAATTGTGGGTCTGGACTTAGAATCGTTGATTGTACCATTCTGTAAAACTGGTTTGAAGAATTTACCAGACAACTTCTTTCCATTTTTTTGATTTGTGACCTTATCATAAGAATATCCTTTTTTTGATACAATTTCGTCTATTTTTTTGAAAAGTCTTTGTAGTTTCTGATACGGAAGTGCCAATTCTCCCAACACTTTGCCATCTTTGGGTGACAGCAAACTCATCTCGGTGACAAACATTGCATCTATCCTATGTTTTAATGTAGGGGTTTGTCCTAAAACGTTGTTTAGGTGTTTTGAAACGTAGTCGATATATTTATTTATCTGTTCATCCGTTTTCACTAACGCGCCCACTTTGTCATTGTTTTTAAAACTAAACCTACAAGAAATCACGCTGTGATTCCCCGAACCTTTTCTCCCCTTTTTTGGCTTTGCTGGTTCAAATATGCGAATATGAACATTACCTTCAAGATCACCTAAAGAATATCTACCCTTCATTATCATTGTAACAACCTTTCTATCTATATTTTTGAATAGTTGGTCGTCTTTATAAAATACTAACGCATCTTTTTCGTTATTCTTTTTTTGAAGGTGCTGTGTTCCAAACCCCTCAATAGAAGTGATTTCAAAACGTTCTTTATTCTGTACCTTTTTATATAAGGGCGCATCAGAAACTCTTTCAATAAACGATTTAAAACTAATAGGTCTATATAACGTAGAAGTGTTAACCCAACTCACTGTATAGTGCATTATTTATTGTATATTTTATAAATAATGGGATATGAAAGCGAGATTCCTGTGTATGAAAACGAACAACATACACATGTCGTCTTCAATGACTACAAGTTACTGTATCTCAATGAAGAAGACAATGAATCAGAAGACGAAGAATACCTTCAGCTCTATGAAGAACTTTGGGAAGAAACATCTTGTGATGTAGAATATGATTGGTATCAAGAGGATCTGGAACATCCAAGTCTTCTCCCGGTTCAATCAAAAATATATAGAAATAAGCCTTGGGTGTGGTATCACCAATATTACTCTCGTATGTAATACATTACACCATTATATTCAAAAACTATCTCAAAACGAGACACGGTAGAACCGGGGGCGTTTAGCGTACCAATCGTTTCTAGTGGTGTTGGATCTTTTAAATTCTCAACGTATATACATTTTTCATTTTGGACACACATCCAATTTTGTCCGAGCGAAAAAGTAACTGTATTAGGTGTATTCAGATGAACAAGTATACCTAATATTTTTCCTCTCACAATGTCATTGTCTATGATAATGTTTTTACCAGCAATACCAATGGGTTTTTTTGATGCCTCGGCTATTTGTAGAACATTCAAGGTATCAGATAAATCTATTTTGCCATTCATATTGAAGTCGCTTAACAACAGTTCGTCTGTAGATGGCGTACTTTTACCAACGACATATTCTAAACATTTCTTCACGGATTCCATATTTGTTTTCCCATTTTTAAGAACATCGCCTGCAACGAATGTATACATTAATATTATCATGAAATTTGTATTACGTTACCTCTTTTAGATTTACGATGTAAATATGATGCATTTTCGTCCGGATGTATCATAATATACTTAAACTTTGATGGTTTTCTGAAAAAATTGTCTTTTTGAATAATCCCCTTTTCTGTTATGTATCTTTCGTTTGCGTATGAAATATCCATCATATTGATACCAGGTCCCTTAAGTATGTATCGAGTATCGAAGTTCATCGTAAGTAATGGATTTTTTCCAGTACCGTTATCTGTATATATATTGTCGTTGTCAGCAGTTACATGTATGATTTTATCAGAAAATGTTGGTATTTTGACATCCATAGGGAGTTCAAACCCGTCTACATCTATACATTTACATTCTAAAACTTTCATATTGCGATTCAAAAAATGCGCAGACAGGATTTTTTTGGGCATATAGAAAACCTTGCTATCAAATGTCAATGCAATTGTTAAAATGGCATTATCTACATGCGAATCATAGATGCGAGCATCATATGTATGTAATGTTTCTTGTGCAAATAATGCATTTTCTTCGTCTATTGCGTCAATTGCTATTTTCAATAATCTTACGTTCACTTTCTCGCTCGGTACTACAATTATATCAGTCATGTACATATCACTGTACTCAACTTCTAAACCGTTTGTAGAAATACGCGAATGAGCGAGTTCATGTTCAATTGTCAGTACATCATCATTTGTAAACATGTTCCAATTCCCGACTTTCAATCGATTGGTAAATGCTTTTCCTTGAAGAAGTGATATTATTTCATTATCATGATGATCAAATATGAGGTCTTGCCCCTCTGTATACATTTTATATTCAGGCAAACGCACTACATTAGACTGAATGTCACCATAATATTGCTTAGACGAATCAATATGTTGCATTTCGTCGCCAATGTTGAATGAGTTTATTGAAATGCTTTTTACAGAAAACATATTATAATAAGGTATATTAAATATGGAGTTAACTATATCCCTAGAAGGTGTCACAAGCGAACGTGTTTACAAATATGTAAGCCTATTTATGATGGGCACCGCATACATTCCACAGATAAGACTTAACGCGAAAAACGGAACACCTATGAATGATTTTTCATATGTCTCTCTTGGTATGTTAATAACATCGGGTCTTTTATGGACACTTTATACATACGAACAAGGAAATGTGAAGGAAGCTATAGCATCTTTTTTCGTAACATTAAATATCATCATAATTGTATCCCTAAAAATAAAATACTACATTCGATCTGTAAGAGAACATTATAAAACTTTTGGAGACCCATCAGATGCTGACCCTACAAAAATCGCAGTTGCTGAAATTATGTCAAAAGCGCTTAATCAAAATACCGAGAAACATCTTGAAGTGAATCAAAACAATGTTTAAATACTGATTTTTAAAATTTCACAAATTTGTCTTAATTTTTGTTTGTCATCGTGTTTTGAAATGATATGTGCTTGAGGTATTTCATCAGATAAACACCACGAATCTATAAAACATATATCATCTTCGTTTTCTGGTTTCACATTTATGTATACTTTTACCCTTGTGTCGTCTTCGTTGGCATCATTAACATATGACACATTGATGTGCTCGTTTCTCTTGCTTATTGTATTAAAAAGTGTATAATGTTTCTCGTCGTTCACGATGAAGAGCATACTTATACTATGCGAGTAATTGTATTCTGCCTCTTGTCCGCATCACAGGCACATCTAGTTCTTTTGGATAGTCCAACATAGTTATGGTGGTGAACCTTATGTTGTGATCCCAATGTGGTTTATCTTTCTTGGGAATATGTTTATAATATCCTATTTTCACGGTGTCTCCTGGATTCTTCATATACATGAACCATTCTAAAGAATGCGAACAAATTCCAACACGAACGTTATCGATTGTAGATATTATATCATATTTTTGCATTTTATCAGTAGATATTATATTTGAAAAAATCCTATATACGAACATCCCGTGCATATTATCAAAAAGAAAGTGTATATTGAAATGTATTATATCTTGTGCGAGGATGGGACGCGTTCGCATACCAAAGAACCCCTTTCTATAATCTGTTCTAGTGGTTATGATGTTCTGAACAACTTTCTTCAACAAGGTACATGAAGCTCCTCCGCATGTTTTTTCCGAAAACCAGTTTGATATTCCAATTATTTTACCTTGACCATTTAAGATAGGGCTTCCTGATATCCCTTTTGTTATTCTTATGTTAGTAGCTATACTATCTATGATATCTTCTGTAACAAAGTTTATTCTTTCTATGTATCCCTCGTGAAATGAATGAATGCCATAATCTTCCATACATCCAAAAATATAACATTTCCCCCCCATTCGCATTGTCGGCGCAAAATCTAAAAATCCTTCCGTACGTATGTTACCATCTAATTTTAAAACACAAACATCGGCTCGTCTGTCTAAGCCTACAACAAACGCTTTTACAATACGTGACAATTCAAAACAGACGTGTATAGCTTTACAACATTCTGAATCACCTACGTACTTATTCTTTAGAACATTGTGAGCGGATGTAACAATGTGCCCTTTCTCTGATACTATGAACCCGGTACCTACAACGTACGTATCATCTGATATATGCGCAACAATTGAAACGATGCTTTGTTTCACGCGTTGATACACGTCAAACATTACATGATATTACTCTTTTAATTATACAAAATTATCGAAGTGTATTCATAAAAACGGTGTACATTCCTTTATTCATCTTCATCTACCTCGATTTTTCTTACTATGGATGTATACCCAGCCATTGTCATCGAACCAATTTGTACCTGAGATACCCAATCTTGTGCAACATCTTCTCTGAACCAAAACTTAATCCCTTCGTCTACATTTGTTGTCAATGCCCAATATGCATCTTCATAACTTCCCGATACACTGAAATACATGACGGCTTCTATGAGGTTTCTTATGACAGAATCCGATAACATGGGCGACATCAACCCTTGTGGGTTGCCCTTATATAAGAATTGAAGCTCCATTTGTGTATATTCGGTTACCTTTTGTTTAGGGAACATTATTTTCCAGTCGTATGTTAAATTCAATAATGCACAATGAGCTGGAACTTCAATTGGTTCTTCATCTACACCTAATTCAGGCATGATTTCTATCAAAATATCCCCGTTTCTTGTAAAATATAGAATAGATAGTTCATCATTAGCATGTAATTCAAAACCGTTGCTCAGTACACGTCTGTATACATCAGAAACTTGATTTGTCGGTGTTGGTGTTGAATTTTGATACGTTCCAAAAATAATCTTCAACATTAATTGAATATCAGTGATGTTTACTATTGAATCTTGATTGATATCTGCCGCATTTCTTTGTTCGGGTGTAAGTGTACCCGGAGAAAATATTTCAGTAATAGTTATCTGAATATCAGCAATATTGCACACACCATCGCCGTTTACATCACCGAGGACATTTCCAACAGATACAGATTTTACCATTTGTCTACTAGTTCCCTTTATTGATGTCATATTCAAGTCATTCCCATCTTTGTCTGTCAAATATGTACCCGTAGGTTGAAGTATAGCGGTTGTGTTTGTTGCTATTGGTATTTGTAAGAATAAAGTAGGTGTGTCTAATCTAATCTCTACTGGGGATGCCGACATTTGCATACCAAGAACCGTTGTTGTACCAGCTGACACAATGAATGCGTTTCTATTCGTTACATCTTGAGGGATGGAGGGGTTTCCAGAAATTGAAGCACCCGCTTTGAAGCTTACCTGGAATCCAGCAAATCCGGAAGTTTGCCCAAATGTATTAATATACACATTTATCATGTTTCCATCTTGAATCGTTTGAATAATTGGCGCGGTGGTGTCCAATACTAAAGATGGTTGTTCGTCACCACTCGGCGTAGGGGTAAATGTTTCTGTTATTGTAGGTGTCGGTGTTAAAGATGGTGTAAATGTCGGTGTCTGTGCAACAACTATTGTTGGTGTAGGTGTCATCGGAGTCATCTGAATACTTGACATATCCAATGGTTGGCCATTTTTATCAGTCAATAAAGTGCTTTGGTGATTCAGAGCACCCTGCATATTGTACGATGTATTAATCGTCATCAGACGTTGTGTAACATTTGTAGACAGTTCAACAGGTGACGCAGAAAGCTGCATCCCAATTATGATATTGGTATTCGTACTTAAAGTAAATCCACTCGACCCTTCTAATTCAGGATTCATAGTTACACCAGTAATATTCATAGGTTCCAAGAAGTGTAATTCAAATCCACCTATTCCGCTAGCTTGCCCAGATGTGTTAAAATATACATCCATAGACGACGCGTTGCGTACAAATTGGAGTACGGGTGCATTAGGACCGTAGATAAGTGTCGATGTAGACGTTGGAGTGGGAGTACTTGGTAGGTTCACTACAACATTCTTAGTACTTGTGAACGGAAATGTGAATCTTGTAAATTCACTCAACCACGTAGGATCACCATAACTTGATGTCAATGGATCAATAACACCAATTGTCGCATAGAAATCAACATAACCGTTCATCGCGAGCGTGTATTCGCCATTGAACAAATCTAAAGTATAGCTCATCACGATCTTTACTTTTGAAATAGTTATTGGTTTGTTATCTTCTGTCATGTTAGTTACGATGGGTGTACTTAAAGTACCTTCTACCTTTGTGGGGGCTAACGATACGAAATCGTTATCCATCCAACTGTTTGTATCCGAATTACTCGAAGTGTCAAAGAATATTTGATGTGTATCGTTTCCTATCTGAACCGACATAGTTGCCTCTGTTGTATTTAATATATCAAAATCCATCTCATCGTAATTGAACGGGATGTCATCCACTTGAAGTGTGTAATGTCCTGAAACAACATTATTATTAATTTTCGTGAATTGAAGAGACGAATTTGGATATTTCATCTCAGAATCTTCTGGTAAATTCTTAACGTTTACTATATAACCCTTGTTTGGTTTGAATTCGTTAAGTGTACCGTACCACCCACCATTTGATCCCTTAATGAGAATCCCGTTCTGCGACATAACTTCTGTAACATATGGCGCAAACAATGAAATGTATTCTGTGACGAAAGTGCTTACATTTGTCTCATAACTCAACGGGTACGCAACCCAGTTGTATCCATTTGTAATCTTGGGCTGGTCGATTTCTGTGATAAGTTTTGCATCAAACTTCCATTCATATGGTCCAGTACCATCTGTTTTCACCACATAAAATTCATTAGTCAATATATCTGTAATATTGCCAATCCATACATTTCCAACTCTGTATACAACAGTTGTCTTGTTTCTTATGGCCTGTATTTTGTTAATGAACGTTCCGAACACATTCAAGAAACTCATATTATCAGTTTCGACATTTACAGATAACCAATCATATGGACCATTTACCTGTCTTTCAATTACACCGAAATTAAACACGAGTGGGGATGCTTGTGTATATGTTGTATTGTAGTCAGTGGTAATCGTGGTACCGTTCAAAAATACACTATCTAATTCATACAAACGCCCGCTCTTTATTTGCACAGAATCTTGGTTTTTCATGAAGGAAAATCTAATATTTTCATAAGAGCCACCTGATACATTGGAATATACTTGCATTGCAAACATTGGGACACCACTTGTTGTAATCACGGTAGAGCTTACACCTCTTACTCTATTGAGGGAGTCAGTCGCAATAAGTACGTCACCAAGTTCTACAATGAAATCGCCGTCGTTTTTTATAGTTGTATACAAGATCGTATGATAGGCGAATTCTTCGAAATTTACTTCAAATGCAATACTTGGATCTCGGATAATAATAGGCGTGTTTCCTTCTACATTAACAGACCCCGCATATGTCATGGTTCGACTTGTTGCGTCAAGAATTACAGGGTCGTATATGTCAGAAACGTGTAGGTGCATCCAACCGTGTGAGCTTGTTACATCAGGCAATGTTTCAGGAAGGAATGAAATTGTTTCGTTTGATTCAACGTTCTCTAATTTATTTTCAATTTTCCTTGTATATCCATTTTCATCAACATGAATAAATGTTATATCTAACGGTTGACGATCGAGTGATATCATAACGGTGTAATAAGATCCCCAAGTAATCGGCTGAGTTATACCTTGTGAGTCCATAAACGTTCGTGTTGCGTCACCTTTCCCAACGCAATAATATAATGTATCATCCATATATACAGCATATTTTGCATTCGGAATTACTTTACTTGATAGTGCATACACGTGACCCCCTACATATTGAGAATCATTGACAACCGCACATTGTACAATGAGCATTTTCGTACCAGACGACAAAGATGGTTCGTAAATATCGCTTACAGACACATCATTCAATCCAGTGAGAGGTGGTTTGTAAGACTCGCTGTAACGCAATTTATTTAGACCACCCATATACCCATGAATTAAACAATGGTAACTACCCATGTGGAACGGTTTCTTAACCTTTACCTCAATGTCACTATTATAATATTGAACTGGATACATGACACCACCCACATTTACGTTCTCTGTAATGATTGATTTCGCCATTGTACGAGAATAGGCCATGCGGCTGCTTCTGGAAACAAGCTTTTTATTGGATACAGGGGGTGTAAGTGGTGTGATCTCTAAAGCATCTGGTAAGAATCCTCCATTCACATCGAATGTTAGGAAGCCTAATGGATGTCCCCCGGTGATACCTCTAAATGTATACGTATTTTGATACAAGCCAAATCTTACAGTGTCACTATAATACCCATCGAATTTGTATTTACCATCCGAAACTGTCACTGCAATTTCATCCGGTAATACATGAACTTCATCTACAAATGTTTTTGTATCAGTTGGAGAAAATGTTGGTGTATCCGTTGGAGAAACTGTTGGTGTAGATGTTGGTGTAGGGCTCACCGTTGGAGTATTTGTTGGTGTTGGACTCATAGTAGGTGTACCAGTCGGGGTTGGACTTACAGTTGGTGTGGATGTCGGGGTTGGGGTACCGGTTGGTGTTGTTGATGGCGTAGGTGTTTCTTCTGGTGTTGGTGTCGGCCACGCGCCGTCTAAAAAATATGGATTAAACACTTGTTTATTTCCATATGATATAAGTAGTGGTTCTATGATACCACCGCCTATATCTATGTATATTGCACCTCCTAATATTGAAGCATCAGATAAACATGCATCTGGTACCCTCATTACAATAGAAGCGAGAAAATTATTGTTTTAAGTCCGGGTTAATTTGCCAGTTACCGTCGATTTTTTTGAGTACAGGCTTAGATTCACCATTAACTTTGATGAAAAGGCATTCGGTTGCTGTTGCGTTTGGTGAAATCGTCATATTCGAAAATTTGGCGTCAGGAAGAATCATTACTCTATATCATATTTTTTTTTCATGACGTACCCATTGTTGCCGCGAATATCACTTAACCATGACATCTCCGGTTCGTCGCCTGTAAAATCGTCAACATCACCCATGTGCACGTACATATCCAAAAACCCGCTTACGTTCGTATCATATATATCAATCGAATGAGACAAAGTAAAACTTAATACACCCTTTATTTTTATTGCTGTATACTCTCCTATATCTACTTCAACATCATTTGTACTTTCGAATAATGTGGGAACAACTGTAAGTAAATTGGAATCATAATATGAATATTCTTGTTTAGATTCACATTGGAATTGAACACCGTAAATATTTACGTGTACATGTGTTGTGTCTAAAATCGTAATCTCTGCGGGAATATCATCTAATAAAATATTGAATTGTGTTCTGATTTGAACAGGAATCGTAGAATAGTGTCGTAATGTACTGACTATATCATAGGATCGTTCACTGGTCACGATATACCCTTCATTTGGTTCTATAACAGAAATATCTCCACCCCAGTTACCAGAATCATACGTCATCATACTTTTTTGAGACTTCACGTTATTCAAATGTGGAAATATTTCAGTAAAATGACTAAATGATTTGTTTTCTATGTCTGGATGAGATATCCAGTTTTCACCTTCTTCTATAGTGTAAGATATATCGGAATTGAGTAAAGGAGTGCCTACATACTCCCAAATTACGTCTTGACTCAGATTTAAAATGTAAAAAGTATTTACAGATAACGTATAGGACACACTCTTCTTTCCTAAAGTACCCACAAATCCATTGCCCGTTTTTATTAAAACCCCGTATTGTGACCTGATCGACTTAAGCTCTTGAATAATAGTTTTCAGATATGTTCCCATCATAGCGCGAGTAGAACCACTATTAATCGATATGTAATCATATGGAGCCTTTAATTCTTTCCTCGTATACCCTACTCTGAAGACATGCGAACCCCCTTCTATATTAATGTACAATCCACCCAATGTATACATGAAAATATTTGTATGTTTTAATAATTTGAACGTTATGTATTCATCTTCCATTGTGTTCGTGTGCACTTGAACGGCTATACGAGATGGGCTAGACGTACTTCTAATAGACGAAACGCCAACGACTCTATCTCCATTCATTGCGATAATCACATCATTCTTTGTTATCATGTCGATCTCTATATTATCAGTACCATGAGTTACACTTATATAAAACACGTATGTGTACGCATAATCGTTTGTATTTATGGCAAAACCAATCTGCGGCACTACTTCTTCTACGCTTTGAACTATTCGCGATTCGCGTTGTTTTAACAATCTATACCCGTATATTTGTATTTCAGTCTTCATGCTAAATTCTATGTACGTATTTATATTCGACGGATCATGATTGGTCGGAATAATATCAACATCATTATTGTAGACTTGCTCATTACCACTATATTCCAATTCAAAAAACGAATCGTTATGAAATAAAATATACTTGTCTATTTCTGTATTCTTTGGAATGAGTAAGCTATTATTCTTGAAAAATGATACTTGGGTAGTGCTCTCACCGTCTTCTTGTAAAACATTTTTAGAGAATGATGTATAATTTGAAACTATTTCATACCATTCACCATCTACCACCAAGGTTTTGTTTGCCCGATCCTTATCATATATCTTCAGCGCAAATACATGTGTATTTTCTACAGCTCCTTCCACAACACAAGGACAAACAACAAATTCAACTTGTGTTCCACCCAATGGTTGTACAAATTCTTCTACGTTATTTAAAAACTCTTGATACACTGTCCAAGTTTGGGTCATAGTACTAGTTACCGTTGGTGTACTTGTTGGTGTGATACTCGTAGTTGGTGTAAATGTTGGGGTTGGTGTACTTGTTGGTGTGATACTCGTAGTTGGTGTAAATGTTGGGGTTGGGGTATTTGGCGGAACATGATCATATTTTTCATTTACTATGTCTATATATTGCGTTGCTTCTTCTGCTGAGTTCGTTGTGACATCAGCCATTACTTATACTGTAAAAAGTTGTTTATATGTTGATAGTGATTTTCAATCTTTGTATCATTACATCTTAGCGACTGCATTCGTAGTTTTTCAATTTTCTTCATCTTTTCTTTGCGTTTTATGTGCTTTTTCGCTTCCGTTTCTGTCATTTCATAAGAAACGTTCTCTCTATCATCCATGAGTTCGCCGATGTTCGTGTACTCTCTTCTTCTCGAGTGAACTTCTTGTACTTCTACATGAGCCCTCATGTAATCAAACCCAGATGTTGTCGATCTATCTTTTGAATCCTTGCCAAGACGTTCATAATCTTTCAAAAAATGAGCTTCTGCGGCATCGGGAATCCTGTGTTTAACTATAGCTGTTTTGAAAGTTTTTCCGACTGGTTTCTTATATATATCTTCGTCAGCCTCTCTATTTCCAGATGATTGCATATATTGCCCATATCCCATTCTTTCATCATTCATAGAATTCTTTTCAAAATATGTATTAAACTTTGAATGGCTAAAACTATGTATCGGACTTTGTTTTGGCATTACATGATGATATGGAGTATACGATTGCTTAGTTGTAGGACACGAACTTTCACCACGACGTTCTCTTTTTATAGTATTGTATGCTGTTTGAATTATTTTAAATAACCCTTCATTCCCTTTGTTTTTATCAGGATGTGTCTTCATCGCAAGATGTTTATATGCATCCTTGATTTCTCTATTTGAAGCTACAGACGACAAACCTAATACATCATATGGGTCCATTATCTTTTGCGACATTTATGTATAATCATTTTATGCGTATACATTACAATGTATAAGAACTATAAGATGATGAAAAGAAAATTTATACCTGAAAAAAAAGTAAAAACATTGGGTTCGCAGTCAACATTCCAAGAAAAATTGGATGCAATGGAATCTATTAGAAACGATCTTGGCACAGACGGAATAGAAGTCCCAGGTGTTGTAGTCGCAGGCTCACAATCAAGTGGGAAAAGCTCTGTACTAGAATCGCTGTCTGGTATTCGTCTTCCAAGCGGAACATCCATTACGACACGTGTACCTCTCATTTTACGTCTAGAGCGTCGACCGGTTCAAAAATCGTTTGCAATAATTCATCTTACAGCAGACTTGACACACGGAGAACACATAGATGAATTAGATGACATACCATCTAAAATAGAAGAATATACAAAGAAAATAGCAGGAGATGGTGGTTCGGTTTTAGATGAACCAATTCACTTGAAAGTTATTCAACCTGATGGGCCAACAATTACAATCATTGACTTACCCGGTATTACTCATATGTCTATTGATGATGTACAAAAAGATATTCATGCGCAGACAGTAAACTTAGTAAAGAAATATATACAAAATGAACACATGATCATATTATGTGTAATTCCCGCTCTCGATGATTTTGCCAACTCGGAAGCTATAAAGTTGTCTAAGGAAATTGATGTACACGGTAAACGAACGATTGGTGTCATCACTAAAATAGATCTATGTCCAGATGATATTACAGATAAAATTAAAGGAACCGGGCGCAATGTTCCACTTTCTCTTGGATATGTTGCCGTTCGAAATAGATCGCCAAAAGAAACAGACATTTCTACGAAAGAGTTGCGGAAATTAGAAAGTCTTTTCTTTCAACAAAGCGGATTTTATAGCACTCTTGAACATTCATCGTGGGGAATGGATACCCTCATAGATCAGATTATAGATCTACAAGCTGCGTCAATTGATACTTATATACCAAAAGTAGTAGATACATTGAACAATAAAATAATTACACTAAAAAAAGAATTATTATCAGATCAATATCATTTCGCAACAGCACAGGACAAGTACAGATACATTACAAAATGTGTACTGAAAATTTCAGAAAATATGACTGCTTTAAGAAGTGACAAAACTTTATACACGATGTTCACTATGTATGGTCAAAATATCAAATCTGCTCGACCCCGCTTTTTCGAAGACGAATTCTATGAACGATTAAAGAAAGAAGTGAAAGATATTGCTGGAGTAAGCTTACCAAACTTTTTATCTCAACCTCTATTCGAAAACATTATGAAGGATACTAGAAATGATGTCATTGATATTTCTAACAGACTTGCTATCGATGTTTACGTACACATGAAACAGATGATTAAAAGCGAAGCCAAGCACATTACAGGAGAAATTTCACAGTTCATTTGTAATACGATGATTCAAGATCTTGAAGAATTGCGCGAGCAAATGACAAGTGTTATGAACACATTTTTGGAAGCAGAAAATATGGTGTTCACACAAAATAATGGATATATCAATGATATCAAATGTATCAGGGCCATGGCTGTAAATAATGATAATGATACTTCCGATATTCCAGATAAATTTCTGAAACGTTACGCTTCAAGTACAATAGGGAACGAAACGCATATGGTATGCGAGTTACAAGCATCTTTATATTCTTATACGAATGTCTATATAAATCGTCTAGGTGATACAATACCTATGTTATTTATGCATTTCATACGTCTTTTTGTAAATAGAATTTCACAAAAAACAATGGAACCGGTAAATGATGAAGTTATAGAAAAATATATGGCCGACGACGAAAAGCAATTGAAGGAACGAGAGAAAAAAGAAGGGCAATTATCCCGATTTGAAAGGGCGTTGAAACTTTTATATTCGTTGTAATGATTTAAAAAAAGTATTACTTACATTACTACTATGGTGTCGCAAGTTCAAACATTTAAGGCGCTTTTTGAAAAACATTCCATTGAGAATGTTTCTGCGCAAATTGAAGAAATAACTGGTGAAAAGATCAAAGAACATAATCCAACGCAAATCCCATCATCCGATGATCATCCCGCACAAGCAGAAGAGGAAGAACCTGTACAAACCGAAGATGAAGCCGAATCTGAAGAACCTGTACAAGCCGCCGAATCTGAAGAACCTGTAAAAGCCGAAGAGGAAGCCGTCGAATCTGAAGAACCTGTACAAGCCGAAGAGGAAGCCACCGAAGCTGAAGAACCTGTAAAAGCCGAAGAGGAATCTGAAGAACCTGTACAAGCCGAAGAGGAAGCCACCGAAGCTGAAGAACCTGTAAAAGCCGAAGAGGAAGCCACCGAAGCTGAAGAACCTGTAAAAGCCGAAGAGGAATCTGAAGAACCTGTACAAGCCGAAGAGGAACATGTACAAGCCGAAGAGGAAGCCGTCGAATCTGAAGAACCTGTACAAGCCGAAGAGGAACCTGTACAAGCCGAAGAGGAACCTGTACAAGCCGAAGAGGAACCTGTACAAGCCGAAGAGGAAGCCACCGAAGCTGAAGAACCTGTAAAAGCCGAAGAGGAATCTGAAGAACCTGTACAAGCCGAAGAGGAAGCCGTCGAATCTGAAGAACCTGTACAAGCCGAAGAGGAACCTGTACAAGCCGAAGAGGAAGCCGTCGAATCTGAAGAACCTGTACAAGCCGAAGAGGAACATGTACAAGCCGAAGGGGAAGCTACCGAATCTGAAGAACCTGTAAAAGCCGAAGAGGAATCTGCAAAACTTGTACAAGCCGAAGAGGAATCTGAAGAACCTGTCAAAGCCGAAGAGGAATCTGAAAAACTTGTACAAGCCGAAGAGGAATCTGAAAAACTTGTACAAGCCGAAGAGGAATCTGAAGAACCTGTAAAAGCCGAAGAGGAATCTGAAAAACTTGTACAAGCCGAAGAGGAATCTGAAGAACCCGTACAAGCCGAAGAGGAAGCCACCGAAGCTGAAGAACCTGTAAAAGCCGAAGAGGAATCTGAAGAACTTGTACAAGCCGAAGAGGAATCTGAAGAACCTGTACAAGCCGAAGAGGAAGCCGTCGAATCTGAAGAACCTGTACAAGCCGAATCTGTTCAAGATGAAGAGACTATTGAGAAAGAATCCATCTCAAATGAACGATATATCGACGGACAAACGAGTACCAACGCGGTTCAAGAAACTACTATTGAAGACGCTCTAAAGGAAACTAAGGTTGAACTTGAATCACCCGAAGTCCTACCAGAACCTAAGAGGGGGTCAATCGAAGTTGATCCAACGATCAAGTTGAACATTTTTGAAAATGCATTTGACGAAGAAGTATGTGATAAATTGAGGGGTATTATTACAAAAAATATGATTGACTCTACAATTACTACAACGGTTGATAATTTCAGAAAGAGTAAAACTTCTATCATCGATATCAACGAACCTCTCATTCACATCGTTAACAAGAAAATTTGTGACATCATCGGGGCTGACATTGTACGAGGAGAACCCATCCAAGGAATTCATTACGAAGAAGGTGGATTTTTCAAACCCCATACGGACTATTTTGAAGCAAATGAACTTCATCTGTGTGGTAAAAGTGGTAACAGAGAAATGACGGCTATTTTATACGTGGATGATGTTACAGAAGAACAGGAAGGTGAACTAGTATTTCCAATTCTTACGAAACGAATCAAGCCCCGTAAAGGTATGTTAGTATTCTGGAATAATATGAGAGGTGCTTCTCCTCTCTATACGACTCTTAACGAAGAGCGTATTTTGAAAAGTGGGTTTAAATCTTGTTTGATTAAATACATCAGAGAGAAGCCATTTTTCTAATAAAATCTAAACATTTATCTATGTTTATAGGTGCTTTTTCTGCATCAATTTTACTTTTCATTGTTGAAATATCATGTTCTACACTTTGAAAATGAAAATGCTTAACCTCGAAAAAATGACATAAAACATCATATCGCTTCCTATAACATTTGTCAATTTCAATACAACATGTCCCAGGTTTCATAAACATAACGTTTGTTAATCCTGAACCATATTGCCCTATAACAATCTTTGCCCTAGAAAAAGTATCAACTTGTTCTTGGACAGACATCGTTTCTACAGACACACAGTTTACATTATACGGTTCAAGCACCTTCATGAATTCTTCTTCGTTGTCTATATATCTTTTTGTTCGCGGTCGTTTTATATATATAATATCTGTTGGTTCTTTATCTTTCCATGATGCAATATTTCGAACCTTTTCAATGAGATTTTTATCCCATATCGTGAATTTAGGATTTTTTCCTTGTACGATTATACCACTTTCATCGTATGTCATATGAGCATCTATTCCAAACATTTTCAGAACTTTTACCGAATGATTGGTAATCAATTGTTCTTTATTACATAGTTTAACTTTCAGCATAGCGTGCGCGTGACAATGCTCAACTATTGAGATGATGTGATCTACCCAAAAATGATGATAATTATTAAAGTTTCCGGCTCTGAATGGTCTGGATGTTATACATGGTATAACATCTTTGATACGTCTTGGTGTTTCTGAAACAGGTCTCGTCATTTCATTTTCATAATCATTAGTGATGATTACGTTATCTAGCATCAGATGAACACGTTCATTGTGAATTCTTTGAATATCAGAAGTTGGTATATTCATTACACATTTGGTTTCACAATTAGGCTCTATATGCGCTAGTACATCTTGATGTTCTCTCGAAAAGGAATGTTCAAATACTCTGACATCATTGTACAAGTCTTTATTGTTTGTATCAAGAAATGAAGGAGCATCGATTGCTATAATAATCGTAGCGTTACACATCATGCCAAATAAAAGAGCTGCAAACCCATGAATACCGCGACCAGTGTATACAGTTTTGTCATTTTGAATATCATCGAATAATAGTCTTTTTCTTATAGCAACAACGTCTGAATAGTGTACAAAAGTTATCTTATCAGAATAATCAACAATACTTGGACCAAATTCAACAATCCTCATTTATCCTTATGAAATAAATTTAATGTTCATCTTTTACGATACAAAGTTCACAATCACACATTCTTCTAAATTTTGGATATCGATTATGGCGGTCTATGAGTTTGCACATAGAATGTACATTCATGAGATATGAGTACTTTTTCATAGCTCTGTTACTCCATTGAACATCCGTGGGTCTTCCTAATCCTACCATTTTTTCATTAAACATAAATTCATCAAACACGTATTTTTTTGCAATTGTAAAGGCACCTGGTGCGAACATTCTAGGATGCTCAATCGTGTCGTATGGTACATTTCTACCATCTCCAACTCTTGGATTCTCCCATATCCAATCAAGATACCTTCTATCATTATGGTCTACTATTTTATTCATGAGTATGTCAAAGCATTCTCCAAATTCTAAAAGTCCTTTATACCAATCACTGGACAACCTTAAATAATCCTTCATGATAACAATAGTTTCATACTTTGCATTTCGAATGATATCGTTCTTTTTCTTTGTTATATGATTTTTGTTATTATCAATATCATCTTGAATGATATGTACATTTTCTTTGTTCCAGACATCATCTACGTCTCCTATTATGAATATTTCATATGATGGTATATTTTGATATGCTATACTTTCAACAATTATGTTGACATTTTTTTGATTGCTTTTAGTTAAAACCCCGAAAGTAATATTCATACTTTTCACATTAAAATTTATACAAGACTTCTACGTGTACATTGACATTTATACAGGACTTATACGTGTCATACATTGTTCGCAGAGTCTAACAGTAATCATCCTGTATCAATATATACAATTTATACAATTTATACATTTTATACATACAATTTATAAGTATAGATAAACTGAAAAACAATCATTATCAGCACGAATCATACACGAGTATTCGAATGGAACACAACACAAAAACCCGTCTATTATGATTTTTTCTATTCTAAAAACAGTCTCCTTGTGCGCAAGAGCTTTAATGTGTTTCATGCTCATTTCGTATCTACACGATTCGTGTAATATATCATACAATGATTTTCCTACTACCATCGAACTTCTCATCGGAGTACCTTGTTTCAAATAATCTTTGATACGACCATCGAGTGTACATTCAATAGTTATTTCTGCATCGCGCTGCATCTTGAATTGGGAAGATGACATTGATATACATTTGCTGCTATTCATGTGATATTGTAATGATTGCCTTGAACTTAAAATCTTCTTACAAGTTGAACAGGCGAACATTATATTCATGAATTTATATGTTTTTATCGCTTAACGCGTAGACACTTTTTAGAATTTCTAGAAATTTCTAGAACTTTCTAGATTCATAAGATGATTATGCATTCATTTTTAAACGTGTATTCGGGAATCATCTCTATCCGCGAACCAATGAATCTATTGTTATTTGATCTTACAACTATACCGTTGTCAATTTCACACATTGTGAGTTTACAATGATCATACATCTTTCTTAGGATGCCGTAGTCAGGATAATCCCTCTCTATCACACCACATTGCATTTCGTGCAATTGAAGTTGTAGTTTAGTGTCAAGCTTTTGACTACATATCATACAAGCCCACGTACCACATTTATACTTTTTATTTAAGTGATACGACAATGCTTGCTCTGAACTTAAACGTTTCCCACATCTTGGGCATATTGGCATTATTAATATTATTATCCTTGGTATTTTAGTAAGTATAAGAATAAAAATAATATAATTATTTAATTATTTAATTATTTAATCAAAAAGAACACGTTGTTCAAGAATATCTTTTGCGCCGAGATACACAAATAGTGAGACACCGATTGCTACTGCGATGTTAAAGATAAGACGTAATAGGTTGAGTACACTGAATTGACTCGATATTTCTTGGAATACGAAGGGGTTCGAAGACGAAAGTGGAGATAATCCTAAAAATAAAGCTAATGACGTGTATACCATGAGAATTATGGAGACGACTACGAATGTCACAATAGTCGTCTTTAAATACGGGTTGTAAGATGTTTCCATAACATTATTTAAGGGTTTGTTCATGTTATTATACTATATATAATATGCCAGATTTCAGAGACATCCTCGCTAAAGATACTATTGTACAAAGAACGGAGGAATGGTTCGCATTGCGCGAAAAAATGCTTACAGCAAGCGATGTAGCGACAGCCATTGGGAAAAATCCATACAGTTCACCCAAACAACTACTTATCAATAAGCGTAAACCATCTGGAGGACCTCGTTTTGAAACAGAAGCAACAGCGCATGGCACTAAGTATGAAGATGTAGCAATCAAAAAATTTGAAGAAATCACAGGTCACAAGGTTCATGACGTTGGTATATTCGTTCACCCCGAACACACTTGGTTAGGCGGAAGTCCAGATGGACTTACAGAAACATGTGAACTTATTGAGGTTAAATGTCCTTTAAAACGCGAAATAAAACATGAGGTACCTGTATATTATTATCCACAAGTGCAAGTGTGCATGGAAACGTTGAATATTGATAAATGTTACTTCGTACAATATCGACCCATAATGGAACCAGGTGATACAGAAATATTGGACATTATTGAGGTACCCAGAAATAAAGAATGGTTTGCTGAAAATTTCCCAGTGATGCGCTCATTTTGGGATGATGTACTATCATACCGCGCAAATCCTTCTTGGTCTACAGCTTTGTATGGCATAGATCCATCAAAGGTTGTTGACTTTTCTGATATTCCGGTTACAAATGACTATGCATTCATCGACGATAACGATGATTTGACAAGACTCATTTTATAAATAATATAAAATAGTACGACAAACATAAGACATAATAAGATACTTACTGTAAGAATATATGGCCATAATTGTTGTCCCAGATATACAACAATGGGGTCAAGGATATTTTTTTCAACTTTGTCTTTATTTTCCTTTTTATTGTATTCTGAGATGATCATATCAATTGTATCTTTGAATAGATGTGTAAAATCGTCCATATGATGTATGCGTCGAAAATTAATTTAAAGAATATACAAGTACTATAATTACGACAATGCCTCCTAAATCCAAAGCCGAACCCAAGAAAGTGAAAGCCACCAAATCCACTCATCCCGTTGTTCAAGAACCCGAACCCGTAAAGGATGAACAACAAGAAAAAAAGGTTGTTACTGTCGAATCTGTTATGGACGAGCTTGCTAAGATGAAGGAACTTCATGCGCAAGTTGGTAAAATGATCCAAGCGACTACTCAAATGGTCAAGAAGCTCAGCAAAACTATGCAACCCAAGAAGAAGCGTACCCGCAAAGCTCAAACTGCTCCTAGTGGGTTCGCTCGCCCAGGTCCTATTACTCACGAACTCTCTACATTCCTTGGTATTCCCAAAGGTGAACCTGTTGCCCGCACGACTGTAACCAAGCAAATGTCTGCGTACATCAAAGAAAAGGGTCTCCAAAACCCCGAGCGTAAGCGTGAAATTGTTCTCGATGACAATCTCGCCAAGCTTTTCAAGATGAAGATCAGCGACACTATCGAATACTTCGAAATTCAAAAGCTTCTCAAAAACCATTATATCAAGACCACTGCCTAAGTGCATTGACAAAGTAGTTGTATACCTGTTTACTCACATCATATATGAGCGACCAGATATATTCTTTATTCTTCAGATACATATTCATAATCTAACATAGTTCCCCTTGACGTATCTTTCCACTCCTTTATATGAAGCAAACCGTGATGCTCGTCATCATGGCACTTCTTGCATAATACAACTAAATTCCCTTTCATATTCTTTATATTTCCATGCGCATCACATTGATAATTGATATGATGTGTATCTAATTGTTCATTTTTACATCCGCATATTTGACAAGATTCTTTCAAGACTCTTGCGTTGTATTTGGATTTCTTAGGAGGCTTTTTCTTCAATAACGCATTTCTTGTTTCTAACGCAAGCGAAGCAAAGTCTTTATTTCCAAGAATATGTGTCGCAATTTCTAATCCATACAAGTGTTCACCCTGTCCATCTTTAATGTGTCTGTCATATGTCACATTCCCATTTTCTATGGTCACACCAATGTGTTTAATCTGAATTGTATCTATAACCTGCTTGATTGGTTCAAGTTCGACAAGACCATGAAGATGTGTGGCGAATACAAATGTTGCTCCAATTTTTGAAATCATGTTACACATTGATGCTACGATGCTAACCGCTGAAGTGTGCTCGGTTCCCTTACATATTTCATCTCCGATGATAAGACTTTTCTTATTCGCAAAACGAAGAATGGTGTCCATTTCCATCATTTCTACATAAAATGAACTTTGTCCCTTGTGAATATTATCTTCTGAAGAAATCCTGGTAAATATACGATCATATGGACAAAATTCAAATGATTCTGCTGGAACAAACATACCCATTTGGGCCATGATGATACACATACCTACAGACTTTGAGAAACATGATTTGCCACTACCATTTACACCATACAATAACATCCCTTTTTCTTTTGAAAAGTCAACATCATTTCCCGTGTATAACGTGTTTCCATCCAAGCGTTCCACAATAGCGTGGCGTATATTTTTACCCGTAACATATGATTCCTCTCCTTCTTTAACTATCGGCTTTGTGTAATTGAACGCCTTTGCAACCAAATAGTGAGACTGTAACACGTCTACTCGCGCAATGTATGATCCAAATGTACAGATGATTTCATGGTACGAATACAATACCTCGATGAATTCCTTCATCTTTTCTTCCACGCATTCGTCGTATGCATCTATAGCGCTATGAAGTTTGTGAACAAGTGATTGTATATCGGGAGTATAAACAATGACCTTCTGTTTACCGTCTGCTTGAAACACCACATTATTACCCACACGATTTTTCAATGTTTTTGCCCTCCCTTGGGTGGTCACAAGACAGTATGACCCCTTATGTTGTTCAAATTTCACACCATCATTCACCCCAAGCGTTTTGGAAAATCTTTTTGCGTGTCCATCCATTGTTTGCATAATTGTATCTCGTTCTTTTTTCAGTATGTCTACATCACTATATACTCCCTCGCGAAACACATCTTTCTCCATATCAATCGTTGAATGCCAGGCAATGTAACAACGTTTGACATCACTCTTTGAAATCATTTCGTGTACAGATAATCCAGATGTCTGTTCAATAATAGCAATGCCATATTCAAAACACATGATGAGATGTCTAATATCTTCCAGTTGAATTGATTTATTTGCGATACATCTTGCGAGTCTATCGACGTTCCCTACATTCTTCGTCAGCTGTTTTACAACGTCAATGTTTATATTAGACATATGGTCTATATCATCATACATAGCGGTTAATGTATCTACATCAGTATACGGATTGAACAGTGTTTGTTTCAATAATTTTTTACCCATAGATGTATTCGTTTTATTTATGATGTCAAATAAACACTTCTTATCTTGACTTATGAGCTGAAGTTGGTGTACGGATGTGTTATGCAACGCAAGGCTTTTCTTGTTGATTTGTTCTGGAATTCTGATTCGTTGAATTAAACTCTTATGATGGTCCTCTACCCATTCGATGAGAAGCGTAAGACTTACACGCGCAATATGAAACATTTCCATATCTATAGACTCAACAGGGCTCATTATACTATCATTTGGGTATGCTCGTGATATAACATCATTTTGATGAGACACATGCTCATATATATTAGAAAACGAAATCTCTCGCGCACCTGAATACGTAAGTCCATTTTTTGACATGCAAATAATTTCCTTGCACCCACATGTTTCTATGATTCTAGTCAACTCTTCTTTCCTATATGCTTCGTTGTCGTTATAAATTTCTTCAAACATCACTTTACCGGATGCAAGATCTATCCATGACACTGCAATACATGTATCATCCGCATATATACTCGCGACAATACTTGAATCACAATCATCAACGCAAGTACCGGGGCTAAAAATTTGAACTACCGTTCTTTTTTCCTTCACTAACTCGTCTTGTTTTACAATCACAGACGTATACCCTTCTCTACTTAAAAAAATCACATATCTTTGCAAAGACGGTAAAGGCATGCCACACATTTGCGGATTTGTAATACTTATCTCCTTGTTTTTGTCCTTTGCTGTTAACATCATATTACACACATTTGACACAACGTCAGCCTTTCCATATCCTTCATATGAATACACTTCGTAAAATCCGCCGACTTGCATGATAACTACTGTTTTATCACCGTATTTATTTTCATACTCTTCTTGTAACTTAAAATAATTCTTCGTAAGACTCATAATACTATAAACATATTAAGTCTTTATGTCGTCATCGCCACAATCATCGTGTAATTCATTGAAGGGAGATTCTTTAAAAACCCCTTTTTCTTGAATTTGCACTTGTTTGGTTTCATGAGGATTGTCAAAAAAGTCCTTAGATTCTTGAGGTTGCTGTATCCCTTCTACTGGGGCGTCACAAGCTTCTTCGCCAAACCCTTCATCTTGTGGTTCATTCATACCTTCCGCTTCATCGAAATCATCTTGAGGTGTATCATCGCCTTCATCTGCGAACCCATCAGGTGGGGGCATATCATTTTCATCTTCTTCGGCAGCGGGTTCGTCTGCGTCAGACTCTGAATCGGAATCAGAATCAGCCATATAGTTCTGAAGTATGTGCTGTAAGGGTAAGAGCGTACGGATCGCGCTGTGAATAGCGTCGTGGATCATGATATACATTTCTTTCTTGAGTGCGATAGATTCCTTCTTCAAAATACGAGGATTTTCAAATATTTCCTCTGCGATTTTGACAAACGCATTATGAATAAAATGCTCGTTTGTAGGCATTTTGATTTGTACTCGCTTACTCTTTGACATGCGAATGGATGTCAATATTTTCACGTTACTCACAAAAACTGCCGCAAGTAGATCCGAAAAATACGAGCAGTTCTTTGTTACATCTCGTGATAAAGTTTCAATATTGTATTGATTCCAGTTAGGAACTTCTTGCATCCTTTTTTGCATTTCGACGAGTGTATTTTGTTTTTCTTCATCTGGTGTCTCTTCACAAACATTATACATAGATATTACTTTAGAATACAACGCTTCCGTCATAATAGATTGTAGCTGTTTAGTGTACTCAGCCTTCGCTTCAACGATACTGTTTACGTTTAGGTTCTTCATTATTATCACCAGATGCTTTCTTTTTTCGTTTACACCGCAACGGACTCCAGTCTATATATAAATCCATCGTTACTTGTTCAACATGAAACCCTCCTTTACTTAGTTGTGTCTTTACATATTTAATAGCATGTTCATGATTATATATTGAATATCCAAGTACAAAAGGAGGCACTTGAAATGTCATACTACTATACCCCATTGAATTACGTAGATTGATTCTGTTATGACACGTATCGAGAAACTTTTTATATATCTCTTCCTGTCTCTTCTTTTTTTCTCTCTGTGATTTTTGTAGACTCTGAACTGTTGTAGCCATATATCATTTGCCAATGTATTTTTTCTGCATTTAATACAAGGAATCCATCATGGGAGTTGGGTCATCAATGAATAATAGAATGTTCGTGGTTGATCGAAAAGTACGCCCAACACTTGAGAGATTGGATACTTCATTCAATAGAACAGCATCACAACTTAAGACAATATTAAATGAAGAAATTCAACTTGTCAAAAAAATAGATCCAAAAAACACCAAAGCTTTGAGTGAAGCTCTCGATACACTCATTATCCTTAGAGAGCGTTCTGTCGTGTATCGTGTGCGTATTCGTAAAATGATCCCACTGACAGACGCCCATAGACTTGTATTAAAAGACTTGCGTAGATATCTTAGACGTATTCGATATCACACATCTAAAATAGGAAGGTTATTGGGCAAGTCTAATAAGAAATTTAATGCGTACATAGGGAAATTACCACAAGATATTGTTCCTATTAGAAAAAGACGGAATTATAGAAATATATTTACAAAACCCATAACAAAAGACGGGCTGGTGCAAAGAGTAAACAAGCTTCCAAATAACAAAGGAAATGCCCCGTATGTTGAAGTAGTTACTAACGTCGAACCACGGAACAAAGAAGCTTTACTTGAAATGTCACACGTCGTAGAAGAGTTAGAAGAACGGAATAATAACGTTCGTTCACAAGAAATTAAATTGAATCAAAATGAAAGCGATAAAAACAACACGGCTGTGAAAATGGCTCGGGTTAAAAGTAAAGAGGTGACGCAAAGAGAAGAAATACGTTCACAAGAACGAATTGAAAAAAGTAAAATTGGTTTAGAACGTCAAAAATTACAAACCGAACAAAAAAAGGATGAAGGACAAGCGAGTATTGAGAGTCAGAAAATACGCGCGGCTGACAGAGAAAGGCAAAATGCTCGTGACAAAGAAGCCACGAATAGAAGATTACAGGCCGAAAAAGAACGTCGTGAGATGAGCCTAGCCAACAGAGAAAGACAATATACAATGACAGAAAAAGCAGCAAATAGAAGATTAGAAATTCAGAAACAACGCGAAGAACTACGGGCTACGAAAGAAAGAGAATCTGGTGAGAAACGTCTACAAGGGCAAAAATTGTCTTTAGAAGAAGTGAAACAGAGAAGATTAAATAAACAACGGATCCTTTCCGAATCGAGAGAAGGAAGATTGATGGAAAAAGAAAGGCGTCAACGTGGTTCGCCTATGTCTCGTTCAATGAGTCAAAGAGAACAACGTGGATCATTACCGATGAGTCAAAGAGAACAACGCGAAGAACTACGGGCTACGAAAGAAAGAGAATCTGGTGAGAAACGTGGTTCGCCTATGTCTCGTTCAATGAGTCAAAGAGAACGTGGATCATTCCCGATGAGTCAAATGGGTCAAACTCCAAGTCAACCAAATGGGTTTGAGTCAATAGAAGCACTTAAATTGAAACAAAAGTCTGCTGATTCGCAATCTAAACGCGAAATTGAACTCGATAAACTAAAATCGAAACGCGATTTCGAAATAGAAAGCAAGAGGCTCAAGGCAACTCAAAATATGAAATTAGCCGAACTCAAATCAAACAAAATTACGAAATTAGCCGAACTCAAATCAAACAAAAATAGTAAAATAGCTGAACAAAAAACGAGTAAACAGGTATCAAAAAATGATATAACAGTAAAATTAGCACAAATACGAAAGAATGAGCGAATCGGGATGAAAGAAACAAATGAAACAACATCAGAACGAAAAGGAAGACAATCATTAGATAAAAGACAATTTGAAGAAGGAGTACGAAAAGCAAAGGTTAACGAGGGTAAAAATAGACGCGGTGAAATGAGGGTAAATAAAGATAAAAAGAATGAAAAGGCAAACAAAAAGCAAGCAGCGAAAGAAACCAAGCGCGAAGCGAAAAATACAAAACGCGAGGTTGAAAAAGCAAAAGAAAAAGAAGAAACAAAAGAATTAAAAGATAATATTTCTAAATTACTAGGCGCATTCACACAATTCCGGAAAGATGGAAACTCAAAGATCAAAAATGATCTTAAAATTCAATTAGATGCAATTGCCGCACTCGTGGACGATAGACAAGTAAAAGATTACATCTTTAGTAAACGTATCACGGAACCAAGTATCATGAAAACAAGCGAAAAAGTATACACCACCGTCGCAAAAATGTACATGCAATCGTCTGCGTTTGAGGATGAACAGGTTGAAAAGTTGATTCCTCTCCTCGATACCATGTCTCTCGAAGAGTTAGAGACACTCAGATATCATTTCAATGTTAAACTATTCGCACTCAGCAACGAACCGACTTACGTTAAGAATGTGAAAGAATTATACATATCTAATTCCCGCGTACAAAAATATATGAGTGAAGTATTGCCAACGAATTCGGAAATATACAGATGGTATCAGAAATATTCTACAAAGAATCAAAATAATACGTTATGGGGTCCTCCAAACAGATACGTAAAAGTTCGTGGGAATTACAAGGTTATGTTTGACAGAATGTTGAGTGGTGTGAAAGAATATGAAGCTAAATACGATAATATATCAACCGGTCTGATTAAAACCACACCCTACATCAAAAAGATATTCGAAACAAATACGAATAAAGAAATTAACAGGGAATACGACAAGATCGAGCGATACATATTGAGGCAAGAAATAAGCAAAATTAAAGATCGATTAGCATGCGGACCTCTGACTGTTCAGTTCGTAAAATACTTTAATGTTAATAACAATCCGAATGGTACGATCCCTGACAATAAAAATAAAAATATCAAAGTGGAATCATTCAAGAAGATGAAAGACTTCATAAACAACGCATCTATAGATACGCTTCATGATATTCGTCAAGAACGGGGGACGCATGTATCAAAACGAGAAAATACCTACATGAACAAACTTTCTAAAAATGAACGTTGTGTCGTGCGAACGTTTTTGAAACAGACATTCCCTGTTGCATCACAGGCGTATGCCATGTACTTAAACCCAAATAATAGAAACAATGATAAATATTACACAGACAGAATGAACGATAGTTTTAGAATTCTTGATACTTGGTTCAAACAAGTGGATCTAAAAACTATTATTTCAATACCTGCTGATATTAAATTTTGGTTGTATAACGGAAAATCTATAAAGAATCAAGATCTTGGGAGTTTCGCAGTATCAGTGTTGAAGACAATAGTTACCAAGCACGTGAAAACAATGATTGGAAAAGAAGAAACGCTCGAATGGGTGATTGCTACTCTAACCAAGCAACAGAACATTCCCGAGAAACTTGCGGGTGTTTTCAGACGTTTCAGAGACGCCCATCCAGAGTTCGAAACAGAACCTATGTTGTATAGGCAAAAAATAGGCTACGCTCTTGGGTTGAATAATCCTCCTCTGTATGAATCCAGTAATCATTCCGGAAAGAAGCAAATTGTGCCGTCACCTGTGAAATTATCATTACCGAAGGCATTATCCATACCTGGGTTGAATAATCCTCCTCCGTCTGACCAAAATAAACAACAAAATAATCATAAAACCCAAAAGAAACTTAATACACCGCCATCTGTGAAATTATCATTACCGAAGGCATTATCCATACCTGGGGTGAATGCGCCGAAATTGACATTACCTAAAACGGCCATACAGTTCACCTTATTGCGGACAGTCGTACAATTAAAAACACCAACTCGTAAATTGAAAAGCATACCGATACCACATGGAGCTATCACACTATCGGTTGATAAGAAAAAATTAAGCATTCCAAAACATATAGGTACATCTATTCGATTAACACCGGGTGAAAAGCATGTCATGCGATTTTACGCACCAAAACCTCCAATTCTTCGTAACACACGTCCAGCGTTGAAGAATCTTAATGGTCTGGTGAACAACGCAGAGAAAAAAAAAGCCAATTTTGAAATAGAAAAGGAAAGGAAAGCTGAAGAAGCAGCTAGGAAATCAGCGAATGCAGAAGAGGCAGCAGCTAAAGAGAAAGCAGCAGCAGCTAAGAAAGCGGCAGAAGCGAAAAGGATAGAAAATGCAGCAGTAGCTAAGAAAGCAGAAAAAGCAGAAGCAAATGCAGCAGCAGAAGCGAAAAGGATAGAAAATGCAGCAGTAGCTAATAAAGCAGCAGCTAATAAAGCAGCAGCTAATAAAGCAGCAGTAGAAGCGAAAAGGAAAGCAGTAGCTGAAGAAGCAGCTCAGAAATCAGCGACTGCAGAAGCGAAAAGGAAAGAAAATGCAGTAGCAGCTAAGAAAGCAGCAGAAAATGCAGAAGCAAATGCAGCAGCAGAAGCGAAAAGGATAGAAAATGCAGCAGCGGCTGAGATAGCAAAAGAAAAAGCTGCTCTCGAGAGTACATTAAAGGTAAAAATGTCCAGTATGTCAAATAACTTTCAATCCCTATACGAAAAGAAGATCATTAATGCACAAACAAACGATGATTTGAAAAATATTGAGAAACAGATAAATAAAAACATGGAAATGAATATTGAAAAAATAATGGTGACTAAGTTTATACCAAAAATATACAATAGACGGAATGGATTTTTGGATTTCAGAAGTAAAGCTAAAACACCCGAAGAGAAAGAATTTTTAGAACTGTATTACGAAGCACACAAAGCATTGAATGAAAAAACAACATGCACGCCGATTTGTAAAAGAATATTGGAACACATTGATTCTATTTTTGACATGACACGGCTAAAAAATAAAGATATTGCTGCTGTTCGAATAATAACAGGAAATGAAATAAAGTGTTTGCAACAAACAACATCAGACATACGCTCACTGAAAAATGAAAGTGATTATAAGCCGTCTTGTGATGGTCTAATGGATAAAATACATAGAGAGAATTTAGTAAAGGATGAGAAGGTTTTAATGAAAGCAATAGAAATTGTGGATAATAATAGTCAAATCTTTAATAAACTTACAAGGAGTATCAGACAAGTAACACAAGATGAATTTAGCAATCTATTATTGAAGCAAGTCAATCGTGGAGCTGTTCAAAAAGTTAAAAGTCTGTCGGTACATCACGTAAGGGTTCTCTTCGATTTCATTGACACGAATATAATTAACAAAGATAAGGCATCCAGAAATTATTTGGTTTCTGCTCAAGAGATGGATAATTTTATGAAGGTTGAAAAGAGAACTGAGAAATTGTTACAATTAATAAACAATAATGGTGAAGAAATACCAGAACTCATAGGAGAGAAAGAAAACAAGCCAAGACGTCAAGGCAGTCCAATTACGTCATCCTTCACCCGACGAAAACCAGCGTAAGCGTAAGAACATAAAGAATAAAATACGTAACATATGTAATGTTTGATTCATCCATTGATTACTCAAAGATTACATTTTCATCTCCCGTTGTCCAAGGTGACAGATATTTCATCCAAGCGCTTCACGAGACCGAACCTATTGTGTCTCAATTCAACCGATGGATGCACAGTAAAACCGATTTAGTCGACGCCGACGGTAAAGTCTCCTCCCAAATTGACGTACACGTCGGTGGAACTGAGTCAGGTGTAAGCCCATTTATCGAATTTACCTCGGATTTCGAGGACGCCATGCTCAAAGCCGCAAAAGAAAAGAAGGGAGAATGGTTCCCAGGTAAGGAAATTTCCGACGAATGGCTCGATAGCGCATTCCATTCCGGATTCAAACAAGTCAAGAAATCGAATGATGTCGTCATGCGATTGCGTATATCGAAAGACATTCACGTGTACACATCCGATCGCGAAGAAACTGAACTAGGTGACATCAAGGACGGTTCCACCATCGCGCTTATTATCTTAATGGACGGTCTTTGGTTCACCAAGAGCCGTTTTGGATTGACTTGGAAGGTTGTCCAGGCGAAGATCAAGAAAGAAAAAGCACCATCCCGAAAATACATGTTCGACGATGATGCCACACCCGAACCCGAGCTTGACAACGTATTTCCAGATGAAGTAAATTAAATCTCGCTAATTTTTTTTAGGTCGTACAATAATGTCAACTAACAAGACTGTAAATCTCATGAAAAAGGTAAAGCCCACAGATATCATTGTATTTTGCTTGGTCGCCTATGTGGCCTATTTATTCATCAACGATTCCATGTGCAAAAAGGATAAAACTGAAGGGTTCGAAGACACCGCGCCTGCTGTACCTATGCCCGAACAAGGTGCGCCCGCTGCGATGGCCTCAAAGAAATCTGGGGGTGTTTCCGGATACGAGGATGAGCCTCTCGCCCCTATAGGATACAACAAGGAAATTTCCAAATCTTCTGGCGATGGATGTGACAATCTTAAGTTCGTAAGTACAAACCTTCTCCCAAAGGGTGACACGAATCTCGATGATACATTCGCCGAATTCAGCCCCGCGAATCTCGAAGGTCAAAACTTCCTCGATTCTCGTAACTTTACAATTGGTATGCAATCCCAGGTCCTCCGCAACGCCAACCTCCAGCTTCGTTCTGAACCCCAGAACCCCACCGAAAACCCATGCGCATGGAACCAAACAACAATTTCCCCTGAAACTCGTCGGGAAATGGACATTGGTGCACAGGTCGTAGATGAAGTCGCTTAAATGATTTGATTTACTTTTTTAACAAAAGATTTAGCAAGATATTCTGATGAATACCCAAGTGCCTTTTTCGTGTCATTCAATTCTATTTCAATTTCGTAAACATCTTTATTAGCTGTTGTGACATGTGTGAGATCATATCTCCATATGCCTTTAAAGTAGCTCCAACGTTCTTTATGTCGTATAAACGACGTTGGTTGTACATCCACTGGTTCGCATTTTATTTCTTCGCATACGGATATGCGAACATTATCGAAATCTTTTGAGGCAATTTTTTGTTTTTTAGTACACGTGACAAGGGTATTTTCATGATGATGATTTCTATATTTGCCTGTGATTACATCACGGGTTTTTTCTGATGATGTCTTATCCCACGCACTTGAAACATCCATTCGAGATTTTAATTTGTAAAAGGTACTTTTATGTACACCGGGTACAAACCCTTGATGTGTAAATGTACCTAAGCGAGCTTCAATTTCATGCGTTGGGCTAAGTTGACTTGTATATTGAGAAACAAATGATTCCATGTTAATATACCTAAAGACCTACGTTTTAAATGATATAAACGTAACGATTATATAAAGTATAATGGATGGTCAAGCTAAAACGCTTCGCGCATTTCATAATAAACTCAAAGCAGAAATAATTCAGCGAGTATGTAACATGACAAAAGTTCAAACCCTTCTCGACGTTGGTGTTGGGAGAGGGGGTGATATTATGAAATGGCATAATAATCAAATTCCTAAAGTTATCGGTGTTGATATAGAATACACGTATATCCGCGAAGCTATAAGGAGGTTTAATCAAGCACATCTCAGGAATGTAAGGGATTATAGATTCTATGTGATAAAAAATGGTGATTCATTTTTTACTACGCTAGAAAAACGAAATTTGGATACGTTATATGACATGATTTCTTGTCAATTCTGTCTTCACTACTTCGCAAGTTCAGAAGAATGTTTACATGAATTCTTCTCGAATATTTCAAAGGTTTTGAAACCAGGTGGTATATTCATCGGCACAGTACCAAATGGCGACAAAATTTTGAATATGCTTGGAAATGATAATGAATTTTCAAACGAGCAAGTATTGATCAAGAAAATGTTTGACACTCCATCTACATGTGGTGATGCAATTCAATTTAGTATGACAGGTACATTATATTTTGGAGAAAATATGATCAGTCATGAATATTTGGTATACGAAAATACACTACGAGATGTAGCTTGTAAGAACGGACTTGTACTCGTAGAATGGAAATCATTTGAAGATCATTACAAAGAGTATGATTTTTCACTTCATGAAGATACACAAAAAGCGAGTTTTGTCAACAACACGTTCATTTTCAAACGTGTACCATACGAGAATTTACATTAAATGAATCTAACAGATTCATCCCTTCTTCGTATGTAGTACTCACTAAATGACACAATTGTTTAATATCAGAGCAACTTAGCCCCAGGCATATCATTGCTATATCTTCAATCGTTTTCTCGTCTGTATCTATCGTTGAACGCAACATGTGTTGTATGGTATCAACGTCTGGAAGTGGTATTTCCACATGAATCGGGATGCGGCGCTTAAATGCGGGATCTATTGCGTCCATTCTATTTGTAGCCCCAATAAATGTAATCCCTTTTTCTGATGAAATACCATCCATATATGTCAAAAGAACAGATTTCATAGTATTTACATGTGATTGATCAAGCATATTACGGGTACCACAAATGCAATCAATTTCATCTATAAACAACATACATGGTTTCATTTTTTGTGCGAGCGTAAACAATGCTTGAACGGTTTTATTACTTTCTCCTAAAAGCTTATTTTCTATGTTTGAAATATTGAAACAAATAAGTGGAACTTGCGACTCGTTCGCAAGTGCTTGTGCCATCATAGTTTTTCCCGTTCCGGGTAACCCGTATAACAAAACACCATTTCCATTACCCTTTTGTACGTCTTTAAATATACTATGTGGTTTCCCAAAAAACGCACGTTGTATTTTATTTTTTTCTTCTTGAAGTCCATATATATCATTCATTTTCACCTTCAACTCGCTCGGTAAATACACGTCGTCTAAAAGCTGTTGCTCGTGGTGTGAAAACTGTACCCCTTCGCCAATGTAATTAGCCATATGTAATACCCGGGCATTGTTCACATGTGTATCTGAATGCATCAGATGTATAGATACGAGATATGTTATGTACCCACTCAACACAAGCAGAAATATCTTTTGCATGAAATCAACTGTATGCATTTATTTCATGAAAAAATTAAAAGTTTAAGAATTACACGCCTTGATAAAGATATACAATGGAGACCGGATTCAGTACTCTCGTAAGTCAAGACAATTCTGTAGACGAATTCGTCACGAATGCAAAAAGCATGTTACTTGTTCTTTTAGAAGAAGGTATGCGATCTGCTGGTGACTACGCAAAATCATCTGGCAGAGATGTGATAACACAAGAAGATATTTTGTATGGGTTGCAATATCAAGCACATCAATTTCAAAATATCGATAATATTCAATCGCGATCAAAAGAAGCAATTACCGCTTGGGATGCCACAGATGGTCTGAAAGAGTTCAAAAGCAAATCCCTTGTAATGACAGACGAAGATGAAAAATGGAATGTTTCGATTACAGATGGTAGTTTTGTTATGAATGATTACATTTGGAAGGGTATCCTTTCTAATGACTCACATACATACGAATTCAGATATACATATCAATATCTAGGTGAAGGGGAATGTGAACTGGATGGAGATATTCCAGATGATCTCGCAGAAAAAATAGAGGATTTTCTCTTTGATGAACTTGTAGACACATTTTCTGACGAAGATAACGATGAAGATGAAAACATGACCGTAGAAAATCACGACCCCTTCAAAAGGGCCCCTGATTCACATAGTGAACATATCGCACTCATGAACTTTTATCATGATCATTGGGATGAATGGGTACCAGAAAGTGATGTCGAAAAACTTCTTAAGGAGACAATCGATTCACGATTCAATGAAGCCCCTATTTCGGAGTGTCGTTGATTTTTTTAATGTATAATTCGGGGTATAACTTCATAGCTTCGCAATTTTTCTTGTCACGTTGATACATATTTACAACGTCGTATGGTCGGTATGACCCGATAACACCAATATCAGGTTTAATTTCTATTAATTCTTTCACCTCTCCAATTAGAGGTAATTTAAAAGCATCTTTAAGTGTGTACATTATTGATACACAACAAAAAATTCAAATAAATAATAATGGAAGACACGATAACAAAGTTGTACAATAAAATATTGAATCGTGATCCCGACCCGGATGGGTTAGAAACGTATACAAGTTTCTTATCGAAAAGAAAAGAGTGGGAGCTATCAAAGGTTCTTAAGATAAGTACAGAGTACAGAGATCGTATATCTAAAAAAAATTGGATTTATGTGTTTATGTGCGTTAGAAATAATGGAAGCGACCTTCCTAAAACATTGGAAACATTAGAGAAAATAAGACGTCAAGACGAGACACATGAATACGCGTATTTCATCTTCGAGAATGATTCTAGTGATAACACCGTTGATTTGTGTAAAGAATTCTTATATAGAAATCACGGCGCGTTTCAAAGTGATGTAATGAATATGAAACAATGGGACGACGTTAAGGACATTGACAGAGTTACTGATATGGCAATATACAGGAATACATGTAAGTCTCTTTGTCCAGATGTGTCGACATCCGAATTTTGTGTGCTTGTTGATACAAAAGTTACTTTCTCTGAAAATATTTTTGAGAAATTTAAGAGTACATTGAAAGATGAAACGATTGCGATGGTATCTCCATTCGGAAAAGTTGGTAAAAAACCGGTCTATTATGATACATATGCCCTTGAATTTAAAGGCAACCGACGAAAAACGATCAGAATGAATACAGGTATTATAGATGTTTTAAGTGCTTGTGGTGGAATATTCATGGTGAAATCCCTTGCTGTTGTTGGTGCTACTTGGGATGGAATAGATGGTAATAAAAGTGAACACAACGCTTTTTGTTATTCTGTAAGTGATTCCGGAAGGGTTGTCATAGACACCTCCATTCATGTCGAATGGGTTAAATAATATAAACATTACACTGTTCATATATATATTGACATGTTCGCTATCATTAACACCCTTCATACCAACTTCAATACTAAACCGAAGAAAAATAAATCTAAACATATAGATGACATGATACCGAAAAGCAAACCAAAGCATAAACACTTTAAAAGAAAGAGTCGTCATTCACATCAAGAAGATGATTACTCACTTGGTAAAAGAAATCGTTGATGGTCATTCTCGTGTAAGCTGGAATCAATATTTCATGTCACTCGCACTACTTGCTTCGAGTAGATCACAATGCAATCGTTTGCGCGTGGGTTGTGTTCTCGTAAAAAACAATAGAGTTGTTAGTACTGGGTATAATGGTTATATAGAAAATACCCCACACGAATCAGTTGTTCGTGATAACCACGAACAAGCAACGGTACACGCAGAACAGAATGCAATTTCGGACGCGGCAAAACGCGGTGTTTCAATAGGTGGTGCAACTGCGTATGTTACCCATTATCCATGTTTGAACTGTGCAAAACTTCTCGCGTCTTCTGGTGTTGATAAGATTATTTATAATCAATCATATCGAAATGATCCGCTTGTTGATCGGGTTGTTGGCCAAGTTGTTCAAATTGAGCCCATGGATATGGAGAATCCTTAGGTCCTGTAAAAAGAAAACCTTCTGTATAACTTGGTAAACCGTATAAATTATATATATTATCATCGATAAGCATGTCAATACCTAATGTCATGCATATATCAGATTTTTCAATTTTATCACCTAAAAGACTATGTGAATTACAATATATTATATCTGTAAACACACCGTTTCCGAAACACCTTGTTACTAAATCATATGTATACTTCCTGCTATATACTTGCCTAGAGGTAACTATATATAGGTCAAAACCAAGACGCTTCCAAAGTAAAACTGTTTCTTTGGTACCTTTTAACGGTTTAATTTTTTTGTGTTCATCAGAACCATAAAAACTATATACAAGCCATTGAGCCTCTCTGGGTGTGATATCAAAAATAGTTGAAAAATTATATTCAATTGCTTTCGATAAAGGAATTTTCACTTTTCTGTTATATTGTTTCTCATAGTGAACATTCAAGTGACTGAGCATAGGGACTAAAACCTCATCGAGGTCAAGAGCAATCTTCATTTACTTTGATTTTTTTTAAAATATCAATAATGTACCGAATAGTTCGGAATGATGGAATGGGGAATTGTTTGTTTTATGCTATGGCACAAGGTATAATTCACAAAAAGAATTTAAGTGATGATTACAAAACACTTGGAAAAACGCTAAGGCGAAATGCTATAGACTATATGAAGCAACGTTCGGAAAAAGACGAAACATACAAAATGCTTATCTCTGTTATGTATCCTTACGGAAACCCAGATAAAGATTGTTCGCAACAATATATACAATGGATGTCAAAAAACACATCTTGGGGAGGGGATATTGAAATAAAGGCAATTGAAAAGTATCTTCATAAAATTGGCATATCTGGGGCGAGAATTCATTACGCAGATGTAGAAAAAGGCTTCCAAAGATCTTTAAAAGTTATCAACGGGTTTGGTACAAACATAAGAAAAAATAAACACCCTACAATCAAGCTAATTTTACACCATGCGCAAACAGGAGGCTCGCATTACGAATATATATATAAAGTAAAGAATCTTAAGAGAAAGAAATGTTCTGTCAGCAATGGAGTATGACTAATCCTTTTCGTCGTCATCTGTTTATTCGTAGTCGGCGCAGTGTAATAAACACAACCGTTAGATGTGCTAATAATAAACCCCGTGTACATAAAAATGTATTGACAGAAGAAGAATGTAATGAATGTGTATATCTCGCAAACAAGTACAAAGAAAATACCGTCATAAATTTGACATCTACTCTTAACGGAGGCACTCTCGTGAAAAGCGATGATCAATTTATGAAAGTTGTGGATACAAAAATAAACGATATCATAAAAACTAAATATAATCGTGAATCAAATAGTTTTTGTCATATGAATGTATACGAACCATACGAGAAGTTTGTGCTTCATGTTGACGCATTGTATGCTTCTCAAATAGAAAATTACGGACCGCAGCGCATAGCATCGGCACTTGTGTATTTAAACGATATCGAAAATGGAGGTGAAACTGTATTCCCATGTCATGACATTTCTATCGTCCCTAAACGAGGAACAATGGTATACTGGGAGAATGTTTTAGATGGCGGAAGCATTGATTTTGACATGACGCACTTTACAACAGAATCACCAGAAGTCAAATATGTTCTTGTGAAAATGTTTCATCGTATTGTTTAATTCGTAGCATGAAAGAATCATCGTGTTGTACATCTCCTAGTATATCTAAAATAGAATCTTGTAATCTATCGCATTTTTTCCATAACGATACATATTTCGCAAATGATATCTAAAATTGTTTCGTTTTAATTTCGTCTGAATGGTTTTGTCACTAGGAATCATGCCGATACCAGTATAACACCAATTTTTATATTTTTCAAAATCTAATTTCAAAAGGTCATTAAGATATGACTCTTGGTGGGAGCGATGAAATTTACCAACTCCTATATGAACAATACCACTTATTCGCTTTTCTTCATATAGGGACTCACCATGTAGCGTAGGCAAAGAATGCATATTACATTTCCTAATGCATTTATTTCCAACCTCGAAAACCTTCGGGTTCATCGGGTTCATCGGGTTCATCGGGTTCAAAATCATCATCGGGTTCATCGGGTTCGTCGGGTTCATCGGGTTCATCGGGTTCAAAATCATCTTGGGGTCCATCGCCCGAAACTATGAATTGAATACCCCTATGTATTTTTGATTGTAACTCAGCAAGCGGATATAACTCTTCACTACCGGTGATAATCATTACATAAACGAACGTTTCGAATTCTTTCAATGTTTTCTTTTTCTTCATGAGATACTTCAACATCTTCTTGGACAAAGCATCCGTTCTTGCATCTTCATACAACGGCTTCCCAACGACTTCGGATGCATTGTCTGCGAATCCCGTGTCTACATTTATTGTTTTATCGACTACACTATTTATCATATTCTTAAGATCTTGTATTTCGACAAATAATTCATCGGTTGTTTTATGAAGCTTATCGTCCATGTATGCTAAGCTCACAATTTTTTCTTGATTGCTTATCCCCTGATTCACAATGTTTTGGATTTCACTCATCTGATTCACAATGTTTTGGATTTCCTCATCTCCTTTTCGTTGATTGGTCGAAATTTCGTTTAATTTCATTACTCTTACCCCCTGACTGAAACTAGGAGAAACTTTTTGTTGATTGCTTTGTCCCGTCGCAGATATAATTAATTCTTCCGAACCCTCTTCCACAGGTGGTATGTCAGGGTCAAAATCCCTAGCTGTTGGATCCAAATTATTTATGATGTATGACAAGGGATCAACATCCTTACCAGTCTTGAGCTTGTAGAATTGCTTAAAAAGGGTTTCGAGTTGTTCGGTATGTGTATCTAAATTCGTATTCTTATCAGGTAACTTTTCCCTAAACCCTTTGGCGAGATTCAACCTTTCCACGTTACCTCTCCGTCCAAACAGCTTTTTGAAATCGCCCCATTTAGCCATCACATCATCATCGAGTGAAGAAACGAAGGTTTCAGTTTTTTCTATCAAATTATCATCGAAAAGTTTCTTTACAGCAGGATCTGTTTCGTAAAAGTGAACGATTCTCCGGCGACGCTTCGGTTCGTACAATTTTAGAGCAGGGATCTTTTTTGCCAATTCTATGATCTGGCTAGAAGTTACTATATAATCCTTAGATACATCAATATCTACTACTTTTTTAAGTATACGTACGAACGATGCCTTTGTAAGTTTAGGGGTATTAAAAAGTGTGGCGAGCATAACCCCGACATCATCTTCGCTAAATACGATATTTCCATCACCGGACTTAACGATGAATGATTCAACTTGTTGTTTTTTACAATACCGAATGAATAAATATATAACACAAATACATATAATATAAATCTTATACTTGTCATACATCATATATTATTATACAATGATAATATAATAATGAACAGATCTTACCAATATAAACAAAGAAAACCGAATGATGACACACTGATGTACGCGTTCATTGGTATCGTATTGATAGGAGTTGGGATACAAATGAAGATTATAAAAATACCAGGTAGGAATGTGAAACAGACTACAAGAAGAAAATCACAACGGGTGACGTCGGACGAGGCATCTCCCGTTTCATCAGGTGAAACACCAGGTGAAACACCAGGTGACAAATTGGATGCGATTCCTTGTCCGTACGATTGCTCTAGCATTCCTGGTTCATCTTGTGTAAATGGAAAATGCACGGATCCATACTTACAGTTGTAATAATTCTAGATCCTTTTTGAAAATCCTGAAAATTTTATTCATGTGTTGTGTAGCTTTCGTTTTAATCAACCTACCATTTTCCATATCTCTGTATTCAGCCAATGGAATGCTACATCGTTTTGACATGTCATCCATCTTAAGCTTCAAATGTGTACGCAACGTGACGAGCTTTTTACGGCGTTGCGCGTCAATCTGCTCTGGTGGTACGGTATCATCAGACAGAACATTTTGTGTAGCTCGAGACACGTGTACTGCCTCCGTGATCAAAGGTGATTTCTTTTTCTGTTGACCTTTGCCATACAAAGTCACTTGTTCCCATTGTTGTTCGTTTACCATACCCCCTTGCATTATTTATCCATACTCATTATTTTTTTAAATCGCCTAAAGAACTATACACCAAACATTAAATAACATAATCATTCGTTTTTGAAACCACCTAAAGAAACGTCATTATACACATATACCTCATACGCAACAACCATGCAATTCCTCAAACCACACCAAAAAGAAGGCGTAGAATGGATGGTCAAGCGCGAAACGTGCGAAGCCGCAACATTTTACGACGAACACATGCCTAAAGGCGGCATTCTCGCAGATGAAGTCGGGCTTGGAAAAACAATTCAAACAATCGGACTTATTCAATCTATTCCCAAGAAGAGCCTCATCATCGCACCCAAGAGCCTTGTGCTCCAATGGATTGACGAAATTCATAAATTTGCTCCTGATATGATAGTCGTGAATCTTACCCGTCCTTTTGACAGAACACATCTCGACGATGATTGCGTATACATCATATCTTCTTCATATTTCAACAAATCCACATCTGTTGTTGGAGCCACTCCTCTTCATAGAATGAAATGGGGTCGCATCATCATCGATGAATCGCATAGTATTAAAAATAAAAAATCAAAACTTCATAAATCCGTATGCTGCTTAACAGCGGAATCAAAATGGTGCTTGACTGCTACACCTGTTATGAACAAAATGGATGACTTCATCAATCTCGCGACGTTCATTGGATTATCTAAATTTGTCACACAAGGATTCAGAGATGATGTTGTCAAAACATTTCTCAAGAGACGCACAAAGGATGACGTAAAGCATCAAGACGAAGCACTGCGACTCCCTAAGCTTGACATAGAAGTTTGCAGAATGCCTTTTGCGAGCGAAGAAGAAAAGAAGTTATACAAAAATGTATTCGATGATACGAACGAACAAATGCGTAAGAAAACAAACAATAACACAATTGAACTCCTAGAGATGCTACTTCGAGTTCGTCAAGTGTGTTCGTATCCTCAGTGCTATGTCGACGGCATGAAAAGAAAATTCAAAATAAATATGGATGACTGGTCGCATGAATCCACTAAAATTCCCAAGATTACAAATGATGTAATCAAGGTCCGCGAACAAAAAAGTATTATTTTTTGTCAGTTCAGGAGAGAAATGATGGCGTATAAGAAGGCTCTGGAACATAATGAAATGAAAACAGTATCAATTCACGGACTAATGACAATGGAGGAACGCGTTGAGAGCATAGAAACGTTCAAAAACACAAACACGAATGTCATCATCATTCAGATTCACACAGGGGGGCAAGGATATAACCTACAGGTCGCACAGAATGTTTTTATCACCAGCCCCACGTGGAATCCTTGCATAGAATATCAGGCGATTGGACGCGCTCACAGAACGGGACAGAAAAACGAAGTGAAGGTTAAGCGTTATATCATTTCTGATGAAGCTGACACTGACACTGTATACATTGAAGAAAACATGCTCGCAATTCACGATAAGAAAAGAAAAATCGCAGCAGAAACACTAAACGACGATCGTCTTGCATTTGATCCAGCGGTGTACAATACTCGAGCTCCGCTGAAATTTACTGATATCAGAAGTGTTATGAAAAAACATTAATATATCATAAGAATGACAGTTCGTTCATATCCATTGGGTAACACAGACCCAGTTTATGATGACAAGAAATATGCAAACAATATCGAGGGCTCAAATTGTTATAGTTACGCATTCAATCACTTTTCACTTAATGCCGGGAGACCACATAAATCAGTACCCGGATTTATAACAACTTTTGTATCAGGAAAACAATATCCAAGAACAGATTGGCAAATATGTAGGACAGATGTTATTCAGCGTGTCATAGACGATGGAAAAACGGCGTCAAAATTATATAATTTAGGTGTAGAGACTGTAAAAGAAGTATCTGGTAAAACTGTACTAGCTAAATTGAAGAGAAAACCAGAAGATAGGTATAGACGTGTTGTAATGGTAATCGCCCCAAATGGCGAACGTAAAGGTATTCCAACAGATTTCCACTTTTATGCGCAACAACCAGTAGCAATTCGCGATATTTACAAACTCGATCTTCACACGTATACTACGAACGTTATAGATAGATCGGGAAATCCATACAATGTAGCTGGAATTAATCCTATAACATCAAATCTTAGAATCAAACAAGAAGTCGACAGAGGAAACAAATCTTGTTATAAACTACTTAATACATCATCAGATCCTAATAAACGTGCAAAAACTAACATAGAGCTCCATGCGAAAATGTTCCCTAAGCATATGCAAAAGTTCGTACCCAACCCCTTTTGGTTACTAGACATTCCCGTATATCAACATAAAAAAGTAAATATACACGAAATAGTAACACTTAAAGCTCAAAATATTTCAAAAGAAATACCCCATTTCAAAAAAATTATAGAAGCAGCTAAAACAGCATGTCTTTCAAAAAAAGCATACAAAGGTAACGAACGAGTTGGTATTTGGACACATAAATTGGGTTGGGGTACTCGCCCTTTAAATACGGATGGAGATGGAAAATTGATCTTCGACCCAATTCAAGCAAATAAATGCCATGGTGGATATGATTACAAAATCGTATGTGGTGTGTTCGATGTCATGGTAGGTTATGGTATCACAAGCCCATGGCATGATATCGTCAAATTTAAGAAAAAGAATTCCTTGAATATGTAATAGGATGAAGTTGTTTTACAGTTTAAAATGTCATCATTCAAAAAATATAATCAAAATGATTCAAGAACATGAAAACATTGCAAAAGTGATTCAAGCAATATCCATAGATACCCAAGAATTCCCCCCATCTTTGACACATGTCCCAACACTTATTCACGAAAATGAACTCTATGTAGGTAAACAAGCTTTTGATTATATATTCGCGATGTCTAAACAGCAACCTACGCAACAAAATCAGAACGTTACACCTGGTAATAATCAAAAACAACAAAATCAGAACGTTACACCTGGTAATAATCAAAAGCAACAAAAAGATTTGACGGGGATGGAACTTGGATCGAGCTTTTCTTTTATAGGCGGTGGTTCGGATGGGTTTCGCTTCGATTCAGGTCTATCATCTTGTAGTATAAAAGATTCATTAGAAACAAGATATGGGGATGTAGAAGATAGTAGCGGAAAGGACAATAATAAACCAGATACTCCAAACCTTATGGATAAGCTTAAGACACAAAGAGATAGTGAAATTGTAATGCCTTTAAGACGTGTATGAATTTAAAAACAAAACTCCTTCTTTTTGGTAATGGTTAATATCCTCGAAATGCAAACCGTACAAAGCGGTGCTATCAGAAATCTTATTGATAACCTCAAGGATGTTTTAACGGACATCAATATGATTTTTGATGAAACTGGTATGAAAATTATGACTATGGATGGTACGAGAACGTCGTTGATTAATGTTAAACTCGAAGCTGATAAGTTTGAAACGTATATATGCAAGAAGAAGGTTGTTATTGGTATCAACATGACGAGCCTTTTCAGGCTTGTGAAAGTAGTTGATAATAATGATACTATTTCATTTTTCATCGACGAAAAGAATATACACGAATTGGGCATCAAACTAGAAAACAGCGATAAAAACTCAGTTACTGTATTTAAACTTCGTCTTCTAGACATCGACCAAGAAGAATACACTGTACCCCCAGTCGAATTTGAATCTATAATCACGATGCCAAGCAATACCTTTCATAGATTGTGTCGCGATATGATGTTCATCAGCGACACGCTTATTATCGAGTCGGGTGAGAATCTCAAGATGGTGTGCGAAGGGGATTTCGCTTGCCAAGAAACGATCATAGGTGAAGCTACCCACGGTATGATCCAACAAAGAAACAGTGACGATACGGTAGAGGGACGATATTCACTTAAGAGTCTCAATCTATTTACGAAAAGTGCGAGCAATTTATGCAACACAATAGAAATATTTATGAAGACAGATTACCCTCTCATCCTAAAATATAACGTCGCTAACCTAGGCGAAATAAGATATTGTCTTGCGCCAAAGATTGACGAATAGTTTAAGGATTAAATGTTTGATTAGGTTAACAGTATGTACGTTGTCAAGAGAAATGGAGAAATGCAAGGGGTAGATTTCAACAAGGTTACAGCCCGTATTAGAAAGCTGGCACCTTCTGATATTGACCCTATTGTAGTCTCACAAAAAGTATGCAGTGGTATCAGTGACGGTATTACCACCGAACAACTCGATACATTGACTGCTGACACCGCAATCGGTCTCGCAACTACTCATCCCGGATACGCAACACTTGCAGCAAACATACTTGTTAGCAATCTTCACAAACAAACACCTGTCGATATCTCCGAAAAAATGAACATACTGTTGAAAAATGAACGTATCAGCTCAAAAACATACGCAATGTTTGTGGGAAACAAAGAACGTATAACTAAAGAAATTAATTATGAAAAAGATTACGATTTTGATTATTTTGGGCTCAAAACGCTTCTCAAAGGATACCTCATGAAAGTTGATAACAAAGTCATAGAGCGCCCACAAGACTTATTCATGCGTGTTGCAATTGGAATCCATCAAGATGATATTGAAAATATTATCGAAACATATAAGTTGTTATCTGATAAACGTTTCACTCACGCAACACCAACACTTTACAACGCTGGAACAAATAGACCTCAAATGAGCAGTTGCTACCTTCTTGGTATGAAAGGTGATTCTATTTCTGGTATTTATGACACCCTACAACAATGTGCTCATATATCAAAATGGGCTGGCGGGATTGGTCTTCATGCGCATAATATTCGTGCTACAGGAAGTCCAATCAATGGAACAAATGGATTCTCAACCGGAATTGTACCAATGTTGAAGGTATTCAATTCCACCGCGAGATATGTTAATCAAGGTGGTAAAAGAAATGGTAGCATCGCGATTTATCTCCAAGTTGATCACCCGGATGTATTTGATTTCCTTGACCTCAGAAAAAATACAGGAGATGAAGAATATCGCTGTAGAGACCTTTTCCTCGCAGCTTGGATTCCCGACCTTTTCATGAAACGCGTGGAAAATAACGAAAAATGGTCACTGTTTTGTCCATACAAAGCACCCGGATTGTCTGATGTATACGGAGACGAATATGAGGCTCTGTATAAAAAATACGAAGAAGAAGGAAGGTATAACAAACAAATTCCAGCACAAGAACTATGGTTTGCCATATGCGAAGCGCAAATGGAAACAGGTAACCCATATATCCTGTACAAAGATGCTATCAATAACAAATCGAATCAAAAGAATCTTGGAACTATAAAAAGCAGTAACTTGTGCTGCGAAGTGACGTTGTACACTTCTCCAGAAGAAGTAGCTGTTTGCAATCTCGCTAGTCTTTCTCTTCCAAAATGTGTTGTTGAAGGAAAGTTTGATTTCAAGTCTCTAGAAGAAGTGTCTCGGGTTGCAACAAAGAACCTGAATAAAGTTATAGACCATAACTTCTACCCGATTCCAGAAGCCAAAGTTAGTAATATGAAGCATCGGCCTATTGGTATTGGTGTTCAAGGTCTCGCGGATGTATTCATGATACTCCGCATGCCATTTGAATCACCAGAAGCAAAAGCACTGAATAAAGATATCTTCGAAACTATTTATTATGCCGCACTCAAGGAATCTAATAGGCTTGCAAAGATTGAAGGACCGTACGAAACCTTCAAGGGTTCTCCGGCATCTCAAGGCATTCTACAGTTCGATATGTGGAATGTATCTCCTTCTGATAGATATAATTGGGATGATTTGCGCGAAAGTATTAAACAACACGGTCTGCAAAACAGTATGCTTATTAGCCCAATGCCCACTGCGAGTACATCACAAATTTTGGGAAACAACGAATGTTTCGAACCCTATACATCTAACTTGTACCTCCGACGTACGATCGCAGGAGAGTTTGTAGTTGTCAATAAACATCTTGTCAAAGATTTGATCGAACGTGGTATATGGTCCAAGAAAATCAAAGATCTCATTATTGCGCATGATGGAAGTGTCCAACGCATAGAATCAATTCCAGATGACATTAAAGAAATTTACAAGACTGTGTGGGAGATGAAGCAACGCACACTTATTGATATGTCAGCAGATCGCGCCCCGTATATCTGTCAGACACAGAGTCTCAATCTCTTTGTGGATGTACCAGAAATCAGAAAACTAAACGCAATGCATTTCTATTCATGGAAGAAGGGGCTAAAGACCGGTATTTATTATCTACGCACAAAGCCCGCAGCAAATGCTACAAAATTCACAATCGACCACGACATTTGCGATACGTGCTCCTCATGAGCTAATAGTATTCATTGATATTAATACTATGTTTGTTTGAAATATAATATCAGAAACATTATCATGCTCATACCTACCTATTTGTATCATCATACTTTCCCCTATCTTAGCCTTATACAGATCATTGTCTGCCTCTAAAATAGTCACATCGAATTCTTCTATCAATTGTCGTATTTCACATAACTTATTCAGTTCCAAATCCAATTCATAGAAATGATCGTAATACACACATGGTGTACCCGGATGAGTCATGATATACGCATACCCTGCGACAACTATGTCTTTGTCATGACTAAATTCCCATAGATGTTGTCCTAGTGTATCATGATTGTCTATGAATGTCACAGCATTCGATGCATACCAACCATTTATACCGGGTAATAAATTTCGTTCATCGCATAATCTCCAATATTCATGTTTATTTAAAGCCTCTTGTAGTACTCCCTTTAGAGTAAAATCGAACATATCAAACATTCCATGTGTTTTGTCAATATAATCTACTATTTCTTGGCGATGATTATTTTGATTATTCATTAAATAATCACCTTCATATTCCATCGCAGACCAATATTCTCCTATAAATTTCAAGTCTTGTACAGAATCTAATCTCGACATGTATAATCCCAGTTCATAACACTCCTTTGATTTTAAGAAATCCATCCTAATATCTGTAAATCCGACGTCTTTCATATGAAGCAAATATGCTTCGAATGCTTCGTACAAATGGGGCGAGTGTATGTCAATCTCTTCTCCTTTAAATATATACGGCTCTCTGTTATGCCCACCGAAATCGTACCAACATACGAGTTCACCCATTACATCAATATCATTCTCCCTACACGTATCCACCAACATATGTAATTCTTCTTTGTTTCCGTATGAAGAATCATGATCATAGTATTCTAATGGGTAATATCCTTCTGGATCCCTACTTATGGAACTCGGTGGCAGCCATATTTTCGTAATATTCATATGTTTCATTCTATCCATCATGGAATTTTTTATGTGCATATAATGCTTATTGTTATGGTGTGACGACCAATTAAACCCCTGCAAAACAATGGGTCGCGCAGACACCATTGTATATTTCTACTTATTTTATATTTAAAGGAAATTCGCAAATATTATTAACTTATATAAATTCGCAAATATATTAACATTCTGTATATGCATTTTTTTATTTATTCGAAACAAACATCTTCTTCTGAATCGTAGTTCATCAAAGGAATATGTATGTCATCCCCATCGATCGTAACATTTGATTTAATATCAATTTCGCAAGACACGTCGTTAAATATAATATGAATCGACCCATCACAGTCGGGGAAAAGCCAAGCAAAATTAATTGGATGATCATGGAAGTTACACTGAGGACCAGCGACTTGAATAAGTTTCTCGGTTACATCAATCGAATTGTCATCAATAACAACACGCGCTTTCGTGATGTACGGAGAATTATTTATATGTGTACAATGAAGTGAAATCGAGTCTTCATTTGGAAGTGTTTCAGAAACAATACAGTAATCATCACCCCCGTATCTATACCTCATTTCGAAAAACTCAAATTCGTTTAATTCAAGAAGAGTGTGTGTAAGATCGTATCTTTCACCTGTGTTACAATATGATCCTTCCACAGAAATGAGTAACGGCTTTTCGTATTGAATAAGATTCAAGAGTCCCTTCAGAATAAAGTATGACAAGAAAATAGATGACACTGCTATATAAATATACATCTTTCTATATATAATTATTATACTTTTAAGTCGATTTTATTCTACGTGTATTATAATGCAAGCATTAAAAGAAGTGCGTAAAGTCGCAAAGGCGTTAGGTATCTCAGGTTTCAAAATCCAGAGAGGAAAAGATGGTACAAAAAAATCAAAGTCGGTCGAAGTGTTACAAAGAGAAATACACAAAAAGATTGTCAAGCAACAAGCGCAAATTTCCAAAGATTTTATCAAAACATGTAAACAGGTTTTGAAAAGTGTTCGCTCTACTGGAACACGCAAGCCCAAACAACAACTTCGCGTCCCTCGATTTGAACCACAAATGATCGCTTTCGTACCTCCTCCGCCAAACCTACTTAAGAAAAAAACAAGTCCTCGTAAATCTATTAAGAAAGCACCACCACCACCACCTCCTCCTCCTCCACTACTGCTTAAGAAAAAAATAAGTCCTCGTAAATCTATGAAGAAATCACCACCCAAACTTGGATTGCGTGAGCAGCTCATTATAGAATTGAAAAATAAACTAGAAAAAGGTAGAATTAAACGACTAAGCTAATGTTACATCTTCCATCTGTTTTTACAATCGACACATGTAATGAAGTTTGTCATTGGTTCATCAGAACTTCTCGTCTGCAAACTATAATACGTAGTTTTCTTTGAACCACATTTCTTGCATTGGAAAATACCATCAACAACTTCTTGTGCGTCATCATCCATGTCAGTCTTCCATTTGTCAGGATTCAACTCTTGGGGAGGTAGTCTTGCGAGATCTTTTGACTCTACTTTATTTTCCATAATAAGATCTTTTAATGGACCTGTCCTCAAGTTCACTAAAATATCCATGTATTTTTGTGCGTATATATGACAAAATGTCGTTTCGTTCCAAGATGGATCAATATTCAATCGGTTCGCTTCATCTATCGTGAAGTTATAAATACTTTTTTCAATATTAACTACCTTACCTTCATTCGTAATAAACATGCTCATTGCGGTTCTTACAGTATCTCTGATCATGATAATACTACTATATTACCTTTTATACGTTTAAAAGTTTATCGCATTATATATTTGTATAATCGTGACACGATGCCTCGCTTCGGTATTCTCAAATTTTCTCTTCGTGAACGCATCAATAAGAAAGGTGTCCGTTTCCTATCTTTTCCTGATGGTACTACGTCTGTCGTAAACACCAAGTCTCTCAGTAAAATTGATAGATGGGCTAAGGTATCAGATGACGGAGAACTCATGGAACTTCTTGGACCGGTTGGTAGTAAGGAGACAGAAAGTAAAGTACTACACATCGCGTTGAATATTTATCCGTGTCATTACCCATCATATACATTATCTCCACGTGTATATCACCCAATCAATGAAGACGTCCATCGCGTGTTTTCTGTAGATAATGCAAGTACCAAAGATATCGATGATGCGTTAAGTGTTTCAGTCAATGGGAATAAAACAACCATCGGTATTCACATCACAGATGTTGCGCATACGTTATATAACAGACTTGACGAAAAAGATAAAACAGAACTTTTTACATTTGCAATGAAGCGCGCAAGCTCCGCATACACAGACATTGAAAACACACCCATGCTTCCACCATACCTGACATACAACGAATTGAGCCTTTCAAAAAATGATATCAGAAAAAGTATTACACTCTGGGTGACTTTTGATAACGTGTCTAGGGAAATCATCAATCATACATTTGAAAATTGTTACGTACAAAACATATCACCTGTGACATATGATACATTCAAAGAAAAACATTCACAAGAATTTAGCATTTTATCATCACTTGCCGCTACAAATGAACCTACTAATATCATCGCATGGACTATGTTACTGTATAACAAATACTTCGCAATTCTCGACAAAGACATTTTGATTAGACATCAAGAGGGAAATGATATGGCAAAATATTCGCATTCAATCGATAAAAAAATGCACCAGACGATTGGTTGTTTATATACACACGCCACATCCCCTATCCGCCGCTACGCAGATTTGTATAATCAATTAAAATGGCACGGATGGGATTCGTCCCTCGATTTGCACGAGCTAAACACGTCCAGTATGAATGTATCTCTTTTTCATAGAAAACATTCTATCCTTGATCTCTCCTATGCTTGTCGCCAGAAACCCCAAAAGGTAAAAGTACTACCGGATAAAACATACGGCGACACAGTAAGAGTCGAACTTAATCATTCTACGTACATTATTCCTCGACATGACACATTCTACGAAGGTGAACTGACGCCAAATACAGAATGTTATGTATGGGGTATCCTGAAAAAAGGTATCTCAACTCTTCGTGTACAAACAAACGACGTAGTAAAAGATCTGTCTCATGTACACAGTGTATTTATCGACGAAGAAATAGAACATATCGTACAACTCGTGGTGTGCAGCAAATGTCCAGTGCATGATATCAAAAATAAAATTGAAAATTCGCTCAATACCCTCCAGCTCGAATACACATTGCATATTGACAAAGTATTAGAAGCCCTCTATGAATTCAGAGATGAAGGAGGTAGCGATGGTGCTTTCGTAGAACATATTTTCATAAGACAAATCATCGATGGTATTCATTTCGGAAACGCATTAACATCTGAACGTAATTTCGAACAATTTGCAAAAGAAGACGTAGAGGGTGTATTGGGGCATCCACTCGATGAATTCCAAACTAAATGCTACGCGGTTATCAGCGGTGGTGATGACTTGTTCGGAGCCGCACCTACTGGTTCAGGAAAAACAGGGGTTGCTATGACGGCCATCCACCAAGCGTTTCATAATAACACTCGAGCTATTTACACATCTCCAATAAAGTCATTATCAAATGAAAAGTACGGAGATTTTTCAAAAAAGTTGGATTCCCGTGTATCTCTTCTCACAGGAGACATCAAGTTGCGATGCACACCACCAGGGGGTGATGGTGCGAGTGAACTCATCATCATGACTGCCGAAATTTTGAGAAATAAGCTATGCGCGCAACGCCCTGACCCTGATTTGACAGACGTGTCTGTTGTTATCATAGACGAATGTCATTATATCAACGACACAGACAGGGGCACTGTTTGGGAGGAGACATTCATGATGCTCCCGCCTCATATTCAAATAGTAGCTCTATCGGCGACACTTGATAAACCTGAACGTTTTTGTGAATGGCTGAGTAAACGTCGTCCCACAAAACTTGTTCAACGTTTTGACCGCCACGTTCCGCTATATTTCGGAACAATTCGTTCGGGTCAACTTGCGCTCATGGACAATAAAGATTCAAAAACATATGTATGGGATCAAGAACATTACAGACCATCATACGCAAAGCTTGTCAGAAGCCTTGTCGAACTGGAACTCTGTCCTGCTATAATATTCTGTATGGGAAGACGAAAATGTGTTATGGCAGCCGAATCAATTACAGACAATCTCGTACTACCAAAAAAACCGTTCAAACCGAAAGAATCTGCTAGTGATGCAGAACACGAAGCGTATACACTCGAACTCGAAGAATATAACAATCACGTTGTTGCATACAAACGAAAATTTGACGGTCTTCAACGTAAATACTTGGGAAAATTTAGAAAGCAACTTGAATCAATCCCAGGATATGACGAATTCATAACAATGCTTCAAAAAGGGGTCGCATACCATCACGCTGCCATGATCCCCATCCTCAGAGAGTTTGTAGAGGTGTTGTTTCGCGAAAAACTCATCATGGCTGTGTTTGCGACTGAAACTTTAGGATGTGGTATTGATATGCCGGCAAGAACTGTCGTCTTTACCGAACTCGACAAACCTTGTGGTGAACAAAGTAAACGATTATTAAAAACCGAAGAATTTATGCAAATGGCCGGCAGAGCAGGACGACGTGGTAGAGACATTAAAGGATATGTTCTGTACTACTCTACTAAAAACGTTAAAGTTCCGTATTCTACGTTTGCTGGCATCGCACTCTGTAAACCACCACAAGCTACTTCACAGCTGCAAATAACTCCAGATCTCGTACTGAGAAATTTCTCACAAGGTTGCGAATCAATGAGAAAAAGCCTGTACAGTGCAGAGTTGCTGAGTGAAGTTGAAGGGGTATCGAATGAATACGAAGCCATACAAAATAAGCTACCTTCTGAAACACTCGAACGCATTATAGAACTTGACCATAAACTCGCCGGAACCGGCTTCATTAAATTAACGCCCAAACAAACGAAACAAGCAAAAAATGAAATCAGAACCCTTCTTGGAACTTCGGATATTGTTCAAGCAAGAAAACAGTATGATTTGTATTATCAGATACAGCATTGTACATCAACCATCAATACGCTATGGTCTCGTTCTACATCTACTTTGAAAGGATATCACTTTTTGAATGAATCGGGAGAAATGACACGTATGGGGATTGCTTCTAGTCACATGTGTGATGGAATGCCCATGGTTAGAGCCAATGTCCTTGATTATATCAACTTTTCCAATTTGGATATCGAATCTTTGGCATCATGGTTGGCTATATTCGCAGGAGGACCATCTTTTGAACTTTACAATCCACCACAATTACCAAAAACTCTATGTGATATGATGAAACAGTCAATAGAACTATCTGAAGATTATTACAACGAGAAACTACACACAAACATTGCGTATATCATGTATGATTGGATGACGCACAGAGATATCTCTAGAATAATGCACTACATGGATATTGCTTCATTCGGTTCTTTCATTAAAGTCGTATTGAGAGTTTCGTCTTTTATTGAAGAAGTAAAGACTATTCTTCTAGGACTGGAATATTTCGAAGAATATAACAAATTGGAAAATTATGAAGAAAGATTGTTCTTTGGTCTTATAGGAAACGATTCTATTCATGTCTAGGAACCGTATTCGATGCAATACACGCCATCAAACATCTGGTGCAAACCTTCAAATTTGACCCACTTACTGTCGATACCACCGAACCAAGACTTATGCGCACGGTGACCACTGGTACGTTCAAAGTCGATGATGCATTCGACCACCTCAGAACAAGTCATTCGACCGTTGGGGCATTCAAAAGTCTTCTTGAAAAGCTTCTCTCCCACTTCATCGTATGTGAAAGTATCCGGGATTAACATCTTTGTCATACCGTGGACCAAATCCCAGTTATCATAACCAATCATCGGGCTATACATGAAAAGTTCAATGGTGTTTCCGATGTACGCAACCTTATCGTTATCCATTACCAGATTATCGGCTTCGATGCTCACTAACTCGGTTACAGTATGATTAATGTACATACTACCACCCAAAGGAGAAGGTAAAAGAACAGGAGGATATGTCGTTATGATCTTGAGGGAAAACATAACATCATCCATAGCACCTTCAACAAAACCAGACATTTTGATAAAAACGTGCCGACGTGCGTCGTAAAGTGACGAAGGTACTGCTGGTTGCACCGATTTTATAATCACAAAACGTGAAATACGCCACTTGTCTTTTTTCTCATTGGTACTTGTCATCGAAGTCCAGGTTTAGGTAGCATTCATGACACAATAACGTTATCTCGTATAATGACATTTCTTCGATAGTGTCCATGCGAGTGGTAACCTGTTATTGGTTTAAAAATGTGAACACTGTGTGAGTTATATTATGAACAACACATCTTACCACATGCTT